GCCGTTAGCGACCCCCGCGGCGGCTTGACCAAGTCTTGACTAACGGGGGGGGTGAGCTTGACCATCAAACCAGTTTAGGTCAAGGTTTGGGCAAGCTCGGGTCGTAGGTAGGTTCGTGGCTGTCGCTTGACTCGCGCGTGACCGACACGCGGTCTGCGCTTTACCTTGGCGCTCTGCCGGCGACGACTCGCCGTTTGCCAAACCTTGACCGACACGCGGTCTGACCTTTGGATTGCCGGCGATACTCGCCGATGACCAAACGTTGACGTTTCCTTGTCTCCAGCTCGTCGGGCGCGCCGATGGTTTGGCGTCGTCCAGGTCGGGCGCGCCGATGTTTGGATGCGAGATCCAAACATCGACGGGTGGACGTCGTGACGGGGGGGGAGTGCGTGACCGACACCCGTGATCTCGAGCTGACGCGCGCGCGACCTGGAACACCGCGCAGCTCGAGCTGCGTGCTCGGGGCATGGAAGGGCCCCCCTAGCAGGTCGCTAGGGGGGCCCGATTGAGCGGCAGGGCCTACGCGGTCGCGTAGTCCCCCGGGGCCCCCTCGTAGGCCCCTGCGCGCCATGCGAGGAGGAGGGCCTGCCGCTCGGCCGAGATCTCGGCACGGCGGTCGTGCAGGGCCCCCCAGACGGCCGGGACCACGGTGGGCGCGATGTCGGACGGGACCTCATCGGCCAGCGGGCTGGGCTGGCCGTAGTGCAGGACGCTCGGGGACCGCTTGACCGTGGGCCCGACGGGGGACTCCGCCCGGGCCCGCTCGGCGTCCAAGTGCTCGGTCCCGCTCTGGACGTACGACCCTCCGCCGAATCCCTCGCGCGTGCCCTCGGTCGCCTGGCCCGACTTGGGCCCCCGCCTGCCCTTAGTCCCTCGGTTCGCCTTGGGTGCGGTGCGGGCGGTCGTGCTCCCCGCCGGGCCCGCCGCGCTCTGGACGTTGCCCCCGGAGTCGACCGAGCGGGAGCCGTTGCCCATGATCCCCCGGAGGTCACCCGAGGAGAGGTTGCCCCGAACCGCCGAGAGCATGGACGAAGCCTCGGCGGGGGTCCCAAGGATGCTCGCCAAGTGCGCGTATCCGTCCGCCCAGACGGACGGCCGTCCGTAGCCCAGCAGCGCCGGATACCCGCGCGGGTCGTCGGTCCGGCGGGCGAGCCATCGCGGGTCGCCCGCCGTGGCGTGGGCCCACTCGGGGCCCTTGCCTGCCGCGCCGCTCGGGCCCCGCTCGGTCCCGTCAGCAGTCGTGAGGTTGTCGCCGGTCACGACGAACCCAGAGGCCCCGAGGTCGTCTCTCAGGTCGAGGTCCGCCTGGGCCCAGACCTTGAGCGCCGCGCGCACCCTGCGCCCTCGGTTCACTCGGTCGTCTCGGTCCGCAAACGGCCGGACCGAGGCCGTGGCGGGGGTGCAGGAGGCTCCCTGGTAGGTCCGGGTGGACTGGGCCAGGGTGCAGAGGTCGCCGGTCTCCGGGTCCGCCAGCACGACACGAGCCAGGGCCCCCGCCAGCACGTCCGCCGAGTGCACGGCGGGGAGCAGGGCCCCAGAGGTCTCGGTCGGGCTCGGTTCCGTCCCGTGGCGCCGGGCGTAGCGGATGGCGTCACGGCGGGCGGACCGCCCGCCGTTGATGACGAGGCCCCGGGCCTCGGTCGACATGCCGGACAGGTCCAGCCCCGAACCGATCAGGTCCATGAGAATCGTCTGCCGCGCGTCGCGCCAGTCAGCCCCCGGAATCGTGAACGCGCACCGCTGGGCGGTGCGGGTGACGTACGCCATGAGGTCAGCCCCGATGACTCCGGGGGCCTTGGTTGTTGTGCTCACTGTCTTTGTCCTGACTACTCGGGGCCCCCCAGCGGGGGGCCTGGCTCAACTATGGCGGATAGTTCGGGCCCCCGCGCGGCTTAGTTGGGTGAGCCCCGAAAGAGAGAGGGTGAAAGGCCCCCCGAAAGGGAAGAGGCCCCCGAGGCCCCCCGAGGTCCCGAGGCCCCCGAGAGGCCCCCGGATAGTTCGGGGCCCCCGAGGCTTAGTTAGTTGAGGCCCCCGAGAGGGAAGGCCCCCGAGAGGGAAGGGCCCCGAGGCCGAAAGGGCCCCCGGATAGTTCGGGGCCCCCGAGGCTTAGTTAGTTGAGGCCCCCGAGAGGGAAGGCCCCCGAGGCCCCCCGAGGCCCCCTCCCCCGAAAGGGGGAAGGGGGAAGGGGGACCGACCGGCCCCCCTTTCCGGGCCGGAACCGTGCGTTCTTGCCCTTCCTGGGGCCCACGGTGCGATTCCGCTCCCTTTCCGGGGCGAAACGCTGCTTTTTGGCCGCTGACCTGCGGCTTCACCCTCCAGGCGCCGCCTGGACGGTAATCCTGGCGATGGCCATACCCACGGCCATCATCTTCCTGTCCAGACTCGCCTAATCTTCTAGGCGAGTGGGGTGCGATTGTTGCACCAACAGCGGGGTCCGATTCCTCGCCTGGGTCCTATGCCGACTGAATCATCGGCAGAGGTACGGCCACGCTTTCCGCCGTAGGTCGTATCGGGTCGAACATGGGCGACCTTAAATACCTAGTGCGGGAAAACGCCAGCAGGCCGTGCGTAGTCTGCCGCCTCTTTCGGATCAATCCGCCACCCATTGCGGACCGAGGGCTAGAAGTGGGTTAGGTGAAAGGGGCTACCGAAATTAGCGCCCCCGCTGGCAGGCCGGGTCATGTCTGCCACCTTCTTGCGGTGCCCCGGTGCCACGCCCTGCGATGGGCGGACATTGGCAGGGACCGCGATTTCTTCCGCCACCTTCCGGTGGCGGACCGTGCAATCCGGAGGTGATCGGCATGGCCATGGTCTTGACCCCCGAGAGCGAGGGCTCCCGGGTGCAGTACCACGGGAGCATCGTGGAGTGCCACGGTGGGGCTGTCGTGGAGTCGGTCTACCCGTACTTCGACGGCGGCCTGCGCTGCTCACTGGTGACGGACAACGGCCCGGCCGACGTCCCTGCGCATCAGCGCCGGTTGGACCGCGTGCGCCCGGAGTCCATCACGGCGGAGCGTGCCCTCCAGCGCTCCGTGTGCGGGATCCCGTTCTAGTGGGGGTCCTGCACGCCGTGGTGAACCACTGCCTTCCGGTCGTCGCCCTGGCCTTCGTGGTCTGGTACGGGCGTGCGATCTGGACTTCCTGACCTTCGGGTCTTTCGGCGTTCGCGCCACCGCGGGCGGGCTCTTTATGGGCCTTCCCGTGGACCCTGCCAGTGCTGGGATTACTGCCCTTCTTCATGGCTCCGTGCAACCTGGCGGAGCCATGGGCCCCCGGCGCTGGGTGGAGTTCGGTCCTGACACACCTACGGGCCGGGCTTGCGGGCCAGAGATGGCCGGTTGCAGGTGACTCGCCGCTGATCGGTGCGGAATGTACGCCGATCCTGGGGACCGAACGGGCGAGCCTGCCCACCCCGTGACGAGAGAGGAATCGGGATACAAAACCTCTCTCACCTCTTCCCTGCCCTTCCTGGGTGGGGCCGTGCGATCCCTTACCGGTGCGCTAGCCGCACCAGCCTGCGTGGGCTCTTCATGGGTTCACATGGGCACTCTGCCCGCGAAAGCTGGCACCCCCGTCTAGGGGTCGTCGTTGCCTGGTGAACGGTGAATCTGGCCGTCCCCAGGGACAGGCAGGCTGCTGACCGCCCTCCCGCCTCGGGTGGTCACTGTTCGGAGTTCCAACGGCGGGTTAGCGCCCTTTTCATGGCGCCTCACCGCTGGCAGACCGGCACCGTTGTCTGCCCAAGCCTCACCGCCCGCCCGGCATCCGCTGGGTTCGTGTGCCGCTGGGTGCGACACCGGGCGGTGAGGCTTGCACCTTCCAGCTCGTGGGAGCCGCGAATGACCAAGGAACAGATCCGCGACTGGCTGCTGAAGTACGCCTGGTCGGGTACGCCAGAGGCCCAAGCGGAGGAGGTCGCCTGCATCATGGCGCAGGACGACTGGAAGTACATCGACGCCCAAACCGAGAAGTTGGCGGGCCAAGCGTGGGATGACGCCATGGCTGCGGAGGCGGAGGGTTACGCCCTCTCTGCCCTGTACGAGTGCCACGGCGGGCCGCACCTTGCGACCTGCCCTGACCAATCCGTTCCCGGCTAGGAGGGTCCCAACAATCTCCAGCCTCACCAGTACCGGACGGGCCGCGGCCTGCCGGGAGACAGTGGCACGTTCCTGTCGTTCTGGTGAGGATGGTGCCTGTCGGGACCGACAGGCTCCCCTGAAAAAGGAGTCCACACCATGAAGAAGTTCTCGAGCGCACGCGACGCCATCGCGGCCGAGAGCCAGCGGCGCGCGTCCAAGGCCGCCATCCTCCAGTCCCGCAAGGGCTGACATGCGGCTGATGGCCGCCACCCGCCCGTCGTACGTCAAGACGGGCGGAAAATCGGCCTACCTCGCGTACGTCGGCGGGAAGTACGTCGGCATCGTCGCCAAGCGCGGCGAGAACTGGTACGGCACCAAGGGCGCGCGCCACGTGGCCCAGGGTGCCACCCGCGATGAGGCGGCCATCGTGTTGGCCGCCTCCGTTGAGCGGCACCGTGATTGACCTGATCTGACAACTACAAGACCCACTGGCCTTCAGGCCGGTGGGTCTTGCGTCTGCCAGAAGACAGACGGTCCCTCCGTCAAGGAGATGCACCATGCGCTACTCCACCCGCAAGGCCGGCGAGACCGGCAAGGCCCAGACCCTCGCGCGGAAGTTCGTGCGCCGGGAGAAGTACGGGCCGTTCTTCCTGCGGCAGGAGGTCTAGTGGCCCGCCACACCGAGGAAATCGCCCACGAGAATGGTGGGTCGATCTTCATGGTCACCGACCACACCACCGGCGTGCTGAGCGACGGCGGCGTTTCCCGCTGGCGTCCCTCCTGGCGGACGTTCTCGGTCACCACCTCCGACGAGCGGGAGGCGGCCACGGTGATCACCATCCGTGACCGCGGTGACATCGTGTCCGGCCAGTTCACCCTGTCCAGGGATGAGGCCATCGGGTTGATGGCTCACCTGTCGGAGGTGACTGGGTGAAGGACCTCGAGTACACGGGCCAGGTCGTAGGCGACTACCTTCCCGTCAACGGCATCTGGTCCAAGGTCGTCGCCTTCCGCAAGACCCTCAAGGGACCGCTCCTCACCGAGCCCGACAAGTACCTCGTTTTCGTCGAACAGTCGGGCGACTTCCGGCTCGGCACGGTCCGCATCAAATCGGAGGTGACTGGGTGACCACACGTCCCGCCTACCGCCCGCCGTGGACGTCCGGCGCCTACGCCTACCCCGAGGCGGACACCTTCGCCGCGCTGGGATGACCCGCAGACGCAACGACGTCCTTTTCCACATGACCAACGATGGGGAAGCTGGCGACCAGAAGTGCGTGTGCTGCGGCGGAATCCTGCGGGAGCCGCCCGCCGGGGAGTCGTCGATGTTGGGCGCCGTCCCTCCCAAGCCTGATCGCTGGTCCACCTGGGACTACCAGGCCAAGACCAAACAGGTCGGCAACGGCCGCCACTACGTCTGCTCCTGGGGTGCCCTTCTGACGGCGGTCTTCAAGGCTGCCGATGAGGGGTGGCTCCGCTGAACTTCCCACACTGGGGAGAGTTAAAGGAGGTGTCACCGATGTAGCACGCGCAACGGAGATTTGACCTCTGAAGCGGCACGACACTCTGACTGAACACCGCAGGTTCGCCTGCGAGCACCGAGACCGGCACGGAATCTGCGTGCCCTGGCCCCAGACGCCGCTCGGTGCTCCACGTTCCCACTCCACCGTCTACAGGAAGGAGATCCATGACCGTCCTCGCGTCGCCCGTCAGGGCGACCGACACTGGTGAGGTCGGCGAACGCCGCACCCTCACCCTCCCGTACTCCGAGGTCTGCATGCACATGCGGATCGCCGGAACCACCGTCATCGGCGAGTGGACCGGCCACGGCGGCGTGCAGCTCTACGCCATGGACGGGTCCATCGTGTCCTTCCCGATCACCACCGGTGAGGCAGGTTGGGGCCACGTCGGCGCCGACCACACCGTCACCACGTTCGACGAGAACGGCCGGTGGTCGCCGCGATGACCACCGAGAAAGTCTGGCTCCGCATGGACAGCCCTGACGGGGAGTTCTCCGTGTCCGTGGCTGCGATCTTGTTCGGACAGATGGTCAAGCGCGCCCTCCCGGTCGTGAAGTTCTACCACTCCGACCTCTACCACGACGCCGTGTGGATTCACGAGAACATCACCGGCCCCGCCGTCTTCGAGTGGGGGTGTCCGCGAATGCGGCACCGGCCTGAACATGTGCGCCGCCTACGGGTCGGACATCCGCTACCGGGTCACGCTCACGATGGAACGGTGCACCTGGTACGCCACCTTCGAGGTCATCCCGAACGACGCGCCGCCCTTCACGTTCACACCTGCGAAGGTCCGCGACCTGGACGACGACAAGCGACTCGTCGCGGCGCTGACCTGACCTTCCCCGCCACTACTACCGAAAGGAGCGCCATGTCCTCCCTGGACGTGGATGACGAGGTCGACGTCGACCTGGAGTGCATCAACCGCGGTGACGACGACGACACCTGCAAGGGTGCCGTCGAGTACCGGACGCCGCTGTCGGGCACGGGGAAGCCCTTCCCGCGCTGCGACCACCACTGGGACGTCCGCCTCAAGCAGGAGGAGGGCCTCCGCCAGCGGTACCCCGAGCAGCCGCCTTCCGACTGGTCGCCGCTCGACTGCGGCGAAGTGTGGGACGAGGACGACTACTGATGGGCGAGGACGACTGGCTCGAAGCCGCGTACGAGGACGCCAATGGTGGCGAACCCGACGACGCCCAGGACGACAACCTGGACCTCCTCGACCACGAGGAGGACGAGTGACCGGCGATCGCGTGCCGAGCTCACCGCGCCTTCCTGCCCGAGGTCCGCTGATCGTCCCCAAGTCGTGGACGCGGCTTCCGGAGGAATGGCCGGAGGACGAGTGAACCGTCTCCTCCGGGCCAGCATCCCGCTTCTCTCCGTCCTGCTGTTCATCACGCTGTATGGCCTCGCTCTCGGGGCCATCGGCCCGTCCTGAGAGGAGATCCATGACCAACGCCATCGGAAGTACGGTCCACGTCGGGGACACCATGTACCAGGTGATTGACCGGCGCTCCACCAACGGCTCAGGCCCCAAGTTCTTCGGCAAGTTCGTCTTCACGCTGGTGGACAACGTCGGCCTGACGTACACCACCTACGGCAAGCGCGTGGTCTGGAACTCGCGCCTGAAGGCGCAGTCGTGACCGCCGCCGAGCGTGCCCTGCTCGCCTTCGTGGACAACAACGCCTGCTCGATCAGGCAAGCGTTGCTGTCAATGGCCGAGAAGAACGAGCACGACGCCGCCGAGCTGGATGGCCAGGACGACCCCAACTTCCGCAACGTCGCCAGGGTCCTGCGCGAGTCCGGGCAGGCGTGGCGCACCATGGCCACCAAGTTCGACACCATGGTCAACGACCTCCCGGTCGCCGCCTACTAGCGGCCGGGCCGCACTTCGAGAGGAGCGTCCGATGAGCGTCTGGATAACCAGCGACCCCCACTGGGGACACCGGCTCGTCGCAGCCCTGCGAGGCTTCGACAACCCCGACGACCACGACGCCGCCCTTCTCGCCACCTTCCAGGCCACGGTCAAGCCCGACGATCAGGTCTGGTGGCTGGGTGACCTTGCGATGGGCAACCCGGCGAAGGCGCTCGCTCACACGGCGTCGATCCCCGGTCATCACCACCTCATCGTGGGCAACCACGACCGGTGCAGCCCGACGTTCCGTGACTCGCACAAGCACCAGCGTGCCTACTTCGACGTGTTCAAGTCGGTGCAGGCGTTCGCCCGGCGCCGGATCGGCACGACCAACGTGCTGCTCTCGCACTACCCGTACGTCACCGACGACGGCCAGGCCGACCACGGCGAGGTCCGGTACGAGCAGTACCGCCTTCCCGACCAGGGCCAGTGGCTGCTCCACGGTCACACGCACAACGCCAACCAGCGTCTCCACGGCAAACAGATCCACGTCGGCCTCGATGCCTGGGAGATGAAGCCGGTCAACCTCGACACCATCGCGGCGTTGATGAGCAACTAGAGAGGGGGGCCGATGTCCCGCACCTTCACCCACCGGCCGTACAAGTTCGTGCCCGAGCGTGGCCGAATGGACTGGCCTCGGATCGTCAGGCACGCCCGGCACGACGCCAGGGTTGCGATCGTTCACGCCGACTTCGACTCGCTCCCCACCATCGCCACCGGGCGCAACAGCGCCAAGTGGCTCGCCGACTAGAGAGGAACCTGCCCATGTGGGACCTGACCGTCACGTACCCCACGGGTTACCGCAAGGTGTACCCGTGGAGGACCAAAAAGATCGCCACCGAGCGCGGGCGGTCCTTCAAGAAGCTCGGGGCCATCACGAATATCGAGCGCGCCGATGGCTGACTACGCCTGGGTGATCGACAAGGATCACCTGGTGCACCCGGGGAGCGTGTGCCCGGACGAGGCGGGCGTCACCGGTCCGAGAAGTGCACCGGACAACCTGCTGGCTCGGCTCACCAACGGTGAGGGCCACGCCTTTCAGATGTACGACGACGACCGCGAGCTGTACTACTCCGGGCGCCTGGTCACGACCGGCGACATGGGCGACGAGGAGCACTGTGCCGCGCCGCTGTTCGACTTCGGCCTGCCCAATGCCGGATGCACCGAGGTGCACTGGACAGGCCACAAGGAGTGGGACTGCGAGGGATGACGCCCGCCGCGACGTTCTGAGCGACCCGTCAGAACGTCGCTTCAACCGAGAGGAGGACCGTTTGCTCACCATCACCCACACGCACGAGGCCGGCACGCTCATCGCCGGGACCAGCCGGGGCGACGGCACGGCCGCCATCCTGAAGGCCAACGGGTGGCGTTGGGGGCGGAGCATCTCCGCCTGGTATGTCCCGATGTCGAGGGACCACCTGCCCAAGTTCCACGTCATCGAGCGCACCGAGAGTGCGCTCACGGCCGCGGGGTTCGAGGTCGAGACCGACGTCGACCGCGCCTACCGCCCGACGGCTGAGGTTGAGGCTGGGAAGATCGAGCGACAGGCTGATCGTGTCGCAGCGCTCGACGCCAAGGCGGACCGAAAGAGCGCCACGGGCGACGCTGCATGGGCCAACGCTGAGGCCGCAACCGCTCGACTCCCCGACAACGGCCAGCCGATCTTGGTTGGCCATCACTCCGAGCGCGGCCACCGTGCCGCGCTCGCCAAAGCTGACAGTGCCATGCGCCGGTCCATCGACGCCACCGAGGACGCGACCCGCGCCCGAGCGCGCGCTGACGCTGCCACCTTCACGACTGACGCCCGCTACCGACCCATCACGGTGGCCAACCGCATCGAGACGCTGGGAGCGGAACTGCGCAAGATGGAGCGGCGCATCGTCGAACAGCGCTACGACACCGAGGTGGGCTACGTCGACGCCACCGAGGCGCAGAAGGAAGCCCGCGCGACCGCCCTTGCCCCGCACATGGCGGAGAAGCGCGACCAGATCGCCTACTGGGTGGCGGTCCGCGCTGAACAGATCGCCGCCGGGAAAACCGGTGACTTCTCCCGAGACAGCGTGAAGAAAGGCGACGGAGTGAAGATCCGCGGCCGGTGGGTCAAGGTCGTCCGGGCCAACGCCAAGACGGTGTCCGTGACCACTGGCTACACCTGGACCGATACCGTGCCCTACGCCGAGATCCAGCAGCACGAGCGGCCCGCCGAGGTGCCCTCGTGAGCACACTCACACCCGCCGCCGCGACCGAAACGGAAGCGGAAGTGATACGCGCAGCCATGATCGCGCGCCGGTCCGGTCCGGGTTGGCGTGCGAAGGGCTCTGACCTGCGTTGGTCGCCCCTTCTTGCCGGTTGGATGTGGATGTTCGAGCACGCCACCGGATGCTTCGACAACGTGCTCATCCCCTACCTCGACAGATCGGAGAGTGATGCGAACCGTCACTGACTTCCGTCGCGCCGCCGTTCCCGGGTCCACCTGGGAGTGCGTGAACAACTGGCACCCGCACGTCTCTGGGCCACGAACGATCACGATGGCCAAGAAGACCGTCCTCAGCTACAACGGAACCAGGGTCGACGGCACCGCGATCGAGAACCGTATGGAGTTCCCAAAGGCCGACGCCTGCCGGATCGAGGGCAACACGGTGTCCTTCCTGCACTACGCCCGCATCGAGCCGTCCGGCAAGCCGGTAGGTACCCCAGAGGTGGCCTACTCGTGGACCCTGGTGCCCGCGTGAGCGACTCCTGCTCCCTTTGCGGGTCAACGACGGACATCTGGTACGAGACTCCGGGGGGTAAGCCGGCGTGCAAGAAGTGCGCCATCAAGAAGTTCCCGCCTCCCGTCGTTCCCGTCTAGGGCGCGTCTTCCGACCACCTGTCGGTGCCCCGTGCTACCTCTGAGGTACCCCTTCTCGTGAAAGGAGCACCACGATGACCGATCCACAGACCATCCGGGTGAGCGACCCGGCGGAGTTGCTGGCGCTGATCCCGCACCAGCTCGGCTTCCAGCCCCACGAGAGCGCCGTGGCCGTGTCGCTGCGAGGACCGCGCGGACAGGTGGGGATGATCGCCCGCGTGGACCTCGACGGCTTTGCCGATCCTGAGTCTGGGCCGCAACTGGCCCGCCAGATGATGTCGCACCTCGTCTCCGACGGTGCGCACCGCGTCTTCCTGGCGCTCTACACCGACGACCCTCGCGGCGCCCTGTCTACCCTCACGGCCGCCAACATCCGCGACGCCGCGCTGCCGTTCTTCGACGACGAGGTGAAGGTGTGGGCGGTCCAGAGAGGAGGTGGGGCGCATCGCGCCAGTCGGACGGGGCGCGACGATCAACGCCTCGCGCGCCGCGGCCCGATGGGCAGATCACCGCAGCGTCGACCCGTACACCATGTCGCACTGGCGCCTGGACGGTTTGGCCACCTGGCGAGCAGCACTCGCTGCACCGGAGATCACCGCGGCCACGGCCGGGCGACTCACCGCCGCGCTCCGTGACACGGCGGTCCGCGACGCGGTGATCGTGTCCCTCGTGCCCAACCAGGGCACCGTGGCAGAGGACTCGCTGACCATGGGCGCCACCCCGAACGGCGCCATCTCCAAGGCTCTCGACACCATCATGAGCCCCACCAATGGGGTCATGATGGACCCGGAAACCGCCGACGCGGCAAAGTCGGTCCTCACGGCCGTGACCGCCCACACCGGCGAGGCGGCGTCGACGACGCTCCTCGGCTTCCTGGCCTGGTGGCAGAACGATGGCCCCCGCGCTGGCGTGCTGATCGACCGAGCCCTGACCACCGACCCGGACTACCGGTTCGCCCACCTCCTCAACGACTCGCTGGCCTCTGGGATGGCGCCTGGCTGGATTCGTCGTGGCATCCCCGATCTCGGGATGTCGCTTTAGCAACTTCACCACATGGCCCCACCAACCGGACGGGTCATTCGTGTCTACAGACAGGAGCACACATGAGTCGCGAGACCCTCACCGACCTCAACACCAACACGCTGATCGGCTACACCGACAAGCGTGGCAAGGCGTGGCACTACCGGGCCGACGAGCAGGGCGGCGAGTCGAACCACTACCCGGGCGCCATCCCAGCGGCCGACGTGCGGCGGCGACTGTTCAACTGGGAGGCGGTGGAGGGTGAGATCACCGCGAACGCACTCACGCCGGACGGCGTCCTGTCCACCACCGACCCGGACCGCAAGGCCATCATGCGGTCGGACACCGGCGCCATCCTCGGCATCTTCAAGAGGGGCTACGTTGCCCACCAGTTTGACCCGTGGCTGATCCAGAACGTCGAGAACATCCTCGACGCCGACCTGGCCATCGGGTCGGCCGGGCTCCTGTCCGGTGGCGCCAAGGCGTGGGTGCAGGTCGAGATGGTGGACACCATCACCACCCCCTCCGGCGTCGCCTTCCGCCCCTTCCTGACGGCAGCGACCAGCATGGACGGTTCGCTCGCGTCGACCTACCTGGTCGGGGCGCAGGTGGTGGTGTGCGACAACACCCTGTCCGCCGCACTGGGAGAGAAGGTGGCGCGCGTCAAGGTGAAGCACTCCGCCAGGTCCCTGTCGAAGATCAACGACGTCCGAGACGCGCTGGGCATCGTCCACGCCGTCGCCGACGACTTCTCGGCCCAGGTGGCTGCGCTCACCGCGCAGGTGGTGACCGACCAGCAGTGGAAGGACTTCGTCAAGGCGTACACCGCCGGGACGTCGGACTCCAAGCACTCCCTGACGATCGCGGAGCGGAAGACCGGCGAGCTGTTCCAGTTGTGGAACTTCGACGAGCGGGTGGCCCCGTGGAAGGGTTCCGCGTACGGCGTCCTCGCCGCGGCGAACACCCACACCCACCACCTGGGCACGGTCCGCGGTTCGTCGCGGGCCGACCGCAACATGGAGCGGGCCATCACCAGCGGCGTCGACAAGATGGACCGCGACATCCTCGCGCTCCTGGCGACCGTGTCCGTCTGACCAAGTGTCGGAGCCTCGCGGCACACTAACCCTGAAGGAGAGGTGACCTGATGATGAAGCACCCCATCTGGCGGGCGCAGCGGTGGATGTTGGACCTGCTGAACCCACCGTCGCAGACCTGGCGCGGGCGCCGCAACGACCGCAAGCGCACCCGCGGCAATCTGCTCATGGGTGGGTACGTCCTGGTCAAAGAGATGAGCACCACAGAGAGGAAACCATGAAGGTACGAGTGACCTGGAACGAGACGATCGAGAAGACCGCGACGGTCGACGTTCCTGACCTGAGCCTGTTCGAGGACGATCCTGACAGCGTGCTCGATTCGATCCTCGACGACTGCACCGACTCCGAGGAGGAGGAGTACGCAGTCCTCGATCGCAGCGTCATCCAGTTTCTGGTGGCCCCGTGACCATTCCGCCTCTCACCTACGTGTCCACGTTCACGGGAATAGGCGGGTTCGAGCGAGGTCTCAACGCCAACAACTGGCGCAACCTGATGATGGTCGAGATCGACGCCCAGTGCCAGAAGATCCTCGCCCGCCACTTCCCCAACGTCCCGCTGAGAGGAGACATCCATGACGTCCTCGGAACGGACTTCACCAGCCCCACGCTCATCTGCGGAGGCTTCCCTTGCACCGACACCTCCATCGCCGCCCCTCATCGTCTCGGGCTCGCTGGCGCTCGATCCGGCCTCTTCCACCAGTTCACCCGACTCCTCGGAGAGCACCTCCGACTCGTTGATTCTTCCCAACCCCGATGGGTGGTCATCGAGAATCCCGAAGGGCTTCTCACCTCTCCCCGCAAGACCGGACACGACATGTCCGCCGTCGTCGGTGGTCTGGAAGACCTCGGGTATGGGTGGGCCTACCGGGTCGTGGACGGGCGATACCTCGGCACAACCCAACGACGGCGTCGAGTCATCGTGGTCGGACATGCTGGAGGTGACCCCCGACCCGCATGGGCCGTTCTGGGTGACTACCGCGCAGGCAGTCAAGTTGCTGCCCCGGATCGCCTCGGCCGGCTCGCGCCGGGACCCCGCCCTGTACCAGATCCTGCTGGACCAAGCGGGGCAGTGATCTGGCGCAAGTCGGCCAGAGCTCGCGCGTCCCTCGACAAGGGCGGTTACGAGACGTGGGTGCCGTCAGAGTTCGGCAACACCCTCACCGGCTATGACGGCGGCGGTCCGCTCCGTCAGACCCACCTGATCGCCCAGCACGGTCGCCTGCGGACACTCACGCTCACTGAGTGGGCCAGGTTGCAGGGATTCCCTGACGATTGGCTCGACGGGATGCCTCCGTCGGCCCAGTACACCGCTCTCGGCAACGCCATCCACACTGGCACGTCCTCTTGGTTCGCACGCAACCTGACCGCCGTGCACAACGCCGTCCCCTACCTACCAGACCTTGCATCCGCCTGAAAGGAGAAACATGACTCTCACAACATCGCACGTGTTCGATCCGCTCAAGGACGCGCTGTGCGACCTGGCTCAGGTGTTCGGCGATGGCATGACCGCCGACATGGTCGGTGGTCACTTCACCTGTTCGGAGGCGAACAAGATCGCTGGCGTGCTGAAGCTGTCCGGGCACACCGACGCCGCCGTCACCTGGCTCCAGGGTCACGCGATGGGGGACGACGACCCGGACGATGACCATCGCGACCTCGCGGATCTCAAGCTCGGGCAGACTCCGGAAACCCTGGCCGCCGCCATCAAGTACGTCGCCGACGAAATCTAGGGAGGACTGCCGTGGAGTTCATCATTCAGGTGGAAGGTTCGAGTGCTGCACGCGAGGAGATCACCGGTCTCATCGACGAGGCGCTGTCCGGCCTGCTCGAAGCGGTCGACGCCGCGAACGTAAGTGTGGTCGAGCGTGACCACACTTACGTGCTGATGACCGGAGATGCCGTCAACGGGCTGGAGTTCATCGGCCCGTTCCCGTCGTATGACGACGCCGGCACGTACGGGGACCGTCACGTCCGCGACACCTGGGTGGTCACCCGCCTGGAATCTCCGAACCCCATCTACCTCGACAACGACAGCTACCTCGACAACGAGGAGAGTTGATGTCGACGCTCGACGAACGCCCGCCCGCCCCGCCGCTGAGCGGAGATGAGCTGCGCGATGTCGCACTCGCCACATTCAAGGCACTGATCGTCGACAACCCGGCCGCTGCGTTCGCCCTCTACCGGGAGGAGTTCGAGCCCCTCGTGAAGTCAGCTGACTACGCCCATCTGATCGTCGACGACAAGCACAGCATGTGTGACGGCTGCGGGGAGGATATTGAGCGCGTCGACGGGAATGAGTGGGAGCACACCGCTAAAGCAAGCCCGAATCCGGGTATGGATCGGTGGGGTTGCGCCGACGCTATATTCGGAGAGGACTCCGCCCCGATTCTGCTGGACCCGTACACCTTCGAGCCCACGACTGTCCGCGTCATCGACGTGGCCGAACGCTGGACTGACGAGGACGAGGACGGGCGCGGCAAGGACGCAATCTTCGTCGGTTACGACAGAGGGGCCGACTTCGAGGGGTTCGTCTACGTGTCCGTTGCGTCCGAGAAGCCGGTGAGCCTGCCTGCCGGATGGTCCGAGAACACCTACTGAGAACGAAGGGGAGGGGCTGATGACGAACACCGGCACGAGGATCGAGTCCTACCTGGACGGGGTGGAGATCACCACCTGGGTGGCTTCCGGCCCGGACACCCTGGACGACGGGGCGAAGGTGGTCCAGATCGACACGAACGGTGACGTCGGCCGCGTGCGGGTGAACATCAACGAGTCGCCCGTCTGGGACAACGACCCGGAGATGGAAGATGGTCCTGTCGCCCAGATCCGCAAGCTCCTGGCCGCACACGTTCCGTGGCTCGACAGCCCGGAGCGCGCCGTGTTCGCCACCCGCGGCGATCGCCCGGAGGACGACGACGTCTACAACATGGAGAAGGCGCTCTACTCCGACCGGACGGACCGCCTGGTCGACGCCATCAACGCCGTGCTGGCAGGAACGGAGGTGGGCGCGTGAGTAACTGGCCAGCGGACCACGACGTTACCCCGTGTCGCCGCGACGGGGACCACCACCTGACCCAGCGCCACACTGCGGCCGAGTGCCCCACGGAGACACCCGCCCCAGTGGCGTTCGCCCCCGGTGTCCGCGAGCACTACATCACCGCGTTGGACGAGTTCACGGGGCCCATCGCGGCGCCCTTCTTGGCCCCGGGCACGGCGTGTGACGCCGCCCTGGCCCGTGACCTGCTCGGGCTCGATCTGGACGACTGGCCGGCTGCGCGGGAGTTCGTCCAGCGCATGCTCGACCAGCTCAACATCCAACTCCCAGAAATGGAGGACGCGCGTGACCGTTCTTGAAAGCGTCCATCTGCACGCCCACTTCATCCCCTTCGCCGCCATGACGGCGGGGGAGCAGGCCGCGCACCTCGTGGCCGTTCACGGCATCTCCGCCGACCGCGGCCGGGAGGACTTCGAGTACCTCGTCAGCCGAGGCGGCGAGGACTACACGAAGTCGGACATCCGACGCCAGCGGGCCTGGCACCGCCGCGAGAAGGCGGTCGAGAAGAAGATCCTCCGGCAGATCAGGTCCACCTGACATGCCCGAGTTCAAGATCGTCTACCGGCGCTTTCCGCAGATCGTCCAGTGGACGGTCTGCCACGCCGACCCGGCCGAGCCCTGGACTCCGCGCTGCACAAACGGTGCAGAGAGCAACATGCGGAAGGCGAGGAAGGCCGCCGAGCACGCGCTCCGCATGGCCAATCGAACACCCATTGAGAAGGAGGATGAATGACCGCAACCACCGAAGAGAAGGTTGTCACCAGCCTGGCCGCTGCCGTCGGCAAGGAGGAGTTCGAGGCGGCGCTGACGTTCGTCAAGCAGTCCGTTCCGAACCGTCCGCCGGTGCCCGTCCTCGCGTGCGTGGAGCTGGTCGCTGCGGGTGACACGTTGCGCATCAGCACCTTCGACTACGAGCTGAGCGCCGTCACCACCATTGAGGCCCGCAACGCTGCGGAGGGCACCGTTCTGGTGGGCCACGACATCCTCCTGAAGGCGGTGAAGTCGCTGGCCAAGCGGTCCACGGTGACCCTCACCCAGGTGGGGTCGAAACTGGTGGTGACCGACGGGCGCCGCTCGTTCACGCTGCTCATCCCGTGGGGGGAGAACTGCCCGACGCTGCCGGCCATGCCCGAGATCATCGGGTCCATCGACGGAGCCTCGCTCACCCAGGCGCTGGCCCAGGTCGTGATCGCGGCGAGCCGGGACGACACCTTGCCGTTGCTGACCACCGTTCGGATGGAGTTCGAGGGGGACAAGATCACCCTCCTCGCCACCGACCGCTACCGTCTGGTCGTGCGCGAGCTCACCTGGCACCCCGCCGCGCCGGACATCTCTGCTGTCGCACTGGTCAGGGCACGGACCCTCACTGGCTTCGTCAAGTCCCTGAAGGGTTCCGCCCAGATCAACATCGCCCTCGCGACGGGCACCCACGTCGATCGGATCGGCTTCGAGGCCGGGGGCAGGCGCAAGACCTCGCTGCTGGTGGACGGGGACTACCCCGCCGTCCGGCGACTGTTCCCGGACGAGACGCCGATCCATGCCGTGGTGGCCACCCGCGAACTGTCCGACGCCGTCAAGAGCGTCGCCCTCTGCGCGGAGCGCAACACACCGGTCCGGCTGTCGTTCACTGCCGGTTGGGTGATGTTGGACGCCGGTCAGGGTGACGACGCGCAGGCATCCGAGACGCTCGACGCGACCCTGGTGGGCGACGACATCTCTGTCGCCTTCAACCCCCAGTTCCTGCTGGACGGTCTCGGCGTGCTCGGCACGCCGTTCGTGCGGCTGTCGTTCACACACCCGAACAAGCCCGTCGAGTTCACGGCGCAGACCACCCTCGACGGCGATGACGTCAAGGACTACCGGTACCTGCTCGTTCCCATCCGGTTCGCGTCCTGAATCAAGGAAAGGAGAAGTCGTGCTCAGCATTGACGAACTGACCGAGCTGGCCGAAACGCAGCGGGTCACATACGAGCTCAACCGGGAGACGATGGCCGTCACGGTCATGCAACTCCTGGCTGCTCACGCGTTGAAGGTCGCACCCCTCGCCGTTCACCTGCACCTGGAGTCGTCGGATCAGGGGGAGTACATGGTTGTCGGCGGGTTGTTCAACGCCGCCGATCTCGAACTGGCCACCGACCCCGACCCGGAGTCAGCCGAGCATTGGGGGACACCGACGCGGTGGTCGCGCCACGTCGAGGACGCTGAACTCGACTCCATCCTCTCCTTCCTCGACTGGCACGGGTGGGGCTGGGAGCAGTTCATCGACGAGGACGACCCTGCCACCGACATGAAGCGTGGCTACGCATCGCTCGACCTGGGTCTCATCGTCGCGTCCGCGCAGATCACCTGACCGCGCCTGATCGTTCCGCTTACCTGAAGGCCCCGCAGAGTGCGGGGCCTTTCTCATGGAAAGGAGCAACATGAACGCAATTGCGAAGGGTGTTTCCCTGAACTTGGGGGGTCTGCTCATCTCGTCCGTGACGGTGAACTCCGCGCTCGAGCCGAAGGTGGCGTCCGGGAACGTCCGGGTGTGCGACGCCGGCCACCCGCCCACCCAGGTGCGGGCACCGAACGTGTGCAGCGAGTGCGCCCGGATCCACGACTCGTTCGGTGAGGTGCCCTTCCAGCAACTCAAGATCGCGCGGCCAATCGACGGCGGTCTGGTGGTGCTGGAGAAGGACGAGCTGGCGGAGGCGAAGGTGGACGCCGAGGCGTTCAAGAAGGACGCGCAGGTGACTGCGCACCCAGCCGAGCAGGTCACCATGCTTACCAGCACCGGCGACAAGATGTACTTCCTCTCGCCGGACGTCGACGCCAAGACCAAGCGGCCGAGCACCGCAAACGCGAACGCCTACTCGGCGCTCCAGTCCCTCGTGGCCAACCACCCGGAACTCGCGTTCATGACCAGGTGGACTCCGAGAACCGCGATGGCGCAGTTCCAGTTGGTCGCGTACGAGGGCGTGCTGGTCCTCCAGGAGCGCGTGGAGGGTTCCAACATCCGGGTGGCCCCTGTCCTGGACCTCGAGTCGTCGGAGGCGATCAACGGGGTGGCTGAGCAGATCCTCCTGATGCCGGGCCTGCCGAGCTCGGTCACGGACTACGACCCGGTGAAGTACCGGGACACGTCGGAGGAGCGCATCGCGGAACTCATCGCGAGCAAGGATGTCGTGCCCACAGGTTCGCTAGCCTCGGTCACCTCGATCAAGGCAGGCTCGGACGACCTCCTCACCCGACTCACCGCGCAACTCGCCGCGGCCACCGCCGGGCAGCCGAAGGTGGCTGCGAAGCGGGCGCCGGCGAAGAAGAAGGCGACCGCCCTTCAGAAGGTGTCGTAACCCCAACCGGGAAAGGCAAGCGCATGGGCATGACAGATGAAGACGCGGTCCTCCACGCCGCGGTAGCCGCTACTCTTGACGGAGCAAAGAATATTCTCGCGGATCTTCGTTGGAGTGCGGATCGGTTGGTGACTAACTGCTTCGACGAACGAGGTCTGGTTGAAACAGATCACTCGTGAAGAATGTGTCGCCAGCTTCAAGGCTGACGGTCTTGACCCGTCTGGTGCTTACAGCTACATTACAGAATGCTGTGATGAAAATGATCCATGCAAGAAGCACAAAGAGATGGATGTGAACCGATAGATGAAGGTCGTCCAGGTCACCCTCGTGAGCGGTGAGGTTGTCCGCGGGGATACCGCCAAAGTCACCGAGGAGGGGACGTTTGTGATCCGGAGCGGCGGCTCGCACGTCGTCCAGATCGTCGACCCGATCGAGACGATCGAGGAGATCGACGTGCCGGACGACGACGCGCGACGAGCAAGGATTGCGGCACGGGAGCGCGCGGCAGAAGAGATGGACGCTGCGGCCGAGCATCACTGCCGTCGCTGCCACCGCGGCGTCGAGCACATCCCTGGTGTCGGGTGGGTCGACGTCGTCTCCGGTGACGACGGTGGGACGTACGACATCTGCCCGGAGGCGGGGAGGTTGAGTAATGGCGAGGAAGACTGGGAGCAGCAGCACGAGGTTGCTCACCCCCGCTGAGTACGCGGCGACGTACCACCTCTGGCAGACGCGCAAGACCCGTCGGCGTGAGGTTGAAGACCTGCTCGAGCCGTCCATGATTCACGTGTTGGCTGAGCGGGTTCGCCAGGAAGCGGAGCGCAGGTACTGCGACTCCGAGACAACGATCGACGGTCATCGGAGAGGAGACGGGCATGGATGAGGGTGGCGTGAAGACGATCGACATGGATCGCATCGTGGAGCTCGTCGTCGCACACGGCGTGACCGCGTTCGTTGACCAGACCGGCGGTGGGACGGCCACCATCTACGCAGGGCTGACCCACGCCGATGCCGCCGGTGATCTTCGCTACGCCGCGTGCGCTGGTCCGGGCGAGTACGGCTGGGGCGCCCGGCCGTCCACCGCCATCGTGGAGGAGTTCTACGTCGGACTGGACGACGACGGAGAGTCCGACGCGGTCGACGTCAATGACGTCGGTGCCCACGACGAGGCGGCCATCGCGGACCTGATCATCCACCAGGCCATCCGCCTGAGCGACACACCGGTGCCCCTCTCGTTCGACGAGATCGAGCAGCTCGGGTTCGACGCGACAGGGCGGTCGTCACGGTGATCGCCCCTGAGATCGCTGGACCTCGCGAATGCTGGTGGTGCACCTGCGGATGCACGGTCATGGTCGGCAGCACGAACATGCGCGGTGTCATCCACGCGGATTTGATCCCGCCCCTCTGCCCGCTCTGCCGAGTCAGCGGCCGCACCGCGGTCATGCGACCCGGGCGCGTCGCCGTGCAGAGTGTCGTACAGTCGGATACAGTTGTCTCCAACAGCAGTTCATCGAAGAAAGGAACACCACGGTGACCGACAGCCGGCATGGCCAGACCGACATCCTCGACGTCCCCGCCGAGTATTACGGGGACTTCTACGACGACTACGATCACGACGCAATCAGGGCCGAGCACCTGGTTCTGATCCAGAAGATGCTCCCCGCCGGCGTCACCCTCCTCGGCAACGGTGAGGTCATCGTCGACCTCAACGTGGTCACCGAGCCGATCTCGATCGACTGGCGAGAGATCGGCGAGCTGACGACCGACGAGTTCACCGAGATCGTCAAGCGGCACGACCTCTGGGCCGCCCTCGCCGTCGCCCTGAAGGCGTCGTACGCGGAGCAGTTCGACGTCGGCGACGACCGCCCGGTCGCCCGGTTCACCTGCGGATTCCAGGTCATCGACTGGGGCAATGGGGCCTGTGGACCGGTCGAGGACCCGGCAGTCGCGACGCTGGACGGCGAGCACACGGTCAGCATCGTTCTCGACGGCCGCGAGTTCGCCCCGGGGGACGTCTGGGATCTGGTCGACGAGGCGTCCGCCAAGCTCGCGGACTACGGCGTCACGCTCGACTCCAACGGGTGCGGGAGCGACGACCAGCTCCCGACAGAAGTCAGTTCCGGCGAGATTGTTGCCGGTCAGGCGGCGTCGGTTGCGTACCCCTGGATCGTCGTCGCCGCGACCGTCACCACCGTCCCCGACAACCTGGTTCACGACGAGCTGGGCGGCACCCGCGGCGTCATCAACCGTGGCACCGCCGAGATCGACGTCGTACGCCTGCCGTACAGCGAGGACAAGGCCGAGTGGGAGCGGCTCGCGGACGCTGCGCTTGCCGAGTCCGGCTGGGCCCGCACCGGCGCGTGGGTCGAGGACGGCGACTCACTCAGCGCTCAGGTGGAGCAGACCCTGTGATCACCGTCGACTACGAAGGCGAGTACGGCAACCTCGACCACATCACGCGCAACCAGACCGGTCACGTCCCCACCGCCGCCATCGCCAGCCTACTCGGAGTCAGGGGCGAGCAGCCCGGTCAGCACCGCAACCGGCAAGGTGGCGAACGCTGGGAGGACTTCAAGCGGGACGTCGTCAAGTCCGGCTTCCGGCCCATCTTCATCACCGTCGACTTCCGTCAACAGCCGCGCATCAGCGAAGGCAACCACCGGCGCGACGCCGCTGTCGAACTGGGCATGACAGAGGTGCCGGTGGAGGTCCGCTACTTCGGTCACGCCGAGCGCCTGTTGTCCCTCAGTGACGAAGGTGAATGGGTTCCGTTGCCGTTCGCGCAGAACGGCCAGCCGTGGGACATCCCGCCAATCGAACGAGAAGAAGGAATCCACCTGTGACCACCACTCTGAAAACCGTCCGTGCCGCCCTCACCGACCTCGGAGAGGAGCGCGAGGACATCACCGCCGTCGCCTACGACGACACCGAACAGCCCGGCTGGTCGGGGAACGAGTCGGAGGCGCGGATCTTCCTGACCCGACGCACGAGGGACACCTGCATCGAGTGCGGTCAACCCCTCCCTGCCGGCCGGCCCGGACCTGTCACCTGGTTCAGCCAGGGCCAGGGCCAGGGAACCCACAACCACGAGCACGGGTGTGGGGTCTGGAACCTGCCCGAGGAGGTCCAGCTGCTGGTCGAGCACGACGACCTGTACAAGCTGGACGACCTGCTCGCCGGCCTGGTCGACCGTCTCGACACCAAGGTGACGACGCAGCAGAGGGAGAGCGACGCGACCGGCGTTCGCGTCGACCTCATCAAGGAACTGCGCACGTTCCTCCGATCCCACGAGGGTGACGACGAGGAAGACATCCTCCCGACCGGCTCAGACGTCGAGCCGGGTGTCTACCGCGAGGGCGGGCGGTGGGTCGCGTGGAACTTCGACCCCCGCGACGAGACCGAGACGATCACCGTCACCGAGGACGACCTCCCCCAGAAGAAGACCATGCAGATCGAACAGGACTGAGGAACATCGTGGCTGAGGACAACCGGTTGCAGTTTCGTGTCGACCCGGACATGAAGGCGTGGCTCGCGGACCGTACGTCCCGGACCATGAACTTCGGTTCCCCTGACCTTCGAGCGTTGGCCGAGCTGAGGATGTGGCGCGGACACCTGGCCCTGGAGCTCCGTCAGCAGCGCTGGACGCTGGCTGAGATCGGGTGCATCGCGGACATCCTCAACGGGACGATCTTCAACGACGTGATCGGCACCGCGGCACTGTTCGCCGAGATCGCGGACGCCGTCGACCTCGACCCTGACATCTGGGGCAAGAAGTGGGAGATCGACGAGAAGGAACTGGTCTCCAAGGTTGGCCGACTTGGCCCGACAGCAGCTCACGCATTGACCGACGCCGTCTCTCGATGGTGGGCGACCCAGTCGGATCACACCATTGAGGGCTGGGAGCGGGTCGGGGTCCGGATCGCAGCAGAGAGGGGAGAGTCATGAGCACCACGACGGCGAAGTACACCGGCACCGAGAATGGTGTCTGGTCCAGCGCGGCGGGTGGCTTCATCATGGATGGCATCTACACCGCGACCGGCGCTGACGAGGAGGTCAAGCGACTGATCGTCGCAGGTGAGGACCCGGGCGACCTCGAGGTCGTGCCCTTCTGCTCCGAGCACCGCGACGCCGAGCAGCCCGAGGATGGCTGTGAACTGTGCGACGAGGACGAGGACGAAGACGAAGACGACGAGGAGACGTCGTGAGCACGCGCCCAAAGGTGAGCGACGTCGTCACCTACCGCGCGTTCGGTGAGGTGGTGCGCCAGATCACAGTCACGGGCGTCTACGACAACATCCAGAACGGTCAACCAGGTTTCTACGGAGTGGACGCCGACGGCGAGGAACGTTGGGGATACGACAGGCAAATCGTCCGCAACGACGGACCCCCGTCGTGAGCCGATTCCGCGACCACCGCCCGCGGCTTGACGCGACCGTGTGCCGCACGACCCTGCCGGGTGTGAGCGCCTCTACCACTCGACTCGACACTGGAGCCGGGTGACTGCTGCGAGTGCTGCGGTGGTGACGTCTCCGAAAGATTAGTGCCCGCTATACGACGACCAACGAGAGGCAAGATGATGACGCTCACGGAACTTCGCCAGATGCTCGACACGATTGAAGCTCCGCACGGGGCAGGGGTGCTAGTGCTGTGCGGGGGCGACACATTCGACCTCACCTCGGTGACCCCCGAGGTGGACGCAGATGGCGGCACGGTATGGCTCGTGACCAACTGACCAACACCGTTTAGCGCCTGCTAACGACTATCAGAGAGGAGAACGATGGAGCTGATGATCGAACCGATGCTGGCAGTGCCCAGCAGCGGGGCCAGCAACCGCCGGCCGATCCGGCTGGATGAACTGGCTGCCCGAGGTGATTGGGTGGCCTCCGAGAAGATTGACGGCATACGCGGCATCCTCTACTCGGACGGCCGCGTTTCTCGTCTCTTCAACCGGAAGGGTCGAGAGATCACGGAGCGGTTCCCTGAGGTCGCACGGTTGCGACTCCCGGAGGTGGTCCTCGATGGTGAGATCGTCGCGAAAGATCGCATGTTCCAGACCGTGGCGACCCGGGACAAGCAGACGACAGGGTTCGAGCACGCAGCACGAGCGAACCCTTGCATGCTCATCGCGTTCGACATCCTGTCCAAGGGCGGCCAGTTGCTGACGAGTCTCCCACTGCACCAGCGCACCCAGCTGATGCGTGAGGTTGTTGGCCGGCGTCGCAACCTTCGACCCGTCAAGCAGTCGACGGACCTCATGAGGCTCTGGCGTCAGATCGCGGCCGCGGGCGGTGAGGGCGTGATCGCGAAGCAGCGGTCGTCCCTCTACCTCCCCGGTGAGCGCTCCGGGTCGTGGGTCAAGTTCAAGACCCTCCAGCGCATCACTGCGATCGCCGGCAGTTACAACGTCGGCGAGAACCGAGAGTTCGGCGCGATGAACCTGTCCTTGCTCGACGGCATCAAGGAGGTAAAGATCGGCCGGGTTGGCACCGGCTGGACTGTGGCCCAGCAGAAGGACCTGAAGGCCCGGATGGATGCCGGCGAGATCCTACTGGTGGAGATCGAGGCCCTCAACCGGACCCCCGACAATGCACTACGGTTCCCTGTATTCCTGCACGAAAGGACTGATCTCGACTTTTCGGCGGCCACCGCCGACCAACTCAAGTTACTTCCCGTCTACTGATCAGGAGGAAGAAGCAATGGCACAATACGTCGCAATCGCTGGACGGTGGCCGGAGGGTCCACTTGACATGCTCGCCGGTGGACCGGACCGAGCCACCACGCGCCAGATGGCGCTCAACCTGCTCGACAAGTTCCCGTTGCCCGACGAGGGGGAACTCAGGCTTCTCCAGGTGCTCGAGACGCCGGCCGAGGTGTGGCACGCGGACGTCACCTACAACCGCAACGAAGCCGCGCACCCGACGTCGTCGTGCAGCGACTGTGGGCACGCGAGTGACTGCGCAACCCACAACGACCCAGCGATGCCCTCGGGCGCCTGCACCTGCAAGGCGAGTGAGGGCATGTAGCGGATATACCCCCGGACCTGTGTCTTTAGTAGGTGTGTCCATCAGGAGGAAGGAGCACGGACATGAGTGATGAGGTCAGGCAGGCGCTGGCCCAGGAGCGGCACGACGCTGAGCTGGAAGCGGCCGACGACGTCAGTGGGGAGACCTTCGATCCGTCGGAGGACAACGTCTTCGACGAGGACGCCCAGTACGAGCGGCAGCGGGAGGTGAGGAAGTGGGGGCAGTGAAGAGGTCGACGATGCCCTCGTCATCCACCTGGTCGACCCCACGTCGGACGGACCAGCGCAGTCGGACATCTTCTGGGACCTGTGGGACCTGCCTGACACGATCCCCGGTGTTCGGATCTACCACCACAACCACCTCTTGACGAGGAGCGCGACATGAAGCCGTCCGCCTACGAAGCCGTCCAGGACGTGCTGGACGCCTCCTCGATGCTCACCCTGGCACTATCCAACGTCACCCCCGGCACGCGTCTCACAGCGCTGGCGGAGCTGCTTGACGGGGTGCAGCAGAAACTGTCCCGGGTCAACGCGCTCCTCACGATGTATCCGGACCTCACGCTCGAGTTCACCCCCGGTGAGCAGTTCACCGCCGGTGAGTCCAGCGAGATCGCAGCCTTGGCGGAGGCTGCGATGTTCTCCATCCCTGACCGGCTCGACGGTCTCCTGGTGGCCAACGCCAAGGACGGCCGAGTGATCAGCAGCGAGATCGCGGCCGCCCTTCACGAGCGTCCGGTCACCTTCGTCTGGGACGCCGCGGCTCGGCGAGGAACGGTCGACATCCGACCGCTCCTGTACTCACTTCTCGACCAGATCGACCCGCACGGTGAAGACGCCCCAGGTTTCTGGGGGGACAACGACGACGACAAAGAGGAGGACTAAATGCCCATGCCGAGGGAGGTACTCGCTCGCAGGATCCAAGCGATGCCCGGCGCCAAAACCGGTGACCGGCTCTTCGAGGGCACCACATACCCGCGCAACTGGGATGAGTACGTTGGCCAGAAGTTGGCCGTGGAGCACATCAAGGGCTCGTGCGTGGCAGCGAAGATCCGCGGCGAGCGACTCGGCCACGTGCTGATCGCAAGTGGTGCACACGGGATCGGCAAGACCGCAGTCGCGAAGCTGATCGCCCAAGAGATGGGCGTCGGGCTGCTCGAGGTCCAGGGTGCGATGAACCTCCGTGAGGGGCTGCGCGTCTTCGCGTCCATGGCTGACGGTGACATCCTGTTCTGGGACGAGATCCACCTAGCCGTGGTCGGCGGCAAAAGCAGGGCGGAGTGGCTCCTGCCGGTGATGACGGAGGGGCACATCGTGACCCCCACGGGCGCTGTGATGATCCCTGACGTCACGATCATCGGCGCCACGACGGACGCTCAGAAGCTCCCGCAGACGATGCTGTCCCGCTTCCTGATCAACCCGGTGCTCGTCCCGTACACCGACGCGCAGGCACAGGCGATCGCGAAGGTGTCCGCCGGCAAGATCTTCACCCACCCGTCGCTGGATCTGCCGAATGACTGGGTGCTGCGAGTCATTGCGAGGGCCGCCAACAACAACCCGCGCGCGATCGCCAAGCTGCTCAGCACGCTGCGTGACTCCGCCCTGGCGGGCTTGTGCTTGCGGACACCCAACGGTGGGTACTCGCTGGACACGATGTTCCGGTGGGCCGGCGTCACTGCTGACGGGCTCGACACCCTCGCCCAGGACTACCTGATCGTGCTGTCCACCCAGCTGAACGGCAAGGCCGGCAAGGACGCCATCGCGTCAGCACTGGGGGAGCCGACTCTGCCCCGGTACACCGAGCAGCTGCTCAAGGACAAGGGGTTCCTGACGGGCACCTCCAGCGGTCAGGAACTCACTGGTGAGGGTGCTGCTCGCGCCCTCCAACTCACGCTCGCCAGGATCGCGCAGGAAGAGGAGAAATGACCAATCACATGTTCACACTGCACCAGGCGGGCGCCAACCCGAGGATGACGCAGGTGAACTTCCCGAACGTGACCTTCAAAAAGGTCACCATCACCCGCCCGCCCCGCAAGGCTGAGGTAGACACCATTCGGAGAAGCAGGATCCCCGAGAGTTCCGCGCATCCCTACGAGCCGGACGGGGTTCGTAGCCCGCTGCATACCGACCCGATGTGCCGCGCTTGCAGTCAGCCCAAGAGCCACTACCTCCACACCATCTCGGACCTGACCTTCCATGCAGGGGACATCCTGCGCGCAGCGTGACGTTCTGACCGATACGTCAGACCGGCGGGGTCCTCTTGGGCTCCGTCTTTTCCATGCCTAAAGGGACGTTAAATGAGTGAACTCGGCAAGTATCTTGAAACCACCGGCAAGTTGCCGGCGGATACCGTCCTGGGTGACCTCACCATCACCACCGTCACAGAGGGGGCATACGTGAGAGAGGATGTCGTGGGACTGTTCGAGGATCTGGACCTGGACCCATCGTTCATCCCGCCGACGTCGACCGCCATCGACGCGTTCAACAAGGCGACTCGCCGCAAAGATCTGCAGTACGAGATGCCGAACGGTTCGATCGGATTCATCCAGGTAGACCAGGTCACCTCACCAAACCCGGCTGAGATGGTCGGGCGAATGCTGACCCGCCGGGAAATGGTTCGGTCCAAGTCGATCCTCGACTTCTCGAAGGTGGGCGAGATCCACTTGTACCGCGGCCCCCGCCGAAGCGGACCCACCAGGCGGGTCGACGACACAGGCGCCCGGCTCCTGATCTCACTGGCAAGCAACGACCCAGAACTCAAGATCAGCCCGGCAGAGAAGCACACGATCACACAGTTCGCGTACGGGATCCAGCAGGACTACGAACGCTACTTCTCCACCCTGGATGGCAACGCGATGCGCAAGCTCTTCCGCTGCTACCAGCGGCGCCGGCTCGCGGCGACGAAGATCAAGGACTCGTTGTACTTCATTCCCGTGCAGTTCTCGGGTGAACTCGCCCGGCTCAAGGAGGCTGCTGACAACATCTCTGGATGTACGTTGGACCTAGTGCCGCTGGTCGATATGGTTGCCCAGAGGGATCACGTCATCAGGACCTTCCAAGCAGAGACGGAGGAGACGATGCGCGCTCTGGTCGTCGAACTTCAGGAGGCTCGATCGAAGGGGCGCGTCTCCGTGACCATCCTCAGCCGGCTCCGTCAGCAGTTCGACGACCTGATGGGCCGCGTAGACACCTACACCGACGCACTCGGTGAGGCATCGATCCGACCAAGCAGCACAGCCGACGTGGTCAAAGCTGCATTGGCAGCATTGTCGAGTGACTTCATCAACACCAACAGAAAGGATCACGAATGGCTATGAACGACACCAAGCCGCAGACGACCCGGGGCCTGAACATCTTCCGCGACGCCACCAGGGACGCCGAGCGGGTTGCGCTCCAGGTCCGCGTCATGAACGGGAAGGTCCTCGAACCGATCGACATCTCGCTCCTGCATGGCGTCATCCAACGTCACCTGGCCTCCCTACTTAGAGTGATCAACGTCGAACTGCACACCGGCGACGTCTTCGACCTGGACATCGAGCCGATGACCCCACCGACAAGGCCGCGCATCGAGGTCGAGGTCGGCATGAACGAGGACGTCATCGACGGACTCGAGGAGGAGGGCTTCTTCGACAAGTTCGAGCCGGGGGAGGAGCGGTCTCGTGCGCTCCACGCCATCGCCTGCATGGACGAACTCATCTTCAGCGCCCAGTTCATCGAGCACGACGGCGGCCGGGACCTCTGGCTGGCGAACGGCCTGGAAGACGTCGTCATGAAGGCACTACTCATCATGGCCGGCAAGCCGCTGGACTAAGGTTCGACATCGACCACGGATTCCGAGTAACGTCAGTAACTCAACTTCTAGCACAACCCGAGGAGAGTTTTCAATGGCGCAGCGAGTCATCACCACCCTGGTCGACGACGTCGACGGTGGCGCGGCCGTCGAGACGGTCCACTTCGCTCTCGACGGTGCGACCTACACGATCGATCTCAGCGAACAGAACGCAGCCAAGCTGCGCGACGCGCTGATCCCGTACCTCACGAACGGGAGCCGGCAGGGCCGCTCCACCACGACCGCGGCGCGCGCACCGAAGGCCGGGGGCGATCGGCGAGACAAGGCCCAGACGCAGGCCATCCGAGACTGGGCCAACGCGAACGGCCACCAGGTCAGTGCCCGCGGACGACTCGCGCAGGGCGTCGTCGACGCGTACGAGGCTGCGCACGCCGTAGTGTGACGACAGGAGAACCGGACCGGCAAGCGCCCCCCCGCGCCCGGTCCGGTTCTCTGTCCCCCGTGTAGGACCCTTGACAGAGCCCACCCGTGTACGACAGTCTGTATACATGACAACGACGACCACGGCTACCGAGGTCTGGCAAGCTCGCATCGAGCACGCGCTCGCCGACCAGCTACGCGCAGACGCCGAAGTCCTAGGCCTCAACAGCCGCACGGAGATCGTGAAAGCGGCACTCCAGGACCTGCATCGGCGCGCAGTCGAGGAACGCATGGCCCAGTCCTTTGATGACTTCTACCACGGCGAAGAGCCACCGCCACCGATCGGCGTCATCCCAGCTGAGGCCTGAGACGGTGTTTCGCGGCGAAGTATGGGATGTCCGGTTCCCTGTCTTCGGGGAGCATCCTGCGGTGATCTTGAGCGTCAATGCGTACAATCAACGACTCGGACATGTCGTCGTTGTCCCGATTACAGGAACACTGGGCCCGGTGATGTCACACGTCACACTCACTCTTGATTCTGGCCTCACCAAGTACGACGAGTCATACGCCGATATCACCACATTGCAGTCGATCGCAAAAGGCCGGCTACTACGTCGCCGCGGCCTGCTTGCCAGACCTGAACTAGCTCACATCGAAGCAACGATTCGCATCTACCTCGGCGTGTGACGAGATTGTAGGCCAGCAGCCTAGTGAGTGCTTAGCCCTTGCCGACGGCAGACCCTGGCGACGGCTTGAGCGAGACGGGTGACTGGTGATCTCAGGGGTGCGCGTACCGCATCAGATGCGATACGCGCTACTCGAGTTGTCATAATATCCATTATCGGCGTACGTCAGGGAGGAGCTCGGCCGTGAGCAAGCATCCGCCGCTGCCCAATCTGCCGTTCTCCCGTGCCATGCAGGCGCTACGCATGTCCTCCGCCACCGACCGTCATGCGGATGGACGAACCCGACGCGCACGCACCCGCGCCGCGGCGAAGGTCCGCGCAGTGCGCGACCAGCAGTAGCATAACCAGGGTGATCTACCGCCACCCTGAGTTGATCTGTCCCGTCTGTGGCTACAAGCAAGATGCGACAGCATTCGCCGGAGCCACAGACCTGGACAACCATATGCCGCCCGGCAACGACGACCGAGCGATCTGCCTAGCGTGCACGAGCGTCAACATCTTCACCCTAGGCGGCGCCGCACTACGCCTGCCAACCGCTGACGAGCGCGCCGAGTTTGCCCTGAATCCGGTGATTCAGCGGGCTGTCCAGGCCATGATTAGCGCCCGAGATAGATCAAGCTCCTGGCCTAGCGCAACCAACCAGACTCGCTGAGCAGCGTCCTGCCGTACTGGAAGTGCACCACCGCCACCTGCGCCGGGTCCTCCCAGGAAGCCACCCTATAGCCGTTCTCCGTGGCCCATGGGATGTCATGCTCAGCCCGACCGTGACATCCTGAGACACCATCTCCGTCTAGCAGAATGAGGTTCACCGCTGCGTTCGCGGCCGGATCCTTCGTCCCCCCAGCACCCCTTGCGACTCTGTGCTGAAGTGAATACTGACGCCAGGGCTCAAAACTCTCCGGGTCCACCACGGCCATCCCGCAGGCCACACAACAGCCCCCGTCGCGAGCTATCACAGCATGACGCTGAGTACGGGTCGGGCCGGTGTTTCGTGCCATGTACGGGGCATCGACGCCCACCAGGAGGCGAGTTTTGCGTCACCCTACACAGTGAAGTGGAGCGCAGAACTCGCAGGTAACCAGGCGCTATGCGCTGTTGGTCAGGCCACGTCGACGACGTCGAGCAGCCCTTGGTCGAGTCGCTTGGCGATGGCCTCGCAGTAGCTCTCGTCGATCTCGACGCCGAGCCAGGTGTTGCCCGTGGCGAGGGCAGCTACCGCCGACGCGCCCGACCCGGCAAAGGGGTCGACCACGAGGCCGGTGGGGATGCGTCGGAGAATGTGCTCCCAGAGCGCCGGGGGCTTCTCGTAGGGGTGCACCCGCTTCGACGGCGGGTTGACCGTGATGACGTTCGGGATCGCAGCCCGGTCGACCACGTCCGGCTGGCCGTTGGAGGCGATGAGGATGGGGTCCCATGCGGTGCGGAACATGCCGCCCGTGCCCACCGTCGTGCGTGTCCACGCCACGCAGGTCGTCAGGCGCAGCCCTGTGAGGGTCACGAGGTAGGAGACGTCGGGGACCCAGCGCCAGTCGCTCAACAGGGCGGCGATCCCGCCGGGGCGCAGCACGCGGCGGGCGTGCGCGGCACTCTCAGACAGGAGTCGCATCGGTGCGCCCGACGTCCCCGCTGCTCCGTCGTCGCGTCCACGGATCGCGTTGGGGACCATCGAGTATGGCGGGTCAAGGATGAACGCCGACGCCGACCCGGCGGCGAGCGTCGGCAGAACGTCGAGAGCGTCACCCAGGTAGAGGGTCACCTTGTCGTTGGAGTAGTACGGCGTCGTCATGGCTTTCCTTCGCTGGGGATGGTCCGGGTCGCTTCCGGGGAACGCGGTATAGCGGGCACTAAGCGGTGGCCGCGCGAGCTGTTGGGCAGGGACAGGGGACGGCGCACAGGATGCAAATGTTGGTGACCTTCGAGGCTGGATGGTGCAGCGCGAGCACCGCGTTGATCCGCTCCTCAGCGGGCGGCCAGGTCTCCGTCGCGTCGTCGTCTTCGCCCCAGCCCGTCCAGTCGTTGAGACTCGCGCGGGCAGCGGTCTGCATCGCGGCGGGCAAGCTCCATGCGCGCACCGTGAGCGTGATTGGGCGTTCGCCCATCCAGTCAGCGTCGTGGTGGTGCGCCTCGCCCACTATCGCGTAACTGCTGCGCGAGCGGACCGAGATGGCGAAAGTGTGGCCGTCATCGGGGTCGCCCGCGGCGTCGGACTGGGTGGTCATTGTGCTCTCCTTCGTCGTGCGAGCTGGGGAATCGAGATCAGGACTCGGCGGAGGCAGGAGGCCACTCCCGTCCACGGGATAGCGATCACTTGCGGCCTGTTCAGCGTGATCAACTCATCCTGATGGCAAGAGATGCAGATATCCTCAACCACGCCCGGCTCGATCTGATGCAACTCAGCGCGCGGCGTGTACTTGAAACACAACTGGCACATCACGCGGCCGTCGGTGAGGCGAGTGATGTCCACCCTCCCTCCTACTCGCACCCACTCCGCGAGAGGCGGTCCTACGTAGACGCCCGGCTCGCGATCATGTGGGCACGCGGCGAATAACTCCTCGAACACGCGCTTACGCTCAGCACGACTCTTGCGAGTGCTCATACGAGAGTGACCCACCGGAGTACGACTTTCCGCATCTCGTCGTAGGTCCATCCGCCTCTCGCCTCGCGCAGGAAAGCCGCCCGCTCGGCGACTCCTTCGTCGCGCTCCAAGGAGTGTTCGACAAGGAAGGCGAGGGTTGAGGAACTCCCGCCGGCACGAATCTCCCTCACCTCGATCTTCGGGAACTTCGGCCCCGTCGTCGCCGACTGGTCAAGAGTAGTCATGAGAAGGTGCTCCTCGTCTCGATCTCCGGTATGCACGCTGGGTCAGACAGGTTCATTCAGATGCGCGTCCAGTGCCCGTCTTTGCCTTCTTTGAGTTCTCCGCCTCAGCAAGCCTCGCCTGGTGTGCACGCTGAAACTGCATCCACGCGTTCGCCAGCGATCGATTATCGCTGGGCGTCCTCGGCAACGTCGTGATCGGCGCGCCGTCGCGCGTGAGGACCTTCGTGTGCCGCGTCGTGGACGACAGGTGATAGCCGAGAGCCTGGATGCGGCGGTGCATCTCTGTCATCGTCGGCGGGATTGACGAACCGTGACCGCCGCCGGCCGAGGCACTCCTCATCGAGCGCCCCTCCCCCGGTGTCTCGAGCCTGACGAACAGGATCATCGGCTCCTTGGGTTCGCGGTAACCCACGACCACCTCGATGTCGCCCCGGCGCAGCCGCTTGATCGGGTAACCCTCTGTCGCGGAGCGCGGATCCGGCGACGTCGACGTCGGGAACCGGGCCGCAGCCTCGATGATCGCCCGGTCCATCCCGGTGTCATCGACGAAATCCTCTGCGTCCTGGTGCCACGTCAACGTCTCGACCTGGCCGGGGTCTGCGCGCTCGACCCTCAGGCGGTCATAGTGCCTGGCCGGCCGCCGTTCAACCTTCCTCCGGGGACTCACTTGGGCAGCTCGTCATAGTGCTGACCGGAAATTGCACCCTGGGCGCGACGGATGAGCACGCACATCCGATCGGCATGGTTCCGCGCTTGTGTGAGTAGGTCGATCGCAACAGACACCGCCACGGCCGGATCGCTACCGTCATCCTCGCCGACGGCGTACATTTCCAAGGATCGCTCAAGTCCCTCGCCGAGCTCACGCAGCGCCTGGTCGAGCCCGAGGTTGCCGAGGTTGCCGAGGATCGAGTACACGATTGGTGCCGGGTGGGCCGCCGTGATGGCCGCGTGGTTGATCGCGCGGATCGCTTCGTAGGCATCCTTCGAGTGCGCAACGATGTCGCTCATGAAGTCGCCTCATCCTTCATCTGCGCTGCCACAGCTTCCGTGAGCAAGACCTGGAGGCAACCGCAGTCCTCGCCGGCGTCGTGGTGGAAGCCAATGCACCGGTCATCCGCGCACCCGCACTTGTCACCGCCCCAGACACCATCCGCCCAGCCGAGCGCTCGTGCGTAGGCAGCCATTGAGATGCCGGCATGGTCGAGTTGCTGGCGAGCATCCTGGTTCAGTCGGATAGTGCTCATGCGTCTCCGCTCCCCTGCTTGATCCCCTGCTTGACGGCCACGCGCAACGCCGCGATTACGCCGGCCGTGCGCGTCACCCTCGACGCCTCTCCCCCAACCTTCACGATCATCTCGTCGAGCACGGCCAGCTCCGGCGCACGGAACCGAAGCGTCAACGGAGCGACGTTCCCGGCCACTGCCTTCCGGCCTCGTGGTGCCCGCGCGCCGATCTGCAACGCGTGCGTCAGCTCAGCCACGGCCTCGTCCTGGTAGTCCTCGCATGTCCACGCCACTACCTGGGCATAGGACGGCTGAGCCTCGACGCCGAAGATCATCCTCCGCAGCTCGTCGTACAGCGGCTGCGGGATCCGGACCGCGACGATCGTCAGCCCATCGACGGCCACCACGGGCCGCCCGCCACGGCCCCGCGACGGACGCTGCGGCGGCGCCTTCTTCTTGAACACCAGGTTGGTCGGCGGCGGGAGGAGGTCGTCAGTCTCGTCCTCCAGTCGCGACGGAACGAACGCTGGGCGACGATTCACAGCGACACCTTCTCTCCACGTCCCTCGTAGACGGCCAACCGTGCCAGAACCTCTCTCGTCAAGTCCTGGTAGTCGTTCGCGAGACCAGACGGGTCCCGGGTCCAGAGCTGCTGCTCCTGCTTCTCCCCTGCCGCCAGGCGCTTGAGCCGGCCCTTCTTCTGCAAGTCCGATTCAACCACCAGCTCGTTGGGCATCATGTGCTGCTGGCGCAGATCGATCGACGAAGCCTTGTCGGTCCGCACGATGCTGCGGAACGCCGTCACTCCGGATCCTTCGAGCAGAATGGAGAGGTTCTCCAGAGCCTTCCCGTTTCGGCGCGTCGCCCGCGGGTTCACGTTGAACAGGACGATCCCCAGCAGATCGATGCGTGCGCCACGCTTCCGTGCACGCAGCCAGCGGCCCGCCAGCAACTCGACGCCGTCGAACGATGCCTCGTCGTCGCAGCACGGCACGATCAGGTATCGCGACACCTCCAGGAGCACGTCGAGCAGCGGCGCATCCCCCGGGCCGGAGTCGATCAGCACCAGGGCGTAACCCTCGCGGTCGCACAAGTCGCCAAGGGTCGTAGCGAAGTTCTCGGCGATGTTGATGCCTGTCTGGCCGGCGGTCGCGACCATGGATGCCATCGCGGCCAGTAGCGGGCCGCCGGGTACGACGTCGAGACCAGGACGCACATCACGAACTGGATCGAGCGCCTCGCCATACTGCAGGGCCATTGCGAGCGACTTGCCCTTGTCCCCCGGTACGCCGAGGTCGTTGCGCGACACGTTCCCCTGCTGGTCCGCGTCGATCACCAGGACTCGACGCCCGGGTCTGCAGGTCATGCCCGCCAGGGCGGCCACGATCGAGCTCTTGCCCACGCCGCCCTTCTGGTTCGCGAGAAGGATGACACGCGCAAGCGAGCCCTCCGCCTGCTTCGCTGTACGGCTCATCGATTGACCCACCATCTCTCGTAACGATCTGCGCGGCTGGCCTCTCACTCTATTGCGTCGAACGTTGGTCGATGTAGCGACACGCCGTAGCAGCGCTGCCCGCTCCGCCATCGCGTACGCCATACATCCGCCCCGCTTCCGCGTACTACACCCACCAAGACTGCCCGGTTGCGGCACGCCATAGACGGGGCAACTCTCGCGCTGTCTATCGCTCTTCCCGCCTGACTGCGGCGCGCACCCTGTGCCGTCCTGTTCTCTATCGTGTTGTGGTCGATAGTGTGGTCTATATAGCGGTTAGTACACCGGGAATCCATCACGCCGCAGCCAGTGCCCAGGCCATCCCGGCGGGGGAGGCGTCGTCAGGCGGCCACCAGTAGTCCTCGTCAGGCGGGGAGGACTCCGGCTCGTGCCGGGCCAACCACGTGCGCCACGCCCGGCGGTCAGCTGCGTACGCACGCAACTGGATGTCGATCTCGTCGAGCACGCCCAGCAGCTCTGCGGCCGCGGCGAGCCGGCCGGGCCGGGCCACCAGCCCGGCGGAGGACCGGTCGACGAGGCCGTAGGCGGCCATCGTGTCGATCGCGGCCGCCACGGCGGTCCGCGAGATGCCCGTGGCCGGCACGAGCGTGGTGATCGTCTTCGCCCGGCCCGCCTCGAGCGCCTCGAACACCAGCGCCGCCACGTGTCCCATTACTCGGAACACCGGCCGCAGCGCGTAGGCCTTGCCCCGGTCCCACCGCAGATCAGGCAGCATCTCCTGCGCGCTGGGCGGGATCCTCAGCTCGTACAGGTCCGCGCGCTCACCCCGGCCCGGCTCGACCAGATCCACCCAGCCATCAGGATCAGCGGCCAGCTTGCGCAGTTCACGCAGCACGGCCGCCACCGTGGAGTAGTGGGCGCCGACGGCGACCGCGATGTTCCTGACACCGAACTCCACCCGGCGAGAACCCGTCTTGCTGGCAGCCTCACCGAGCGCCCTCAGCACGAACCGGGGGAGGTGGCCTCGTCTCCCGGAGAAGCGATGCTGCTCGACAGTACGGAGTGCGGTTCGCCAGGTTCGGATGTACTCATGCTCAGCCTGCGTCCCACCCCACCGGTGTGACTTAGATTCGCTTGTGTGGGATTTGCGATCATGGGTATCCCCGCTGCTCAGGGCGGCTTTCTCTCGATGTGAGGCGATGAACGCCTGTGCTCGACGCCAGTCGCGCTCCAGGGAGGCGCTCCGCTGGTGGGTGCCGTATCGGGCGTACATGCCCGCCAGACCCGGCCAGCGCCCGTCGGCCAGGCGTACGCCGACATCGGACAGGGACCACCCAGCCCGCGCAGCGCCAGCAATGACGGCTTGGCGAGCTTCGGAGGCCGACGGGTAGCGGGCGTGGTCGTAGACACCGGACTCCGCGATCACCCGCACCCGGGAACCGAGCTGGCGTCTAAGGCCGGACGGGGTCTCCGGCTCAAGGTCGACCGGTACTAGCCGTTCGCGCCATGCCGCGATCTCTGTAGACAGGCCCTCGCGGATCTTGTCGAGCACGGCCATGCCGTTCCGCCTGTGCACCATGTCGTAAGCCAGGGCCGAGGACATGGTCAGCTCCTGGAACCCACCCGACTTGTGCTTCGCCCCAGGAGGCCTGATGCAACCCGTCTTCAATGACCGGTGCGGCCCGGCGTCGAGTGTCGGGTAGATGGCGGCGAGAGCTTCAACGATCTCTCGCGCCTGCTCGTAGGGCATCCGGTCGGCGAGAGGCAGGTAGATATGCCGACCGCCGGTGGGGGAGATGTCTGTGATGACTCGTGCACCCATGCTGGTCAGCCACGTGACCAGGCGCTTCTCGTCGGCGTCCACTGCGTCCCGGCCGGCACGATCTGCATCAACGGGTACACCGCCCGAGTACGTCATGCGGCGGTTGCTGCCGACGTCCAGGTCGAAGAACAGGGTCCGGCAGCAGCCGTCGTTGCCGTACGTCCTGATGGCCGCAGGCTGGGAGGGGAGCCGGTCCGTCAAGGGCCGTTCATCTCTGGACCGGTACTCAATTTCGCCCCGTGAGCACTTGACGCCGATCCGCACACGTGGTTGGCCAGCGAGGTGCGGAGCGAACGCTGGCCAGGCCTCCCGAGGCGTCAGGGCGTCGAGATGTCCAGAATCACCCGGCGTGTCGTAGGCAGGGTGTTGCATCTGAAGCTCGGTGACGGTTATGTTGAGTCCGATCGATAAGGGAGCACACCGAAGGGTGTGTCTGATCGAGGCTCTTCACTCAGTCCGCGCCGGCAAGCTCAGGAGAGGGAAGAACCTCAAACACTTGGATGAAGGCCCGTCTCGCGAGAGGCGGGCCTTCGTATGTCTAGGCGGAGGCCTCCTCGCGGGCGCGGACCGGAGCGCGAACGTCCGCCACCTCTGCGGACACCCCCTCGTGCTCGGCCAGGATGGACGCGACGTAGTCACTGAGGTACTGGTAGCCCTCACGTACGGCGCTAGCCCGGACGGCGGCCCCAAGGGGCACCGATGTACGGATCAGCAGCGCGTCCCGCTGCCCCTTGTACGGCCGTCCCAGCTTCGCCATGGGTCCACCTAAGCCCACCTCGATACCGAAAAGCGCAAAAGTCGCGGCGTGTCGCGGACGAGTTCACCCGGTACAGACGACTGCGACGCTCTGACGGGTCGGCCAGAGCGTCGCAGCGGGCCAGGCGTCCCGTCTGAGGTCACGGACGATAGACATCCACCCGGTGCCCGATGCGGAGGATCGCCACCGTCTGGGTTGCCTCGTCGATCTCGTAGACGATCCGGTATGGCCCCCGACGTGCACCGAAGGAGCCGAGCAGCTCACCTCTGAGCGGCTTACCCACTCGCCGCGGCTCCAAGGCCAGCGGGCCGTAGATGAACTCGATGACCGCCGGGATGACCCGAGGCGGCACGGAGCGCAGGCTGCGGCTGGCAGTAGCGGTGACCACCACCTGATAGGTCACTGCTTCGGCACGCCGAACTCGGTGCGGATCTGCTCTTCCGTGAACACGTGCCCGGCAGCGACGTCGGCCCTGGCTTCAGCAAGATCCTCGTAGATGTGGGGCACTGACTGCCAGTGGAGGGTCTCCTGGATCGACTCCCACTCGTCGGCGCCAATCAGGACGGCCGCAGGCACGCCGTTCTTCGTGATCGTGATCTCCTCATGCGTGGTCATGGCGGAGTCGACCAGCTCGTTGAGCCTGTCCTTGACCTTCGATATCGGCAGCATCGTCGTCATCGAACGAGCATAGGCCTGAATTACGGCCTTGCAAAAGGTACTGGACTGATCGACCCCGCCTGGCTGCTACCTCGTGTCCCCGGACCCCTTGAGGACGTTCCGGTTCCTCCGATCCCAGAGCTTCGCGAGGTTGGCCTCCGCGATGTTAGCCAAGGGGTAGTCGATCTCAGCGGCCACCCGCGCCACGTACCAGAGGAGGTCACCGAGCTCCGCGGCGATCTCCTGCCGCTTCGCCGGGGTGATCGCACCCCCGTCATCCCGGAGGATCTTCTTGACCTTGCCCTGCACCTCGCCGGCCTCACCCAACCCCAAGGTCGCGTAGGTGAGCGCGTTGAGCGAGCCCGTGCCGGCCTCCGGGTAGATGGCCGTACAGTCCGTAGCGTTCTGGTAGTGGTTGAAGCCAACCGTCATGATTCCCCCCTGCTGTGCCTCGTGAAGGTCGGCGGGCTCGTCGATCTTCATCAAGCAGTCCTGGCAGACCCAGTACTGCCCGTCTTCGTTGCCGCACTCGCAGCAGGTGTCGCTCACAGCGCCACCACCGGCGGGCGGATCGCACGCTTCACGCTGTACGCGGCGAGCACCTGCGCCATGCTCGTCTCAAGCAGGGCATCGATGTCCACCATCGGATCTTGACCGACCACGGTCCAGTGCGTTTCCTGCACCACGGTGACGTCCCCCAGGGGGCTCTCCACTGAGATTCGCACGTTGGTGGCCATCACTCCTCCGCCGTCTCGTCGGCCGCGGGCTGCCTCAGGTAGTTGTGCGCCAACTCCCAGGCGAAGTCGCGTAGCTGGATGACCAGTTCTTGCGCGGCGGTGCCGAACTCTTCGTGCGCGAACGCCACGTAGAAGGTGTGTCCTCGGTCGAGGAACATGCGCTCGTCGGAGGCGTACCTGGCCGTCAGCTCCACGCCCTCCTCATGGACGGTCATCCCGACCACGTGTGTGCCGTCCAGTTCCTCATCCATCAGGCCACCCCTTCAAAGGCCTTGTGGTGCACAGTCCGGGAGACGGTCACCTGAAGTTGCGCCATCGCTGCAGGGTCACGCCGCAGCCGGCGCAGCGCGCCTGGCATGAGACCGCCCCAGACACCTTCCGCGCGCACGTTCAGTGCCCCTTCCAGCCGGCACTCGAGCAACACCGGGCACTGGCCCGACTCGGACGTGCCCTGGCAGCCGCGGGCCGCCAGGGCCTGCTGGGCGCTGTGCGGGCTGGTCCACATGTCCGGGTCGACCTTCGCGCACACCACGCCGCCGCGGGGGATGAAGACCCACTCCCAGACGGGATCCACCGCCCGCCGGCCTATTCCGCCGTAGACCATTCGACAGCCTCCATAGCTTTGAGATTTAGCTCGGGCAAGTGGTGCTCAAGTGGGGAGCCGTAGTGGCGAGCACCCATGGCGGCGATGATCAACGAGTCGGCGATGTCGTTACCGGTGACCTCCACCAGGTCTCGGTACCGGTTGATAACCGCGGCCAGCACGATGTCCTTGTCGGCCTGACCCTTCCCGGTCGCGTACTTCATCCTTTGGCTCGGAGTGATCACGTAGTAGGGGAGCTCCAGTTGGTACAGGCGCTGGGTGATGGCCCACCAGAGGCCAGCCACCTGATGCACCGAGGCGCCCTTGGAGCCGTACGAGGGGCCCTCGATGCCAACCCGGAGATGGTTATACGGGCACCGCGCCGCCATGTCGGTGATGGCCGTCAGGATCTCGTCGATGCGGTCGTGCTCCTGGATACGGGTGCGCGCCTTGATTGCCCTCGGCTTGACCCGTCGAGTGTGCAGCACCACTCCCTCGGCCACCATCGATAGCCCTGTGGACGTTAAAGAAGGATCTATTCCTAATACGGCGATCATGGCTTTAAGCGCGCAATACGCCGTCATCGTCTTCGTCCGTGGGATCCCACGGCGCCGGATCGGCGGTGAGCACCTTGAGGAGATGCGTCCTGATCAGCTGGCCGTCCTTGTCGACCGCATGGTTCACGCCCGTGACGCGGGTCTCTACGATCAGGCGCACCCGGTCGTCGGTGTGCAGGACCAGCCCGTTCGTCTCGTCTAGGCTGGTCAGGCCGGTGATCTTCGTGGACGTGCCATCCACGACCCGGCCCTCAAACGTCAGCGTCTCGTTGTCGACTACCTTCAAAGTCTTCTCAGTGGATTTCACGTCTTCGACGTCCGAGAACGGGTTCGCTACAGTCATGTCACTTCTCCTCGATCGGAACACTGGGTTGGTAGGGAATGGTTCGGCTGCAGGTGCCACAGATCCACCAGGTCGCCTGGCCGGCGAGTTTGTAGAGCTGACGTTCAGCCTTGGATGCTTTACGACTTGTCGCGGGGCAGCACGTGACGGGGAGCTTGTTTTCGTTCCACAGGGCGCGTGGGCGGCCCATCTGGCAGGAACTGCACACCTGATCCGTCGCGGGGGCGTCGCAGGCGTCTTCGTATCGCTGGTAGCACGCGGAGCATTGATGTGCGTGCGGGCGGCCCGTAAGGTTCGCCCCCACCCCGCCTGAAAAGGTCGCAAGCTTCGGTTTCCAGATCGCCCTGGCCATCTACAGACTCCCCCCACCGGCGGCACCACATGCCGTCCAGATACCCACATCGGCTGCACGAGCGGCCCCTCATAGGTGCAAGTTCCACGCTGCCCACTCCTCGTAGATCTCGATCCGTGCCGGCCCTGCCGCACGGATCAACCGGTCCAGCCACACAGAGTCCGTCTTATCTCCTTCAATCGCGATCGCGTCGGCGATGGCCGTCTCGAGGTTCTGGGCCTTGTCGGCCTGGTCTTCGCCGCGCTTCCACCGGCGTGCTGGATCAATCAGTTTGTACAGGTCCCACGCATGCTTGACGACCTGCCCGGTTGTTCGCGCGTACTCGATGGCGAGGAGGAGATCCGCGACGTCGACGCCGCGCTTCTCCCGGGTGCGGCGAATCTTGCTGATCCCGAGCGCCCGAGCTTCATACCAGGGCTGCACGCCGTCGAAGTCGGCGACGCCGAAGAAACGGTGAAGGTCGTCGAAGATCTTGCTGTCCGCTGGGACGGTCACCGTTCGACCAGGTGCACCTCGTCGGCGACGCCCTGCAGGCACTGGTGTGCGAGTGCCCACGCCTTGAGGATCGGCCCGAACGGGGAATCTTTACGCTGCCCGCAACGGGTGCATGTGACCGACACGTCGGTCCATGTGAACAGATCAGTTGGCATCGGTGATCCCGACGACGATGTCAATCACGGCGGTGGCGGCCGCCGCGGACTCGGGGGAGGAGAAGTACCCGTAGACCTCCACCACGCCGGCCTGGACGGAGTAGATCGCGACGCGCTCCTTGGTGGGGACCAGTCCGATCTGGAAGGAGAGCGGTCCGCGGCCCCAACCGTGCCCCTCGTAGGAACGATCTGCCGGGACGAAGTCGAACCCGTCCTGCGGGATGTCAGAGTGCCGCTTGGCGATCTCGTCGTAGTCGCGGTCGGTCACGGGAGCTCCTTCAGGTGCACATCAATGATGTCAAGGTCGATGAAGTTGCGGCGGGCGCCGCTCTGGCGTCGTGCGGTATCCAGTTCGTCGACGACGAGCATCGCTGCAGGTCCGTCCTCGAGGAACCGGCGGATCGCGTAGCCGTTCGCAACCATGTCACTACCGCCCAGCCACTCAGTCAGAGCAGCGTCGTCAACGTAAAGATCTACGGTTGTCGCCGATGTCTCCTGATATGTGACACTCACCTTCATGACTTCTCCTTCAGGACAAGAGTTGCTTCCTGGCCCAGCCGGATGCCATCCTTGACGTGCTTGATGGGGACCATCAGCTCCACGATCAGGTGCGTGTCCTTGTAAGGACGCACGGCAGTGACATGGGTCCGGATCTCGGTGCTCACAGGACTTCCTCGATCTCTAGGTGGCCGTGCTCGGTACGGGATATGTCCCACTCACCCATGAGGGGCGCCTCACTGGGTCCGGTGATGAAGTCGACGTTGCCGGGCATGATCTCCCATGCCATGTCCTCTGCCTCCTCGACATCTGCGGCATTAACCTCCAGCACTGCGGAGATCGTATTCTGGACGTAAATCTGGTACCGCGGCATCAGAGATCCCTCCATTCGGTTGCGTAGCTTCTTCCGGGCATGGCCAGGCCGCGGGCGGCATAGATGACGTGCTCAGCAAGCAGGGGCGGTATTGCATCGCCGGCAGACTGGTGCTGGCGCTGCTTCGTGCCGATCCACGGGTATCCAGGCGGGAACGTCTGCAACGCGGCCGCCTCCTCGATACTCACTCGGATGCCGTCGCTGCGAGACTTGATGATGGAGATGTTGTGCCGGCTGGCATTGACTCCCGGCATAGCGATGTACTCCCGGCCGATCACCACAGGGGAGGGTCGTCCTGCGGGCCAGGTGGGGTCGTAGACGACTCCGGATGGCGCGTAGATCCGTGGCGCCACCTCGGCCGCGAGAGCCTCCCCTGTACCCCAGCCGAGAGCTTCAGCCATACTCACCCAGCGGGGCAGCCCGACGTCGACGAGGTCGGGGTGGTGCATGTGGAAGCGCGAGTGTGACGGCTGGGGCATCCCGATGCGCCACTCCCGGTTGGCGATCAGGATGGCGCGGCGCCTGGTCTGCGGGACCCCGTATGCCTCCGCGTTGAGGATGGCGGTCTCCACCCAGTACCCGAGACGGCGCAGCACCACGGCGTAGGCCTCCCAGATGGGCAGCACGGAGGGGACCTGCTCCATGGCGATCCACGTCGGGTGGGTCTCAACGATGATGCGCAACGGCTCCAGCACCAGCGCGGAGGACTCGTCTACCTCGACGCCCAGCCGCTCGAGTGCCGCCGGCGGCAGGTAACCCTCCGCGACCAGGTATACGGCCTTGATCAGGTCGTTGCGGGCAGCCAAGCCGGCGCCGTCACCCATTCGAGAGAACGTGGTGCACGGCGGTGAGGCGACCATGCCCACGTACTCGTCCGGAGCGGCATCGAAAGCACGCACATCCATGAGCGTGCGGTGATGCCCGGCCGCCTGAGCGGTGGCGAACGCATCCGGGTCCCACTCGATGCCATGCTCGGCGAAACCCATGCGCGCGAGCGCTATCGACCAACCCCCGCTTCCAGCGCACAAATCCAAGACGACGCCATTGATCACAGGGCATCCCAGTCGACCGCGGTGGACTTCTCGATCTGGGGGAGTCCAGCACCACCGGACAGCTCGGTGAGTTCACCTGCGGCCCACGCACGAAGGACATTGGTCCGGCCATCCTTCGTCAGCCGCACCTGGAAGCCGGTGGGCTGACCGGCGGGGCGGAATACGATACCCGGCACCACCTCGCCAGTCCCCGGGTCGACCATCACCTGCGCACCGTCATCCCAGACGAGACGCTTCAGCAGGGCCGCCTTCGCTGCCGGCCAGAACTCGACGAAGCGCATCTCCTCCTGCGCCGGGACGACAACCTCGCGGACCGTGGCCGGGCTGGATACCTTCGCCCAGTCCAAGAGCGCACCTTCGTCCTCGATCTCGTAGGACTCCGCCGGCTGGACGAGCCCGATGGTCCCAACCTTGCCGACCTTGGGCAGCAGCACGTCGAACGTCTTGATGCCCTCCTCCGCCCAACGGTCGAAGAGCAGCTGCTCGTGCTCGTTGCGCTCGGATTTGAGTGCGGTGATGAACGCGTCAGAGATGGTCTTGAACAGGGCGATACGCAGGTTCCGCTCGCGCAGATTCAGTTTCTTGGCCATCAGAAGACGCCGTCTTCGACTACAGGGACCCAGCCAGCAGGCTGAATCAAGATCCCGCGCACGGCGAGCTGCTCAAGTTCATGGGCCGCCATGTCCATCGAGTCCTCATAGATCTCACCGCAGAAGCACTCGCCGTACTCCTCGGTGTCAGCGTAACCGTGGCTCCTGAGCACACTCCAGGCTGCAGCCCAAATCCGTTCAACGTCAGCCATCAGAGGTCGTCCCATTCGGTCGAGGTGTGCTTGAGCCTGGTTCGCAGCGACAGGTCCAGGTACTCGGGGTTCAAGTCGATGCCGACATACTCGCGCCCGTTCCTGATGGCCGCGAGTCCCGTGGTGCCTGATCCGCTGAACGGGTCGAGCACGAGGCCACCCGGTTTGCAGCCGGCCAGGATGCACCGCTCCGGGAGCTCAGGCGGAAACGTGGCGAAGTGCGCCTGACGGGACCGTTCGGAACTGATCGACCACACATCGCCGGGGTTCTTGCCGAGCGGGTTCGCGGTGTAGTGGGTCGTGCGGCCGACGTGCGGGACCCTGATGGCATCCAGGTTGAAGTGGTAGCGGGGGCTTTTCGCGAAGAAGAACACGTGCTCGTAGCGTGTGCTGAGTCGGTCCTGGATGGACTCTGGGATGGCGTTCGGGCGCTCCCAGATGATCGCGTTCCGTAAGACCCAGGTGTCGTTCTGCAAGGCGAAGGCGACGCGCCAGGGGAGCCCCATGAGGTTCTTTTTCGGTGGCGCACCCTGCTTGATCACCCCGGTCTTGCTGGCGATGTCCGGGTAGCGGTCGTCGTGGACGGGCGTCATGATTGGCCCGTTCACTGCGCGCTGGGTTCCCCGTTCCTTCTTGCGTCCTTGATTCCCCCACGAGCCGCTGAACGAATCCCCGATGTTGATCCAGAGGGTCCCATCGTCAGCGAGAACGCGTCGCACCTCAGCGAAGATGTCCCGGAGGACCTGGACGTACTCATCCAGGGAGGACTCGGCACCGACCTGGCCGGGGATCCCATAGTTGCGGAGCCCGAGATAAGGCGGGCTGGTCACGCAACAGTCCACCGACGTGTCTGCCATCGTGCGGAGCACCTCAAGCGCGTCCCCATGCCACAGGGTCACACCCGCGCGCTGGTGGTGGATGCGCGGCGCCGCGATCGTCGCCATCATCCGAGCTCCTTGGCGAACGGTGGCTGCTCGCCGACGGCCGCGATGTACCCGTCGTAGGCGACATCGAAGGCCTCGCTCGTCCACGGCTCCGGCAGGGTCCCCAGCGCCACCTGGAGGCCCCGCTGCCAGCGTGCATACCGGCGGTGTTCGGGACTGAAGATGTAGCGGCACAACCACCAGGGGGCCACCACGACGCACACAGCCCGGTACAGCGGGTCGCCGTCGTCGTCGGTGCGTGATGTCCACGGCCACGGGATGACGACGGTGTGACGGAACCACTCATCGGAGCCGAGCGAAGGCCACCTGGCGCACCACTGCGAGTAGAACCAGATGATCATCGGGTGAGCTCCTCAGTGGTAAACGGAAGTTCGTCCTGGAGCCGCACCAGCGCGGTCTGGCGGTCCCGGTTGTAGATGGACTCGTAGGAGTCACCGCGGTTGAATGCGCTGTTCTCCATGTCGACACGGTTGGTGTTGCGCCGATCGGACGGATCCACGATCGCGAGCGACGCGTGCGACATCGACAGGGAGGCGACCCGCCCCTTGTTGCCGTGCCGGCTCTTGAGGATCTTCACCTTCAGTTCCGAGTGCACCGCGCCGGCCAGGGAAGCATCGGCGATCGCATTGGCCTCCCATGGCCGGTAGATCCCGAACAGGAAGTCGGCGGTCTCCTCCACGGCGCCGGCATCGCGAGCATCGTCCTCGCTGATCGGCTCACCAGGTTTCGCGGACCGGTTCACCTGGGAGGGCACGATGATGGCAACCTCGTGCTCCTTAGCTAGCCGCTTGAGGTCCATGATCGCGTTGGTGACACGCTCGTACTGGTCCTTGCCGCGTTGGGCCCTGGCGTAGTAGCCGAGGTAGTCCACGAAGACCAGCTGGGCGACCTCGCCGGTCTCCTCCGCGAACTCGTCCATGAGGGCGCCGAACTCGCTCGAGGACACCATGTTCTCGTCAACAAGCCGCAAGAGCGGGAAAAGATTCTCCAGTTCCGTATCGCTCATTGCCGGGTGGAAGAACCGGGCGATGCGCCGCAGCCGGTTCCACGTCTCCGCCACGGTCAACTCAAGAGTGATGAACAAGCAGGGGAGATTTCGGTTGTAATAGGCGATACATGCCAGTATGACCGATTTGCCCACCCCTGTTCTGGCAAGCGGGACAGTTACGGACCCGGGGCGCAGGCCTGGCTTCAGCAGTGCATCGAGGGTGGGCCAGCCGAGCTTGATGCCTGGCTTGGATGACTCCAGTTCGCGCAGTTTCCACGCGGACTCACCCACGGAGTAGACACGCTTGTCGCGCATGTCCGCTTCAGCGAGCTGGGCCATGATGTCGGCCCAGCCATGGTTCTGCCCGGGGGCCAACCAGTCCGACCAGTCCTTGACGTCGGGAACCTCCACGACGCGCGCCTTGGCCCCCAGGACGTCCCGTAGCTTCAGGGCGGCCCGCTTCCCGGTGTCGTCGTTGTCGAGGCCGATGTAGACCCTCTTGGCGTTCTCGAAGTAGCGCGCGAAACCCTTCTGTCCGTCCGGCCATGCCTCAGCGCCGGCAAGCCCGACCACGCGGATCTTGCGGGCACGTACATCCGGCGAAGCGGATAGACATTGCTGGCAAATAAGACAATCCATCTCGCCCTCTGTGATGAGGACGAACTCTGCGCCGCGCAGGGCATCGGCGTTATACAGACGGACGTTCTCGCCAGGCGTGGTGACGTACTTCCCGAGCGGGTCCTTGCCGCGCAGCTGGACGACCTGCTGGCTGGACAGGTACGGGATGACGATCTTCCCAGAGAGGAACTCCCAACCCTTCTCGTTCAACAGCCCGGTCTCGCGGACCTCAGCCCGGGTGTACCCGCCAGGAACTCCAACACCATCCAAGCCGTCGATCAGGCTGACGCCGCGGGGGTGGTAGCCGAACCGCGCCTTGGCGATCGTGTCGTCGGAGAGGCCGCGGTGGCGCAGGTAGTCGAGCATCGGGGTGTTACCAGCCAAGGCAGCGACGGCGGCCGTGAGATAGAGCTCGTTGATCTCTAGTCGGCGGGACGGCTTGAACGCGGGGGCCGACTCCTTGACTTCATCGCCGAAGTGCTCAAGCAGTGTCCGATATCCACCGGATTGTCCGCATATCTTGCAATCGAATCCACCAGACTCAGAGTTGATGTAGAGCTTGCCCTTACGGTGGGACTCCCCGCAAAAGAAACACTGGAGGGTCAACTCCTTGCCGCTGGTCCGGTAGACCTCCAGGCCCTTGGTCTTGAGGTAGGTCTCGATGTCTTCGGTCATACTGAACGACCTCCTCTCGTGGGTGGGCGGGAGATCCGGCAGACAAGCAGCACACTTGCCTGCCGGATCTGATCTGAGGGACGCCATGGTGGGTCGTTTACAGACGAGCGTTTCGGGCTTTCACCTAGCGCTGCCGTCCCGACCTAGCCGGGGATCACGCCCGTCCGGGCGACTAGTACAAACTCGGACATATCATCAGAAAGGAGGCTCCGAGTCGTTCGCCCACGGGTCAGCAGAGTCGTTCGCGTCCGCAGCGGTCGCGCGGGCGTCAACGATCGTGCAGTAGTAGCCGAGCGTGCCGTCCTTCTTCTTCTGCGGTGCCTGATGTGCAACAAGCACCTCGCAGACAAGCCCTTCAACGAGGTCGGTGTCGACGTCCTGGCCGACCTCCACCGGAGCGCCCTGCAGCGACTCGTACAGCACCTTCGCCACCGAGTCGGCCCGGGTGGACACCTTCGCGTCGGAGTCGACGTTGATGGTGTCCCCGGAACTGTCGCCGGCGGTGATCTTGAAGTTCCAGCGCCACTTGTCGAACGTCGCCTTCTGTCCCACACGGGCCGTGCCGTTCTTCACCGCGGCGTGATGGGCCTTGTACTCGAACTCGACCTTTGTCTCCACCACGGACTCCAGGCGGGCGCGGAGCCAGCCCTCCTCGAAGTGGTATTCGGACTCTTCAACGACTGTTGCCTTGGCCATGCGTTCCTCTTCCTACGTGCGTGATCGAACGGTCAGCTGAGCGCCTTCTTGCGGGCGGTCACCGCGCCGGTGTGCTCGTCGTGCCAGTCGGCCTTGTCCTTGTGAGCGATGTAGAAGTCCTTCAGTCCTTCAGGACCATCGATCGCCGTGATGGCCTTGATCCGCTCGAGGTAGTCGATCTCGTCGCTGGCGACCACCCCGCCGAGCTCTTCGGTCGTCAACGCGATCGCCTCGTAGTGAGCCAGTTCCCCCTCAGAGACAACCGGCTCGGCCGCGACAGCGGTGATGGCATCCTCTGCAGCGACCTGGGCGGCGATCGCAGCCTTCGGATCCTCCTTCTTCACGGCAGCCTTCTTGGCCGCCTTGCGCGGAACCTTCGTGGCGTCCGGCTCTACCGCACCACCCTTGATGTCCGGGCCGGCGACGTCGGCAGCAACCTGGTCAGCAGGGGTCTGTTCGGTCACTACAGTGGCCTGGCCGTACTTCGCAGCCTGACCTGCCAGAGCGTCGGTGATCTGAGTGAAGTCGCTGGACTTGAACTCCACTGACGTCTCATCCAGCAGGCCCGCGGGGGAGCGCAGGATCGGGAACTTCGGTGACGCACGCCAGGAGATCTTGCGGACAACCTTGCGCGAAGCCTGGGCCTTGGCCTTCTCGGCATCGCTCGCGTTATCGTCAACGCCGATGCCCCAGTCGGTGTGGATCCACCCAATGAAGGGAAACTCCTTGGGCAGGTCGATCTTCGTGCCGCCAATCAGGTCAGGCTCGTACTCCTGAGAGTCAAACTTGTCCTTGAGGTGCACGTTGACGATGACGTGCAACGGCAGTCGCTGGAGCTTGTCGAGGATGGTGGACATCGACGCCTTCAGGTCGCCCCACGCCTTAAAGCCATCCATGGACGTCATGCCATCACGGCGCATGATGCCGTTGGCCACGTGAGCGGACAGGACGGAGAAGGTGTCCACCACGACCGTCTGGTACGGGAAACTCGGCCGCTGGGCCTGCAGGGCCAGGTAGTCGAGGGCCTCGTTGGCGGCCTTCTCGGAGGGGATCTCGATGTACGGCGTGCCGGTGATCGCCAGCGATGCGGCACCACCACGGTCGGCCATCAGGAAGATGGGCGCGGGTGCCTGCGCGGCGAAGGGGGTCTTGCCAGACCCAGGCTGGCCAAACAGGAGGATTCGGTAGCGGTCCTGTCCGTCCAAGAACTGACTGAACGAGGCCGTCTTAATCGTTATCGGCATCGAGTTTCCCTTCGATTGATGTGCGCATGAGATAATCGACTGCATTTAGTAGGAAATCGGCACTATCTCGAAACCCGCCCAGCGCCCTGTTACACGCTCCGCAGAGCAGGCCCCGCACGTACCCGGAAGTGTGGTCGTGGTCGATTGAAAGACGGCGGTCGTCCTCAACTCCAGAGCAGATGGCGCAGACACCATTTTGGTCGGCGAGCAGCACATTGTATTCATCAGGGGTTATGTTGTATAACGCCATGATGTAGTTTGACCGAATCTGATCGCGCAGGTCCGGATCATCGCGATACTTCTCACGTCGCTTCTTCCGTCGGTCCGATGCCCATTCCGGGTCAATTCGTGACTTGTGGGCTTTCCAATCCGCGTGCTGAGCCCTCATGTAGTCTCCGTAGTCACGGTCGGCTACCCTGCGCTTAGTCCGAAAACAGGAGACGCACAGTTCCGTCGCGCTTGAGTATTGTCGACGCTCCGGGTGGCATGTCGAAGCAATCAGACTTACGCGCACCTTGGCCAGATCCCCTGGCACGTGACTTTCTTGACCGTATGCTCTTCGTGGGCGGCCGTGAGTTCTTCGATACTCCGCGCCTATGGCGCGCTGCCGAAGAACAAAGTCAGGATCCTGTCGGCGCCTCGCCCTGTAGCAAGGCTGACATAACCCCTCGCCAGTAACCTTGGCGCGCTCAGGGTGGCAAGTTGCCCGGGGTGACGTCTTCCGGCGAGCTCGCTCAAGTTCAGCGAAGACCGGATCGTCACGCCGGCGCCTAGCTACATAACACGACTGACATAGCCCGTCACCAGTAACCCTCGCCCGCAGCGGGTGGCATGTCGCGCGAGGAGGAGACGACCTTGCGACATCAAGCTTCGCTGTCATGCGATGTCTCCGTTGGTTGCCTTGGGATACTTCTTCCGCGGGTGCGTCTTCCGGTACTCGAGCACCCATGCCGCCTGGTAGGCCCGCATCTGCTGCGCATACACGGGGTCATCCCGGCGCCGGCGGGCGTTGTAGCAGGACGGGCACAGTCCGTCCCGCGTCACCTGCGCTCGTGACGGATGGCAGGTCGCCCTGGGGGCGTTCGCTCTAGCCATGGGTATTTACGGCTCCTTTTCGATAACCCCGATGCGCCGCAGATCGGCAACAAGATTCAGATGAGCCCGATGGTCCGATGGGCCGAAGTGAGTTCCCACCGTGCCGTTGCCGTCCTCGCCGTAAATGACGACCCCGCACTTGGTCTTACGCATCCGAACTCCACAGTCGAGAAGCCCCTTCAGGAGTTCCTTCGATTGCTCAGGCAGGCCCGACCGGGCGATCAGTCGGCTCAGGTCCGGCCTAGGCGGGGGCATCTGGCTCACTGATCCGGTCAATCTCGTCGACGAGGCAGGCGATAGCCTTCTCGAGGTCATGCACGCTGGCTGCATGCCACAGGTAAGTCAGCGCGTTCCCGCAGTTGAAGTTCCAGTGCCGGGCGATCTGGACGCACTCCACACCAGGACCGCCCGTCCACTGGGATCCGCTGGGGCCCATCACGTCCGCCACCGCAAGCGCCAGGCGCGCCTCGTCGTCTGCGACCTGAGCCGTGTAAGCCGAAGCGTCCGCCTCGGCCCACGCGTCCGATTCGTTGCGAGCTTGCAGTGCGCTGGTCACACGGCTCACCGGTGTGTCCGCGACAGCGCGGATGAGCTCCCTGGTATTGAGCAGCACCTGTGCAGTCATAAGCTGGTTGACTGCGCGGAAATCATCGAGGTAGCCGGCCTGAAGCCCAAGCGCGGCGGCCACGCTCAGTTCGGCGACCGATCGAGCGTCATCCTCCCAGCCGGGCAGCAGGCATATGGCCTCCGCATGGGCAGCGATCCAGGCCACATCCTCACCGAGCGACTCGCGTGCACTAAAGCGATGCGTGCCGTCGGCGAGTTCCTCGAAGGACACCCCTTCGGGCAGGATTCCGCGATCCAAGTCCCGCTCGACAGGCTCGAACACGTCATGCCCCCAGTCGCAGAGCACACTGAAAGCCGTCGTGGATGCAGGGAAGTTGAACCGGGGGACACCGACCATGGGGCCGGAGATGAAGATCCTCATCAGTCGTCAACACCTTCCTGGAAGTCGGGCAGTGGGGCCTGGCCGCAGACGTCCCGCCAGGCGCAGAAGTTGCACTTCTTGGTGTCCGTCGTCATGGGATGCACGCCGGCGCGCTGAGCGCGGATGTACTCACGGATGTGCACCATGAGGCGGCGGTAGTGAGCCTCAGTGCGCTGACCGGTGTTGTGGGCCTTGAACTCGCCGTTGCGGATCGCCAGCCACCTGCCGGCACGTCCCATCGGCGGATGATCTTCGGGGGTTCCGCCCCACATACTCAGCCCCTTGGACTCGACACGGTCCATAAGGTCGTAGAACGACGGCATGGCCAGGAAGTCCGTCCAGAACGCATCTTGCAAGGACGCGTAGGAGTAGACGGTCCATTGGTTCGCGTATTGGAGATGGTCAGGCCGAAGGCCCGTTTTTAGGTCATCTACTGAGAGGTACGGAATGCCATAGTTGAAGCGAATCCCGAGGCGGTCCACGGTGCCGTGCAAGGTGTGGTCTTCGCCGTCGATCCTCAGTGGCACGTTGAAGGTGTGCTCGACGCCGAGCAGGACGAACTTGTCGTGACGGATCCACTCCGCGGCCGCCTTGATACCCGCCCTGCCCTGAGCAAGATCCAAGGCCCAGGTGTGCCCGCGCACCCACTCGTTGGGGAACCCTTCACTGATCTCTGCGGCGTGCTCAGGGGACCAGTAGTGCTCGAAGGTCGCCAAGGCCACCTTCTCAGCGTCCTCGCGGCCCTCATGGTGAAGCTGCTGGAAGATCTGCATGGCGTAGTGGATGTGGGTGCCGAGGATCGTCGCCGACAACCTGGCCGGCTCGATGCCGTTGGCGCGGCCGAGGATGTCATAGTGCTGGCGCGCCGCACAATACGAGAAGGACGACAGTGAACTCTGGCGGATGAGGATTCGACTCACGCCCCCCCGGTGGCATGCGCATTGCGCTTGCGCAGGCAAACCTCGACGGAATCGGGGATGACGTCCTGCCTGCTGGTTTCACCGGCCATCGCATGCAGTTCGCACGGCCGACGGCCCCACCAACCGTGGTTGCGGCAGCTCGGGTCATCACCCTCCTGATGAGCACAGGAACAGCACCAGCAGTTGGTGCGCTGCACCATGGACCACGACGTCGTAGTGAGGTGTCGTTGCTCGATGACACCGTCATCCCAGCGCACCTCGTCCCACTCCATGACCCCGGTCGCGGCGTCGTAGTGGTAGGCGGTGCGCTGGGATGGCTGGGGGTTGATGTTCGCCTTGTTGTAGGCGATGACGTTCACCACTCCACCCTGGACAGCAGAACGTGCCAGCCCGCGCACAGCGGATGCCTGCAGGTGGGGAACCTGTCCTTGTGGTCGACGTCACGATGCCACTGGGTGAGGACGGCCTCGAACTCGACAAATGGGGAGAAATCCGCGGGCTCCACCACGGTGGACAGGCGGTCCTCGAGGATGTCCATCGCCGTGTTGATCGCGCCGGCGCCGATGGGGTTCGACGGGTACTGCTCAGCGAGGAACTCGGCCAGGCGTGAAACCTGAGACTCGAGCGTCTCGTGGGTGGTGGGCATCCGTCTCCTTCCATGGGTACAAAAAGAGGGCGGCACCCACACCGCGGCCGAGGCCGTTCGTTGGATGCCGCCCTTGGCTCTTCAGCTCTGGGGGCCGTGGGAACCTCGTGGTTCGCCGCCGGCGACCTACTGCTCAGGTCGTGATGAAGTTGTGGTCTGTACCGTAGCTCCCGCCTCCGACGCTCTTCGGCCGCGACGTTCTGACGGGTCGGTCAGGGCGCCGTCTGGTCATAGCGGACGAACCACTCTGCGCGACCGGCCACAACGTCTCACCCGGTCACCACTATTCCCTCCGCCTGCCTTCAGGGTCATCTTGTGGGGAGACACCGCATCGCAGGGGTGACAGGAACGAACAGGAGCTGGTTGACGTGGTGGGCACCAACGAAAACCCGGTCAAGTCGGACAATTCAGCCGAGCGTGAGATCAACTCACTCGGCGTCGCACTCCTCGGGAATGCCGAAACCGCGAACTTGCGGCGCATCTCGATGTTCAACCTCCGGGCTGGCATCGAGGCTATCCGCGGATCGTACGGCGGCCAGCTCGTCATCGTGGCCCCGCACAAGCCGGGGGATCCGATCGAGTTCATCTACGACGGCATGGCGACCCGCCGATAACCATGAGGATCTCCTTGATCGCCGACCTCGACGACGGCACACGTGAGTACGCCACCACGGTGACCTACTGGGATCTGAGCCGCAACGAGCTCGGTCAGTTCGCCGCCATGCTCGCCGTGCGCCTCGCCGATGAGCTGCTCATCCCGCACACAGACCATGACAGCGCGAAGGCCATGACTTGGGAGTCACGGCCTTGGCACTGCGTCACCTCTGACAGTGGATGCACTCACAGTTCTACCAGCGCAGACGACCCTGTCAAGCCGAACGGGCCCCACCCGACTTGATGAACCCCACCGGCGCCGTGTCGGGGTCAACCTCCCACGCGATGCCCGCCAGGACGGCCCCCTCGAACGTGGCGTAGCACCAGAACCGGCCGATCGCCCGGAGGTCATCCACGGGCACCTCCACGAGGCGGAACAGGTACTGGGGGCGCACCTGCACCTGGTAACCGGCCGCGGTCTTCACGATCCACCCACCAGAGATCTTGACCAGCTCGGGGGGAAGAATCATACGAAATATCCCTGGTTCGTCGTCGAGCCCTGTCCGCCGAACGTGGTGTACGCCAAGACGCAGTCCGTCACGAAGACGAAGCATCCACTACCGGTCATCAGGTTGAACCATCCCTCGTTACCAGTGAGACCCGCCGCCTCTGCGCTGTTGAACCGGACCGCGGTCTTCAGCGTGTGAATCCCGGCGACATTGGGGAGCACCAAGAGTTCCGACTCCCCATACGCCCACCCGAAGCACCGTCCGGTGAAGATCCCGATCGTCACGGCGTCGATCACCTGTCCAGGATCGAACGTGTTGCCCTTCGTGCTGCTTGTCTCGACTCGGATCGTCAGATCAAAGACGAGGCCCGCCTTCGGGTCGAAAGGGGGAAGCGAAAGGCGAATCATCCCAGCCCTCCGACGCCTACGCGCTCAACAAACCTGTAGCGCGAAGGCAGAACCTCGATCGTACAAGTAATCTTCTTAACAGTAGCCGTCTGGTAGATGGTCGTATCGTTCGTAACCTCTCCAATCTGTTGATTCTGCCCAGTATAGATTTCGCTGCCGACAACCGCCAATGTGATCGGCCAATGATCTGTAGAGAATGTCGATGTCACCCATCCTGTATCTTGCCCGACGTGACCCCCCGCAAGTTCACCGCCCAAGGCCTGTGCCCGGACGATGCCAGACCTGAACAATGCGCTCGATTGCGGGTGATGGGCATCGGCTTCGCTTGTGTTGCGCATATAGGGCAGCGATGGTAGCTCGACCAGGTAGGCAAGGTCCGGCTCCGCGAGCGGCACAATGCCTGCATAGTTGTAAGCATCGGAGTTCGCTTCCCATTCGACCGTAACACTGACTGGCGAAAGGTTAGTTCCGTATCCGTTTCCCTCGTATTCGACGTCGCAGCCATCGGGGCGCGTCGTCGGGCCAATGGCATAAACGCCAGCCGCGTCTAGGCTTTCACTTCCAAACTGGAAGTACGAGACCTGCCCTGAACTCGTAAAGAGCGTAGGAGAACCGTCGGGTTGCCACGTATAGGCCCCAAAGTGGCTTGCGGTCCGGAGTGGCCCGCCATCCCATTGCGTCGGGATTCGCCCCGATTCATCCATAGAGAGAAAATTGAAGCCGCGGGCCGTGATGTCCTCGAAGGAGGCAAGCCCTAACGAATTGGCCGGAACATATCCCTCCCACCAGAACATGCGGAATCTCCCTGACAAGTATGACGCTGTCACGGGTGGTGGCTGCACCCAGGGCGAACCACTCGTCAGTGCTATACCCCTGGACTCATCCGCACCCAACGCGCTGTAGGGCCAGGAGCCAACTTCGTATGGACCGTCCGCTGCACGGCTCGTGGGGGCTGCCCCGTCCACGTCGTGGAGGCCATCCTTGAACGGGTAGGCGAGGTTCAGGACGTGCGGGCCCTTGACGGACTGGAGGATCGACGGGCGGTACCTGGTCACGAGAAGTACCCCTGGTTCACGGGAGCTCCCTGCGCACTGGCGGGCGCATAGGTCACGATGCAGTCGGTGACGAACACATAGGTGCTCGCGAGTGCAGTGAGGCGAAACCACCCCTCCCCGCCCGTCAGGCCGACGGACTCGGGAAGGGTGAACCGCGCCTGGGTCCGGAAGGAGAAACCGCCGGACTCAGGCGCAATGACGGCGTCCACGCTGGCGATGGCCCAGCCAACGAAGTCCCCGGCCCAGAGTTCGACGTTGAACGCGTTGAAGGCGCCGCCTGGTTGGACGCCCGCCGACCCACCGACCCGGGCGAAGCACACGAAGTCGAAGGCGAGCGGCTGCTTCGGGTCGAAACTCGGCAATAGAGCCTTAATCATGAGTTTTGCGGCTCGGAATAGAAAGTGACGAAGACGCCCGACCGAGGGTCGTCGCTGAAAGGGCGATATGCCCAGTCGGCAGGAGTGTAGGCGCCGTACTGAGCCTGGGTCACAGGTCCGTAGCCGGAATTATTTCCGTCCTTGAACGGCACTGCCACGGTGATGTTCTTGGCGTCGGCGATGGACTGCTCAACCGCGGGGCGGTAGGTCGCCATCAGGGCACGAGTTCGCTCGGGATGGATGCGCCCAACCCGTTTACCGCCAGCACCTGGATGGCAGTGGCGCCCACAACTGGGACCGTGTACGCGCTCATGCGAGCGTGAAGTCCGCGGGAACGGACTCCCCGAGCGTGTTGACGGCGACGACACGGGCGGCCACCAGCCCGGCCGGAACTGTTGCCGACGTCTCGCCGGCGGGAACCTTGTACTCAACCACCGCGCCTGCTGTGTCCAAGGTGGTGACAACGTAGCCGGTGATCGCTGATCCACCATTCGCGGGCGATCCCCACGAGCACAACCGCGGAGCGCCCAGGGTTCGGACACGCAAGAATACGGTTGCGCCACTTCCCCCTGGAGTGAGGTTGGCAAACATGTCAGCCGAGTTGACCGCGGTGGTTACTGTGCCGGTGTCTGCCCGGAAATAGCCGCGGTTTCCGGTGGCGTGCGAATGTTCTAGAACAGGAACGTCCGCAGTCGTGCATTGCACCATCGAAATATCATCTCCGATACGCGCGTCAGTCCACACAGAAGCATCATTCGCAGACGAAGAGATCGCAATGACAAAGTCGCCCAACGCCGCCTGCAACCCGGGAGTGGCATACCAGTAGGTGTTGACTCCGGCCGATTCGGCACTCAGCCCCAAGATCGCCCCCCACGGCGCGGCGGTTCGATAAGCGGCAATTATGAACGCGAAGGGACCGCCGGTGGCGGCCGACAAGGGTTGGCTAATCGCAGTTTCCGACGCCGTAGCGATCTTCCACCAAATCTCTGCGCCGGCTGGCCCTACACCGGCGCCATAAGTTCCCCCGCCACCGCTGATGCTAGCCCCCTGAGTGAAACCGCAGGCAGCAAAGGCGGATGACACTGCAACCGGTCGGCCCCACGCCATCGCGACGAGTAGATCACCGGCCTGCCACCCCGCCGGCAACGCGATGTCGAGGGTACCAGTCGGCCCATCGGACCAGCAGGGAGTTCCTGCGCTGACTAGCGTGATCGCAGCGGGCATATCAAACCACCGTCAGGTTGATGGGGGCCGCAGGTGGGCCAGGGAAGAGTGTCGGCGTGGTCGCCAACGAGCCGTCATCTTGGACGTGGACGGCGAACCGTGATCCGTTCGGGCTGGTCAGGATCGTCGTAGCCGGCGCGCCACCGCCAAGTTCGACCCATACGCCAGACCGCTTGGCGTGAAGCACTGAACCGACGATGAGTGGGTAGCTCTCCGGGTAACCTGCTGGATCCGGCAAGGACAGCGCGGTGTCGAGCGTGAACGACATGAAGCGCATATTCATGTCGGAGCTCATCGGCTTTCCGGTCACTGCCGGCATACCGGTGTCGCGCCAAGTACGCACCAGAGGCGTGGCCAGGTCCCATTCAGACGTTCGCTCGACAACCTCATGCACAAGGCTCGCCGAGGAGTAGATCCCTGGATACACGGTGCGGTACAGCCGCCACGACCGTGCCGCGGTCAGATCAATGGCGGCCGAAAGTGTGACGTTGACGGCATAGGACCGGATGCCGGTGTTCACCTGCGGAGGAGAGTTGCCGGGATCAGAACTGCACGGGTCAGCGGGGACAGTACCCAGGTCGGTGTAGGTGGTCGTCGGAGAGTTGACGATCGCGATCCTGGTGTACCCGGGCTCCGTGGTGCCCATGCGCCAGATCCGAAAGGAATCAGCAGCCCCATACGCGGGCAGGTCGAGGACGACCTTCGTGTCGCCAGCCTGCAACCCGATGACGACCGCGGGCCCGAGCGGCGTCTCCTCGGTGCCCTTGATGGCCGTCAGCCCGTAGTAGTAGATGCCCGGCGTGAGCGTACCGGTTCCTTGGCCGCTGGACAAGCCGGGCATACCTGGAGAGACAAGAAGTGCAGGTGTGACGAGCTCGGCCTCAGCACTGGCTACCGACTCGTTGCCGAACTCGTCCACAACTGCGTACCGGTAGAAGTACGAGAACCCGCCCTGCATGACGCCTGCCCCCAGCAGCAAGCCGGTAGTAGGCGCTGGATCCGTCGCCCCGGTATCCGCCCGAACCCTGTAGTGATGGTCGTGAGCTTCTACTGCGGCGAGAAGCCGGTCCAAAGTCAACCTGTCTAGGCCGGTGAACTTCTGCCCGTCCTCGTTGATGGTTCCCGGGACAGATCCGCCAAAGTGCGACAATTTGAAACGCGGGGTCAGGCCCATCAGAGTCCTCCAAAACCAGTTGGTCGAGTTTCAAGAACCTGAGCATCCGTCGAGACTTCCTGGCCCAAGTCTTTATATGCGATGCCCGCGAAGATGAAATGATGTTGTAGGACTGCCCCGATCGAGCCAGACTTGACGCCAATATAGACGTAGGCGCCGATGTAGTTCCCCTTAGGGTTGCGGTGCCACTGCCAGACGCCTGTGTTGCAGTCGGGGATCCACCCGCTGCTCGAGTCGTAGTCGGTTCTGATCGCGGTGCTTGTCGCGATCGCGGGCGGCGCCATGAACGCGACCTCGAACATAATCGGCTCAGCGATTCGCACCGAGGTCGTGCCCTTTGTGTCGATGGTGTGCGTCGAAAAGGCCAGCCGTGCGGAGTTCTGCTGCTGGGCCGCTCGAGCAGCGTTGCCGGACTCCTGGGCGACGATCAGGTCGAAGAACCCCATCAGGGCGTCTCCCCCAGTCCGCCACGGGACCACTCGGGGCCGCCCTGAAGAGTGTCGACGTAAGCGATCGTCGTGGAGTTCAACGTAGCCTTGTCCATCGCCCATTTTCCGTCGGGGTCGTCACCGAGCCAGTATGTGGCCAACGTGTACTCCCAGTTGCCGCTCGACAGGTCGTTGTTGCTGCTGATGCCCTTGACGTAGTGGACGAACCCTTCCGAGGTGGTGCGCTCGAAGACCTGGATCTGGTCGTCGATCTGGATCCCTGGGAACGCAGAGATGATGACCCGGTCTTGGCGGTACGTGAAGAGTTGGCGGACGGCGATCAGGTCGGCCATCACGCGCGCCTCGCCGATGTTCGCCAGGTGCTGGTCGGTCCATCCGGAGATGCGCCGCATGCCGGTCGGGTTGGGGTTGTAGCCGCCGACCATTGCCCCCAGCTTCCCCACCTCGTTGGCAACAAAGATCCCCTCACGAACGTTGCGCGACTGGATCGAAGCGTCCAGACCAAGAAGCACCTGGCGCTCGTCGATAGTGAACAAGCGGTTCGTACGGCCCGGGTTGGGTGCCATTCCGCCGATCCAATTGCCCTTCGACCAAATATTCGGCATGCGCCATTGAGCCGCGCCGGTCTCGTCAATGAAGAATATAAACCCCACCATATCAGCCACGTAGCGAATCGTGTCAGCAAGACTTTTCTTATCAAAGTTCGCCGCGGTCATCTGCTCCGGAGGTGCCGTTCCTGTCTGTAGAAAATCACCCCAGACGCGACCCGGGACAACAGCACCCAGCACATCGGTATCCGGGCAAGCCGGAGCGAGAAGGTGCCGGCTTCCGTCGCTGTGCAACTGATAGGAGTCCGACGGCCAGTAAAGCCCTGCCCACGCGCAGCAGAGCTTCACTATGTCCGTAAAATCCAGGATCATGCCGGGGTTCGACCCTGCCGGCCCCGGCGTAAGGTTGACCTGGGAAATGTCGGTAACAACATTGGAGCGATTGACCGGGCCCCACGCGGCAACCTCACGGATCCCCGCACGGTACTTCTGCCCCGGCAATCCGAAGTCCTGCAAGTTGCCGAGCCATAAACGGACCAACTGAACCTCGGCGATCGGACCAATCTCGATGACATGCTCTCCCTCACCGCCCAAGCCGCCCACCGACGCCACGTATGGAACTCCGACTTCATACCGGCCACGACCGTCCCGCTCGTAGGGCATCCGCGCCCCCCCCACCCAGGCCCCGCCCACCTTCACGGAGATGTACGCGTTGTAGCCGGAGCCAACAGTCCAGAAGCGAACCTGCGAGACGGTGCCGGAGACTGCGAAGTCGACGTACTCGTACGCGGAGCGATACCCCGACGACGCGTTGCCGACGCTGAGCCAATAGCTTGCTGGGTTGTTATCGAACGCCTCCGCCAACGCATGCCCATAGACCCTGGCCCCCACGTACGCACTCTCCGGCCACAGATCATCACCGCTGCCGACCGCGGACGCGGCCAGGCGTTCGGTGTTGTTCGTTGTCACGGTCCGCTGAGTCTGGGTGGTGATCTTCTCCGACCAGTCACGGAACGTCGTCGGGTAGAAGTCGTCCGGGACGACGGGCAGGAAACTCATCTGATCCATGAGGAGTCGCCCCGTATCGCGACAGGTGCACGACAACGTGCCATCAGCGGAAAGCTTGACCTCATCGATCATCCAGACCCCGGTCAATGTCAGGTGCGGATCAACCTCAGGTGCCACGCTGGCGTCAAACCCGTAGCCTTCAAATGTGCGTAAAATGTTGTCCGGCATCAGCATATTCACCCACTCGTTCGGGGTATGCCCCCAACGTGCGGAGAACTTCGCCGTGCCGCGGCCCGCCGTAAAATATCCGGGACGGTCCAGGTCCATGTTTTGTGGCTTCTGGCCCAGCGGCAGCGGCGAGGTGTTGTAGAACTCGATGGTGGCCGACGCGACGTCGGTGTCAGTGGAGCGTGACCAGGAGATGCTGGCGACGTTGGGGAGCTCCTTCGGCGCATCCTCAGCCGTAAACAAGAAGTCGGCGTACGTGTTAGTGATGGGCTCACCGTGGGTGGGGTCAATCCCTGACGGGTACGGGTTGAACGACGGTACGTCGCCGCCGAAGATGGCCGGCACCCGGCGGAACGTCGACTGCATCGCGAACGTGTCCAGACGCATCTTCGGGTGCTGCACGGTGACCCGCCCGAACGGGCGCCGCTTGCTCCCCGTATAGTCCCCCGAGCGCCAGATCTTCTCCATGTCGTCCGGCAGGTTGCCCCTCACGGCGTCGGCCCCCCGTCGCCGACAGTTGCACTGGACACCGAGATGACGATGGCCGTGATGGTGTACGTGTGATACCAGTAGCGACCCACGCGCATCTTGTCCCCCGGATCCGGTTTGAACTCCTGCAGCACAAGAATGAGCCGACGCCCGAAATGGTCCCAGAGGAACAGCCTGCCTTGGCGGTCGTAGACCCAAGACCGCAACGCCTCATAATGGGCAGCATCCTTGATGGCCCCCGTGAACGACCAGCTGGACGGCTGGCGCATCCCCTCCCACATGAGCACCTGCCCGTCGACGGCCGTCGTGCCCTTGGAGGTGATCGTGCGGATCGGGAACGGCGACGTCATGGCGTGCGGGTTCCACGCGAACGTGTACGTGCCGGCCGGCGTCGGATCACTAGGATCCTGGAACTTCCAGCGGAGGACGCCCATCAGATCTTCCTTCCGGTGGAGGCCATGACGACCTGCGCGCCAGCCCCGAGATACGTCTTCAGGTACTCGACCACCTGCTCGAGCGGGGCGCCGTTGATGTTCACCACGTTGTTCGAGTTGGAGTAGTCACCCACCTGGGTGGGCGCGCCCGACTGCATGGCACGGCGCACCTCGTAAATGGTGGGCAGCTTGATGTCCCCGATGTTGAACTGCCCCTGCAGCGCGTCGCCCGCCGACTTCAGCAGCTTGTCAACCTGGTCGAGATCTTCCTGCTGCTGGCGGGTCTTCACGGCGATTGCCGCCAGCCGGTCATGCTCGCTCTGCAGGTAGCCGATGTACGCCGTGTGGGTGATCCGACCCAGGTCTTCAGCGGTCTGCAGGTCGGAGATGCGCTGGCTGAACGCCGCCTGCTCTGCCGATGCCTGCGTGTGCTTCAAGTCCAGGGAGTCCTGGCTGAGTGTGTCGACACCCTGCCCAGATGCCCGATCTGCAGCGAGCTGGTCCTGGGCCTTCTTGACATCGTTGATCGCCTGCGCCACTGGGTCAGTGATGTCCGACCCCAGCTGGCGGAGCCGGTCTACCTGGTCGCGTTCCTGCTGAGCGAACTCAGCCTTCGCCTCCACCAGCGCAGTCGACGCGTTCCAGTAGTCCTCAGTGCCCACCCTCGTCAGACCCAGATTCCGCGTCGCAATCTCGATACCAACCTTGGCCTTGTCGATGCCGGACCGGTCGCCGGCGATCGAGTGGCTGTCGACCGAGTTGGCGATCCCAACCACATTTGCGGCCTGCTGAAGGTTCAGTTGCGTGATCTGGTCCCGATACTGGCCCGCCTGCGCATCCCCCGCCGGCAACTGAGCCATCAAGTTTTGCGTGTTGGCGATCTCCTGGGCTGTCCGGGCGAGCTTGTCGCGAGGGTCAATGTTGGCCATCCGGTTGGCATTTTGCCCGGCGATGACGGCGCTTACGTACGCGTACTGAGCGTCCGTGACCGCCTTCTGTCCTGCCGAAAAAGCGGCCGTATCCTTCGTGAGCACCGTCAGTGCGAGCTTGGCGTTATCTAGTGAGGCGGCCGCCATGCCAATCGAGTCGCCAGGGTTGATGTTCTTCAGGTTATTGTTCTGCTGCCGGCTCAGCGACTCCATCTTGTCGCTGTAGTCCTTCGTGTTCTGAGCTTGCTGGGTAGCCATCTCCCCGGCGGCAAGTTGGGAGTTCAGTGCGGCAACCCGGTCCGCCGCAGATTGTTCGATCGCGGCCTGCGCGGCTGCCGCTTTTTTATATGGGCGAGAATCGTTGTCGTTTAACTTCCCTTTTGGCCACGGATTTTGCGCCAATTGAGCCTCAGTGTCTGAGGAGATCTTCGCCATACCTTCACTGCGAATGTTAGCTTGCTGCGTTCTTTCTGCATCGAGAACAGACTGGTCAATTGCGTTCGCGCCGTGGATGTTGTCTGGAGTCAGATAAGACTTCTGCATGCCTGCAGCCGCCTGTAGATCGGTTACATTTGCATTGTACACGGCTACCTGCCCGGCGGTAACCTGGGCACCCGCGTGAGTCAGAATCCTTGCATCCTTCTCAGTCACGTAAGGGTGACTTTTGATGATCTTAGTCGCCTTGTCTTGCGCTTCTTGTAGGCCTTTAAGACCTACTGCTGCGCCCTGCGACTTACTGCCCGTATCAGCCTCAACTCCAGCTGCGGCTGCCGCTGCCTGGGTCGCCAACCCGTCAAAGATTATCGCTGCGTCGAGCTTTTGAGGACTGTATGTTTTCAACATCTCAGTGATCTTTTCCCCGACGAGCGAGTTTAGTTTTGCTTTTCCCTCCGGCGTCAGGCCAGGCGCCGCTTTATCTGCTACGTCCTGCGACGTCGCAATAAGCGTATTCAGCTCATCCGGGGTAATGACGTTATCTGCAAGAACAGACTGAAGGCGTGATGAAATATTTCTTTGAATTGCGTCAGATACTGCTTTGCTCTGATCTGCGCTCAATAGCGTTGCGTCAGAGTTGCCTTGAGCTTCCGCTGCCATCTTCACAGTCTTATACTGATCAGCCCCAGGAGGCGGGCCAGCAGGATCAACCTGCCCATTCGGAAGATACCTAGTGGCAGCAAGAGGATCGGGCGTGACGTTACTCGCGAAGAATCCGGCCGTATCGCCAATTGCAGAAAGTGTTGCAGAACCGATGTCAAGAACCAGTTGATCTCGCTGCGCAGGTGAAACGACAGCGACGGCATTCGGAGTACCGTTGGCACTATCAACGATATCGCCAATCGCCTTGTTAAGTACCTCGAGCGACTGCGCCGCAGTATAGGATTTCGTTTTTAGTATGTCCAACCCGGCAGTAATACCCTCAGCGCTAAAGTCACCGTTGAAAACACCGTCACCCTCGGTAGCCTTCGTATGTGCCCTGTCGTATGCCGCTGCACGTTCTGACTGAAAGACCGACTGCTTCTTCAATTCGCCATAGTCGGCGCCGGTCGTAATCGTTGCGATGGCCGCCGACGGAGCTCCGAGGATGTTGCTCCACGACATCGTGGTCATCTTCTCGAGTTCCTTCGCGGCATTTTCCGCGGCAGCTGCAGCGTCCCTCATTTTTTGGCCCGAGTCGGCCGCCGCTCCCTGGAGACTTACGTCCACGACTGCCTGGTCGGCCGTTTGCTTGTTCTGATAGCCGGCTACCGCCAGGCCTGCCACGATTGCGCCCGCGATGACAGCAGCGCCCTGGGGCGTGATCGCCAACGCCCACGCCTTTCGCAGCAGGCCGGGACCGCTTGCTGCAGCACCCACCACGGCCGCTTCCCGCGCAACCGAACTCCCGGCAACCGCAGGAGCGGCGCTTGCCGCAGCGGCCGCCACAGACCGCTCTGCCTGGAGAGCAGCGGTGGCGCTGCGGCGAGCCGCCAAGGCCTCAGTCTCGGCATTCATGGCGGCGTACCCGGAAGCCTGCGGCCTGGACGCAGAGGCAACGTAGACCGGCGGCAACGCCGTCGCCGCCGCGCGACCTTGATTCCATGCCGTCGCCGCATTTGCTTCAGCACTTGCCGTCCCGCCAAAGCGATTCCGCAAAGAGGCAAACATGGTGGACGGCACAAGTATCGGCGCAGTCGCGGCCGCCGCACCTACTACTGCACGCTCAGTAGCAACAGCAACTTGCGTACTTCGATAACCAATTCCTCCGACAGCCTGGACAGCTCTCGTAACCATTCCGGCTGGCGCCAACTTTTGAAAAAGGAGTGCCGCCAGGTAGATCTCACCTAGCGCAAGGGCAATCGAGCGCATCGGTCGAGGAAGGAGGTTAAACACATTGAGCAAGTTGGTGCCGGCCACAAGAAGCTGCCGGGTGCCATCAATAATCAGAACAATCCAGTCCAAAATGCCAGTCCCCGTCAAGGAAATCCCAAACTCAAGGAACGTCGACCCAAGCTCCTTCAACCGTGACCCGATGTTCAACATCACCTCGTCGAACGCACGCTCCCCGTTGCCAGGATCGCTCGTCGATCCCTTGGCTAAAGCCTCGATCTGCGACCAGTTCTGCAAGGTGATCGTGGCGACCTGCTGAGAACCGCCCTTACCGAACGAAGCAGTGAAGTCGTTCGTCTGCGCCTGGGTCAGGTTCATCTTCGACATCGCCGCGAAAATCTCTTCGTTGTTCTTCAAGCCACTAGTGTCCAAGCCGGCAGCTTGTGCGGCCTTCGCCACCACCTGGAACTCGCGCGACATGACCTGACGGAACTGGCCCGCCGTTCCCTCAGGGTTCTGCCCCGTCGTGGCAGCAGTCTGGGCAACTATCGCCATCAACTGTTCCGGGCTGAACCCGGCCGACTTACCCAGGGTCGCGATATTCGCGGTCGCCCCGAGAATCTCCGTCTGACCCTGGCCTGTGTGCTTGGCCATATAGGTGACGGCATCCTCAAGAACTGTGGCGCGTTCATTGCCCCACCCGAAAGCACGCAAGGCACCAGCGAGTTGAGTGTTAACCGTCAACGGATCCGCACCTGAAACCCGCGCCACACGCATAGCTATCGTGGTTGCATTTTTAGCGAGCGCCTCCTGCTGCTTCTGAGGAGCGTCCGCCACGCCATACAGACCCAGGGCCCGCGTACCCGCCTCGACGCCCACCGAAGGGGAAAACCCTGCTTGCGCCGCTGTTGCAGACAAAGATGAAGCAAGCCCGGCATTTTCTGCACGGTTGCGCCCGGTAGCAATATTGAGGTTCGTCAGCGCGCCCTCGTACGCAATGGTCTCCTGGGTGATCGACGCGAGTGCGTTTTGCAGCAGGGTCATTGCACGGTACGCGACACCATAGAACAGGGCAATGCGAGCCGTCTGGGCAACCATCTCGAAGAACGGCTTGCCGGGTTCTCCATTTGCACCGCCGCCCATCCCGAAGCCCTTTTTCAGTTGCTCCTTGATGCTCACCCGTGTTTCCATTGCTGGTAATTGCGCCAGCCAACCCGCGGAGTTCAAAGGTGGTACCAAAGGCTCGCCGTTAGCGCGAACTGCAGGGTCTCTAGGCTGGATATGCGCCATCCGGGCCGACATATCGATCCCGAAGTTCAGCCTAGCCTCAGCAGCAGTAGGGAGCGGATCGCCCTGGTTCCCAATACGCCGACTCGAACCGGGACCCGAAGCCGGATCGCTGTACCGAGTCTTGTTGGCCCGATACTGGGCTTTCATCTCCGCCCGGACGCGGCTGACTTCCTGCAGATCGGCGATCTCTGCCGGATAGGCCTTCTTTAGCTGGCCCCTCAGGCCGTCCCATTGCACGGACGCGAACCGGGACGGCCCAGTATTCGTGCTCAGCGGTACTTCCCGCCCGATTGACTGCACCATGCCGTAGTTGCGCCGCGCAACCTGCGCGTTACTCGCCGCCTCGTCGAGTTTCGCCTTAGCGTTCGCCTCAACCCGCCGCGCAACACTCAGTGACTGAACCCCTGGCCCACTGACGGCACCCGACTCAATCTGCGTACGCCTTGAGACTGCCGACGCATAGGACTCCTGCGCCTTCGCGGCTGCCGCGTTGGCCTTGTCGAGGTCCATGAGTGAACGAGACTTCAGCAGCGGCCTCGGTACCGCCCCCGCGCGCACATCCGCGCGCCGCAGGGCCTCCTGATCGGCGGCCGCCTGCGTCTGGGACGGGATCGCCCCAACCTGGCTGTCAACCCGGCTTTTCGCCTGACCGTTCAGGATCTGGCGCTGCTCCTCGAAGGTGAGCAGCTGATCCGGCGGGATCGCGGCGCGCCGCTCCGGGGTCAGCCCGCCCTCGGGATACCGGGTGGCCACCGCCTGCAACCGCTCAGCATCCGTCTGAGTACGAGCACCCATCGGACGATTCACCCGTCGAGCTGCGATCTCCAACTTGAGCGCAGCGAGCTCCTCCGCGCGAACCTCGTTGCTCTCACGGATCGCCTTGGCCTCATTCGTGCGCAGGTCCTTAACCCGCTTGATTTCTGCCCGGTCATCCTCCCTGACGGCAGCGATGTCCAACTTGTTGGTCTTGTTGAACGCATCCACCTCAGGTAGGGATATCCCGAACTGGGCAGACATCTCGCTGGCTGTGGCACCCTTGCCGCGGGCGGTGATCATGTCCTGCCGCTTGCCGGCGATCTCGGCTGCCCGTGTGCTGGCCTGGGTGGCCGCTGCATTCAGTGCATCAGCCGCGGCCTGCTGCTCGGCGACAGCGTCCTTATCGGCCTTTGCCTTAACGGCCGCAGCGTCCCTGGTGGCCTTGGTCTTGTCATCCTCCTTGGCGGAGGAAATTGCGACCCTGTTTTCCCTGTTGAATGCGGACACATCAGGTAGCGTCATCCCGAACTTTGACGCCATCTCGCTTACTGTCGCACCGTTCGCGCGAGCAGTGATCATCTGCTGCTGCTGGGCAGCGGACATTTTCTTGGCGGCAGTGGCAGCGTCAGCACGAGCGACAGCTTCAGCCTTGATCGAGCTGATCAGAGCGGCGTAGTTGCGGTCAACGAGCTGCACGTCAGCGCGAGTGACACCCAGGTCATCCATGACTGCGCGCTGCGAAGCACCGCCTGCGCGCGCGGCCGCGATCTTCTCCTGCAGCGGCGTCGGCGGACCAGGCTTCTCAGGCTCCGGCGGAGTGGCTGCCGCAGCCGCAACGGGAGGCTTCGGCGGCTTGGGCGGCGCCGGAGGCGCAGCAGGCACCGGTACCGGTGCGGCGGACTGAACCGGTGCTGCCGCGGGAGCCGCAGCGTCCCTCTTAGCGTCAGCCTTGGCCTTCCGGCTGTCCTTAGCTGCCTGAGCTGAAGCTGCTACCTTGGCGTCGTATGCCGCTTCATCAGCCTGCGCCCGGCGTGAAACTTCGTCCAAGCGCGCGCGATCGGCTTCCTGCTTCGGAGTGACCTTCTCGACTGGCGGAGGAGTTACAACGGGCGGCTGAACCGGAGGAACCGCAGGCTGAGAGGCCGGGCGAGGCCCCGCCTCCGGCCCGTAAGGCGATCGTGTCTTTGCCCCATAGGAAAGGGCACGGTCCTGCGCCGGGCTGTCCGTCACAACGACAGGGTCGCCGTAGAACATCCCCAAGCGGTCCCGCTTCGGGATCTGGCTCGTCGCCACACCCGACCCGAGAGCCCGGCCCGGCGGCCCCTTACGAACGGGATCGATGTCCCGCGGGCCGTCCCATCCGAGCGCGGGCGTCGTCGTGACGGCCTTGCGGCTGTGGATTTCGACGGCCTTCGCGAGAGCCTGGTCCGGCGTCTCAGCCGTCACGCGGATGGTGCCGCGACCGCCCGACGGTGCCGTGTAGGGGATCTCGTAGCGGCGCTGATCTGCGGTTGGCGCAGGAGCCGGAGCGTTCCCGTAGTGCTGCTGACGGGTCGGGGGAGCGGGTGCCGGGGCAGGAACCGGCGCCGGGGCGGGCGCTGCGACTGCAGCGACAGACTTCGGTGAAGCGAGCTGGGCGCGCTTGTCCACCATCTTCAGGATGGGTTCCGAACCCATATGTGCGGCCGCAGCCTCCGCCAAGGACATCTGTTTGCGGGCGCTTACGATCTGCTCCTGGAGCAGATCCTCCATGACACGGCGAGCCCGCGCGCTGCTGGGATTTCCACGAGCGTTCGCGTAGTCAGACGCAGGAGGCATGGTCAGGTTTGCGCCGGAGATGATCTCCTGCGCCCGCGGCGTGTACGAATACCCCTGGCTCTTGGTAGGTCCGGCCCACTGGACAAGAGGGGTCCCCGTGTCGAGCTTTCCCGTCGGGCCCGCAAGAGCACTGAGAGCCTCGAACCGCTTACGCGTGGACAAAACCTCGTCGGTGTACTGCTTGTAGACCTTCCGGGCCTCCTGCACCGTCGCAGTGGCCGGCAGACCCATCAGCTCGCGACGATCAAACCTTTTCGCTGCAATCGGCTCGTTGGTGCGCGCCAGGTCGTCGCGTACACCGTTGATCAGACGGACCTGATCTTGCATGCCCTTGATCTGAGTAGGGCTGTACCCACTGCGCTCGAGGACGCTGCCGCCGAAGTTCTGCCCGGTGAACCCAGAGAATCCGGCCATCCCCGCTTGAAAGCTGGTATTGAACGCCTTCGCGAGCTCCCTGCCTTTCTCAGCGAAGGCAGTCGTGCCACCAACGGTAGTGGACTGCAGGCGATCGAAGGCTTCGTTGACTCCTGCAGGCAGACGGTCCATGGCGCCGAGGAACTCGCCGACGCCGGCCGCTGCACCCGAGCCGTCTACGCCAAGAATGACCTCTTCGTTAGGCACGGTTCATCCCCTCAGTCCCGCGACATCCGGGTCCGTCCATGAGCTATCGGCGTCCAGTTCCTCATCGGCATCGATCGACCGCATACCCTTGGCTTCGTCCTTCATCCGCTGGGCCACCGAGTCGAACCACTCCTTCAAACGCTCCTGGCTGTGCCAGAACCGTTCGGGTGGGACCTGGTCGTTGGGCAGCTCCCAGTAGCCAAGGACTGTCAGTGCTTGGCTGATCGCGTGGACGAGGTCCCAGCCGGCTTTGCGGACGTCTCCGTCGGGGTAGAAGGCTGCGAGTCCTCCGGCTTGCTTTGCGGCTCCAACGGTTCGGAGGAAACCGAGGGAGCGTCCAAGTTTCCCGCTTCGGCCAACGACATCTGGCCGGCGAGGATGGCCACCACCTTCGCGAGAAGCTCGTCCGGGAGGCTGGTGAGAACCTGCGCGCGGCCCTCCAGGATCCGGTCCTCATGGTGGCAGTCGGTATGGACCCAGGCGCCGTCAACCTTGGTGGCGACACAGTCGCGCAGGGCGAAGAAAATCTCCGTTTGGCGGCGCTGCTCGTAGAACGCGTTGATGGACGCGTTGTCGCGCCAGGACGCGATGTACCCCTTCTCAAGGTCGTCACGCGTCATCGACGTCAGCTCGTCGTTGTACTCCAGGCTCAACCGCGCCTGGATCGCGAGCACCGCGGCCTGGTGCTCTTCGCTGATCTGCGCCAGCGCAGTCACCTCAGCCGGCGTGGCAGGCCGGTCGGCGGCGATCTCTGCGCGGTCGATGACCGCGAGGCGCTCCGTCCACGCCTTGTCGGTGCGAACCTCGTCCTGCGCCTGAGTGAAGTGCTCGAGGTTCTTCGCCTGGAGGGCCTGCTGGACCAGGTCGGCATCCTCGAGGCCGTCCACCACAGCGTGCACCGCGGCCGTCTCGACCGGGTCGCGGTCGAAGGCCTGCGCGCGGATGGCCCGACCGAAGCGGCCGTCCTTGAGTGCTTCATCCTTCTCGAAGTCGTTGGGCTTCATCACCCAGAACGTGAGCGGTTCACCGCGCGGGTCGTCGATCGCTACGATCTCGCCACGCTCGAAAAGTTCACTGACGCGGCGCAGCTTCGCCGTCTTCGACATATCCACTCCCTGGTCCAGTTGCCCGTGCGCGGTTCCCCGCGGGCTTCACCTGGACAGATCGACCGTCAACGACAACGAGCCCCGCACCCGAAGGTGAAGGGCCCGTTGAGGGCGTGCGATGGATCAGACGTACAGGAACGAACTGGCAGCGCTGGTCGTCGAGATGCCCTGCGCGTTGGTGACCGTGATGGCCACCGTACCCGTCCCTGCGGGGACCGTGGCGGTGATCTGCCGGCCCGAGTCCACGACGAACGTGGTGGCCGCCGTGGCGCCGAACTTGACGGCCGTCACCCCGACGAAGTTGGTCCCGTAGATCTTGATGACCGCAGCGGCAGCAGCCGTGGGCGGCGTCAGGAACTTCACGATCGGCTTCGTGAGGTCACGGTAGATGGCCAGCACCCCACCGTCGCTCTCCCACGAGAGGCTCATCGTGACGTTCTGCTCCGGGCGCGGGCTGTAGCCCGGAACCGTGAAGCGGGCATCAGCGACGTGGAACCGCTTGAGGGTGACCCCGCCGTTCTCGCCGTCCTTGATGACGATGTCCAGCGCCAGCGGGACCGCGGTAGCGGTACCGATGACCTCGTTGGTGGCCGTGATACCCGTGATCTCACGGAGCTTCTTGAACAGGTCCGTGGGGTTCCTGGGCAGGATCTCGACGGTGCCGTTGACGGTCGGCACGTCGAAGTCGCGGGAGACGGCGAAGTAGTTGCCGAACTCCTCATCGGTCTGCAGCGTCACCTTCCAGTCGACAGTCGCCGACTGCACGCCAGTCCACTTGTTCGCGATCGAACCGGCAATGTTCGCCGGGTCGTAGCCGCCGATGTAGACGTCGATGTCCTTGCCTCGCACAGCACCCGGCTTCAGGGTGGCCGGGGTGTGGACGGCCTGCGGGTAAGAACGCAGATCCGAGGACGAGTAGACGACGCGAATCGTCGAGGTGGCCGGCACCGCAGCCGTGAGGGTGACAGTGACCACCGCGGACCCGGAAACACCCGGGGCAGCGTTCGCCAGCGTGTAGTCCGGACCGAACGTGAGCCGCTCGGTACCCACGACGATCGCCAGGATCCGGCGAGTGCCGTTCGCGTCCGTGTAGTTGTAGGCCGGGTGGCTGGTCACGATGGTCTGGCCGGCGACAGCCGAACCGGCCGCACTGTCGATGAAGACAGCTCCGGGGCAGTAGAAGATCGAGTCGCCGCGCAGCGAGAACGTCTGAGAGGCGTTGTCCCGCAGCCCGAACTTGTAGCTTGCCGACTCCAGCGCGAGATACGGGATGGCGACAGCCATCTCGATGTCGTACAAGTTGATCGTCTTCTTGCCCGGCTTCACCTGGGTGGCCACGTTCAACGGCTTCGCCAGGGACAGGTCGAACATCGGCAGGCCAGGATCGGCGTCGATGAGGAGGGCCTCGATGTCGGTGGAAACGTCCAGCGACTCCAAGGTGAAGGTGAGGTCGGGAACATCACGGAGAGTGGCGACACTCTCGTAGTTGCCGAGCTCGAAGATCTTGGTCGTCGGGATGTTGACGGTTCCCGGTCCAGCATTCTGCAGTCGCTCGATCAGGACACGATCGTGCCCGGTCGCGATCAAATTTCCGGCCTTCAGGCCCATTGATCAGCCCTCCTTTTACGTCGGGCCCGCACGTTGGGGGGCCATCAAGTTCATGACGCTGTAGGCATCGACGCCACCCCAAAGCGACGCGCTGACGGATCTGCTACGGCGCGCCCTCTCGCGCTCACGGCTTCGATGGGGAAGGATGCTCGCATGATGATGACCGGCGTTGCGGAGCGCGTGCTCGACCTGCGCCTGCCCGACGTTGGCCTGCCCGACGGTTGCCCTCCTGTTCCGCCGAGCGGCGGGTCAGACTGGAACCGGGGGGAGTCGCAGATCCCCATGGATGGCGTGACGTCACTCGAATCCGATTTGGTACTGGTCGGCGGACGCCTGCAGAGCGAGTGGGCCTCGGCCGGCACGATCTCGCGCAACCTGCGCCGCAGCGCCGATGTGCCCGAGGGCTACATGCGTATCGTCAAGGTTCCCGACATCACTCACCTGAACCCGCGACCTGTGTACCGGCTGAAGTACACGATCCTGCTGCCGTTGACCGCAGCAACCGACGGCCACCGCTGGCTGGCTCCGTCATGGTTCAACAAAGGCGTGCCGGGAGCCTGGTTGGGCACTCTCCCGTCAACAGAGGAGTTCGTCGGCCACAGCCTGATCGACCTGACCTTTTGCGTGAATGCCCCGCGGCGCGTCCGCTCCAATGACCAGTTCGTCTCGAACTGGGTCGCCACCCATCGCCGAATCCACCAGGCCAGCGCCCAGCTCATCGACCAAGGCGCGACGCCGAGCCCTCGCCGTGACCACCTCGCCACGGCCAAGTTGACCGTGGCGGAAGCCTTGACGACCCCCGCCATCCAAGGCGAGTGGCTGAGTGCCGCGCAAGAGGTGCTCAGGGAGTCAAGCGGGCTGCTCGGGCGCCAAGCACCTCGCGGATAGCATCCGCTAGCGCCTGCTGGGCCTTCTGTGGCATGTTCATTTTTTGCCATGCCCGGTCAAAGTAGTGCTCACCCTTGATCGGGTTCCTGATCTCCATGCGCTGCGTGACAGCGCCCGTCAAGTTCGCTCCAAGTAGCGTGGCGTTGACGTTGCTGTGCACGTTCGTCGCCATCCGCATGGGCAGGAACTTGCCTGAGTGTGACGGGTCACCCTTCGCCGCCGGCCGATCTGAGCCGTTCTTCCGCCCGTCCCCCTTGCCTTTGGCTCGGGTCGCAGTGCTCGAGTACGGACCGCCGGGGACCATCCACCGGTTCTTGCCGCGGCCGGAATAGTTCTGAGTAGCGCTGGCGCCCCAGATGCCGTAGAAGGGTTCGCCGCCGATGTGTACCGACGTTCCTTCGTCGATCTGGCGCCAGTACTTCGCCTGACTGCGGTCCAGCCAGTTCCTGACGCCGACACCGAAACCCCACGGGCGGATGATCATGTTGCGTTCATGCGCCAGAGCCCAGTCGAGCCGGCCCGTAGAGACGAGTCTCCGGTTCGGCAGTCGCCCATCATCCAAAGCCTGAAGCACCGCAGCCCGAAGCTCACCCGCCAGATCCAGGTTCGCTGCCTTCAAGACCTTCTGGATCTCGTCAGTCACTAGCCCCTGAGCCCTGACCGCATCCGGATCAAAGTAGTGCCCACGAGTGGTGACGGTGATCACGAGACCGTACGCCAGCTGGATCCGCCGGGACGCCCGGCCGTAACGGTCCGTAGGGGTCGTGTGGACCGACATCGACGGCCCGTTGGAGAAGATCCCGTCGGGGATATCCATCTCAGGACTCGCCGAGCTTCGTCACCTGGTTCGAGATGTGATGCAAGACCCGCATCGCGTCCTCGTTGACGGTCCAGTCCTTGTTCGCTGCGCGCACGCAGTCCAAGGTGAAATCGGAAAATACACCGACGCTGGTGAGGACCTTATCCCGGAACCGGCCCTGCTGCTCCGGGGTCAGATCAGGGTAGATCTCACGCTCCGCGTGGCCGAGGATCGACGCAAGGAGCCGTTTGCGCTGGGCGGTGATGAGTTCGCTGACGACGTCGCTCAACTGTTGCTCCCAGGGAAGTCGAGCATGAGGGTCGCCTTGATCGACTGCCATGCCCCCAGATCTGGGTTCGGCTGGTCGCGCACCACGTCCTGGAACTCACCCAGGTAGCCGTCCAGCTCGGCGCCAGTGCCGGCCTCGCGCGGGCGCACATAGCGGGTCCCACCGAGCAGGCCGCGCAGACGGTCCTGAATGTCGGAGGCGATCGCGAGGGCTACGGATTCGTTCTGGCCGAGGATGTCGACGAACAGGACGTGCTCGGCGCGCAGGTAGCCGGCACCGAGCTCCTGCTCAGTGACGTCCGGTTCGCCGCCGTGGGACACAAACACCACGTTCCCCTCAACCTGCTTCAGGTCCGACTCCTTCGGCCCGCGCCGGCTCACCGTGACCGGCTTCGCGCCGAACGGCACCACCGGGCCCATCCAGCTGTAGTCGCGCAGCAGGGTCTCCACGAGTACCTCGAGCGTTGCGCGAACGTGCCTGACTGCGTGGCGGACGTACATCAGACCATGTCCTCCGTCGCGCACTCAAGGATCCACACGCCGACGGAATCCAGATTTGGCTGCATCAGCACCCTCCGGTACAGGTACCTCACGGGAGCGTCCAGGTTGGTGGTGGGCCACAGGTTGACATAGTCGAAGCCCTGGATCTGGGCGTACTCCTCGTCGAGAAGGGTTACCTCGATGTACCCCGGCTGAAGAAGACCGAACGACTTGGTCGCCTCGGAGCGCTCATGCTCCTGGATGACGCACAGGACGCGAGTCTTCGTCTCGCCGGCGGCGGCCATCGACGTCGTCAGGTCCCACGGCACACCGTCAACATCGATGTCGCCGGACAGCACAGGGGTGGCTACCTTGACGAACTGAGGCTGGCGTTCCGGCTGGACAGGCAGGCCCAGAGTCATTGCCGTGCGGATTCCCTGCCGGAAGGCGGCCGCGTCGAAGCCGGCGATGATGGCCGCCATCAGATGAATCCCCCATCCCACGACGCGCTCATCTCAAGCTCGTACGGGAACATCGTTCCGCTGAAGCGCCCCCGCGTGAAGTACGAGTCGATCATGAACGTAGTCGCCCCGGCGCCGCGGCGAGCCTTCTCCAACAGCTCCAGCCGGCGGGCCTGCAGGTATTTCAGGTCTTCAGTGAGAGCGCCCGCGGCCTGCGCGGTCTCCATCTGCACCGGGCCCGCCACGTACTTCGTCATGGACCGCAGACTCCGGATCTGCTGGCGAACCAAGCGCAAGCCTGCGTAGATCACCACGAGCGCGGCGCCAGCCGTCGACAGGTCCGGGGACACCGTCATCGCATCCAAGTTCAGTTCGACTGCGCCGAAGAACCCGTCCAGCTGCGCCTCAGCGAACGCATCCGCGAGGGACGCCTCTATGTCAACGTCCATCGTGAGCGGAAACGCCTGGGTGAAAGCCCCCGGAACGGCCACCTCGCGCTTGTACGCGCCCACCAAGTCCACGAGATCGGTCATACCCCCTAGATCGACCACGAGGCCCCACCCACCGCTGCGTAATCAGCGGGGTGAGACCTCGGGTCCCGGGCGCCCGGTTGGGTCTAGCTGGGTCGTTTTGTCCCGCGGCTGCTAAGCGACGGGCCCGTCAGCCTACCTCAGGAGGAGAAACCCTTCTCTTCCTTGATCTCCTCGTTGGTGCTCGTGCGGACCGTCACGTTGTACGTCTTGGTGATGTAGTCCTTCACGAAGTTGACCTGCGCGACCGACGCCGACGAGTCCGACACGTCGATCAGTGCGCGCAGGCGGAGCACGTTGCGCTCGTCGAGCTTCTTCACCGACGACTGGAATGCCATGCCACTCTTGGCGAGCATCGCGAACAGTGCCTCGTTCGTCAGCGCCTGCTCGGACTGATACTCCGGATCCTGCTCCGCCTCCGCGCGAGCATCCACCCGCACCAGAACCCCGTTCAGGAACGGGTCCGCAGCGGAGTCGAACACGTTCGCGTTGTTCAGCTCGCGGTCCGACTGAGTGATGCGGAACCTCTGGCCCGGCCGCGCCGCGATCGGCTTGTCACGTCCCCGAGTGTCCGTCGTCATGTACCAGACGTTACCCAAGTTCGGGTTCAGCCAGATTTCCTCATCCGCCCGCGCATTGATGCTGTTGACAGCCACGTCCGTGCTCCTTCGTCCAGGTCCTGGGGATCTTGTCTATCAGTGGAATCGACCATCAACCGAACTGCGGGTAGTTCATCTCCCGTTTCAGACGGTCCGTATTCTCATGCAAACGAGCCTGCCACTCACCCGGAAAGTCCTCTTTGAGGTCTGCGATCGCCTGCCGCCGCGCCCGGCCGGAGACGTCATCGCGGGTCATCTCCGGGAACTTCTCCGTCAGATCCTGCGTTGCTGCATGACGGTAGATACCCCACGCGAAGCCGTGTGCGTCCACGAACTGGGTCAGGGCTGCGGTCTTCGCCTTGTCGTGAATGACAACCGCCAGGGTTCGATGCCGGCTCATAGTTTCCTCGGTTCTGGTCAGACGCCTGCCACTGAGGCTAGAGGCGGCAACCTGCGATGTCCCCGTGTGGGCCCTGCCCGGCGCGCTGAGCGACCCGTCAGAACGTCGCGATGGCCAGGCATACAGCAGCGGGCCCCTCCAACCGGAAGGGCCCGCTGCCAGCAATGCTTGGTCTAGCTACGCGCTGAGCACCAGCCGGCGGCAGTACTCCGGGTGGAACGCTGCACCACCGACGTCGCGACGGGACTTGAAGTGGGTGTAATCCACCTTGTCTTCCGTCCACATCTTCACACGGCTACCGCCGTACGTGGCGAACAGGCCGACGTTGCCGCCGAAGACCCAGATCTCGTTGGCCGGCAGGTACGCGATGCCGTCCTCGTCCTGGTAGTTGTCCAGGTTGATGAGGTTGGCACCGAAGAAGGAGCCCATCTGACCCGTACGGGAGATGAGGTCCTGGGTGATGTTGGAGTACGTGGTGAAGTCGAGGATCTTCGCCAGTGCACCCTTGCGACCCACGATGGCGAGCGGCCGCTCGAGCGAGCCGTTCGACGGGCGAGGGACGTCCGAGACGGCGGTGACAGCCGCACGCAGCGCCGCCTCCGTCAGGCCGGTGAGTGTGAGGTCCTCGTACGAAGCCGAACCCGACGGGACCGAGGCCTTCAGCATGGTGAAGATGCGGCGGTTGACCTCCGCGTCCTCCCGCTGCTTGGCCAGGGGGAGAAGGTCCTGGATCGTCTCAGAGTAGTTCGCGCGGACGTTGTCCTCGAACTCCGAAACGTGCCACCCCATCGTGTCCTTCTGGAGCTCCCAGATGTCCGTGGAGATCTGGGACTCGTCGATCTCTCCACCACGGTTGGTGTAGAAGACCTTCATGCCGCGACGCTCGCGGATGGTGACCTGCTCGAACTCACCCACGTTCGTCACGGGGAAGTAGTTCGAGAAGGTATTGTCGAACCGGAACCCATAGTCGAGGGTCTCCGCGATCGTCGCCGCCTGCTCGCGGTGCCAAGCCGAATTGCCCCAGTTTTCCTTGGCCTCAGCGTCCAGCGCCACTCGTGCAGCCGCGTACTCACGTTCCGCCTCAAGGGAGGCGAACTCGCGGGTCTTGAAAGTTCCGGTCTTGATGATCTCACTAAGAACGGTCTTTGCCATGATATTCAATGCCCCCTCTCAGGACAGAAGAACAGCCTCGGCGTACGTCGAGGAGTCGGTGACGGTGACCTTCAGCCCTGCGGTGCCAGGAGCAACCGCCGGAGTCTTGATCCACTTGGTGCCGTCCCACTGGAGGGTGTCCAGCACAGCAACCCCGGTGGCGACGATGACGTTGCGGGCCGCGATCTGGCGCCCATCCCAGCGAGACTGCGCCGGGGTGTTGCGGATCCAGATCTTCTCCCCCGCACCGGACCAGATAGTGGCCAGGTAGCCGTTCTTCGCGACGCCACGCATGTGGGAGTCAAGCTCCGCACCGGTATAGACGCTGTACAGCTCGAACTCCTGGACCAGAAGGCCCGTGATGCCCGACTGGAAACCCGTGCCAGCCGGCGCGAGCTTGATGAATCCGGGTGCCGCCGCATCGATCGTGACGAGATCCCCCTGGTGAAAAACACCAGTCGCGGGAACGCGGTAACGACCCTCACGGGTGGCACTGTCGCCACCGGTGCGGCGGAAGCCGAAGTTGAGGCCGTAGTCAGCCATCAGATTCCCTTCCGGTTCTGCTCGAAGAACGCGCTCGTCTTCGATGCGGTGGACGTGACGGCCACGCCGTGCATGGCGGTTTCACGCGGGGCGTCGGTCTTGACCGGGCCCTTCTCGAGCCCTGCGGTGACCTCAGCCAGTTCGGCGACGTAGCCGTCGAAGGCGTCCTGCTCCATGAGGGCCCAGCGGTTCGCCCGCTCAGGGGTGAACCACTCGTCGGCCTTGTGGGGGAGCGCGGTCCGAACGCCGGCAACGCGGGCGTCCTGCCGGGCGGCGACCTCGCGGTCGTGCTCGATCTCGGTGTTGCGATCGGCGAGGGCCTTCTCGGCGGTCTCCCGGGCAGCAACCTCGAGGTCAAGCTTGTTCTGCAGCTCGGCCTTCTCGGTCTCGTGCACAGCGGCCGTCGCAGTGACCTTCTCAGCGAAGGCCGCGGTCTCGCCGACCTCCTCCTTCTTAGCTGCGTCGAGCTGCTTCTTGCAGTCGGCGAGCTGGGCGGTCAGGGCGTCGACCTTGGCCTGCAGATCCTTCACGGTCACAGCCGCTGCAGCACCTTCACGGCTGACGGTGCTCGCCAGAATTGCGACGTGCTCCTCTTCGGTGAACGTGCGCGACTCGGCGATCTCGCGCTCATAGGTCGCGGTTTCCCGCCGAAGCGGGAGTTCGATGTTCGTCGGCATGAGCCATACCTCCTCGGGTTTTCTCGTGGGCCGGTATGCCTCGGCCATCGGAGAGTTGCATCGACAACACGAAGCCCCGACGCTCTGAAGAGTCCTTCAGAACGTCGGGGCGCAAACGTGCGGTGATGCCTAGGAGGTGGAGCGGGCACTCCACTGCATGATCTGGGCAATCATGTTGTGGGCGACGTCGTCGTCAATGCCAGCGATCGTGAGGTTCCCGCTGGACGTCTGACCTTCCACGATCGAAGCCGCCTGACGCTGAGAGTCGAGGCTGAGCTTGAGTCCAAGGTCCGCGTTCGCCCAACCTGGCTCGACGGGCGGGACGATCACCGCGGCACCCTGGAAGATGGGGTTGACGAACCGGCGGTGCGACGCGCGCTCACGGAGATGAGCGCAGACGTTGTCCGCCTTGTGCTGGTAGTCGAGATAAGAAACCTTGCTGCCGCACCCGTTCGGGCCCACGCACGCCACCTCCTGGGAGATGCACTCCATGGAGAGCCATGCCTTGCCTGCAGTTGCGTAGTCCTGGACGGCGGCAACCTCGCGGGGGAAGATCCAGCCCCACATGGTCGCTTCGGTGCGGATGTGCGGACCCATGCTCGGTGAGCCGGCCGCAGCTTCCCGAGCATTCACCAAGACCGGATCGAAGAGGGAGCCAACAATCTTGGTCTCCTCATGCAGCCAGTTCAGCGGTCCACGACCCACTGACGGCAGACCAAACTCCAGGTCGCCCTGAGTCCAGAACGCCCCGTTGCGGTTCGCGTGCTCAGCTTCGACGAGGCGCCCGGTCAGGTTGAGGATGAAGTCACCCGCACTGACGGTGCCAGCCGTCTCGGCGTCGAACGGGGTGGAGACGATGACACGGTTGGTGTCCTTGTTCTCTACGGCGAACGCGGGCGGGTTCTGCACGGCCGGCACCGAGACGACCGCAGGCCCCGTAGGGCGCGTGCGGACGGTCGGCCGCCGAGCACGTAGCCGGTCCCGGATATCGATCACTGACTCAGCCATGGCCGTCCTCACTGCTTCGCTGTCGATGGGGCGCCAGTAGCGGTCCGCGGCTTCATAGCCCCTTGCGCTGACGTCTTCGATGTGCCCCCGCCAGCTGGCCGCCCACCCTGGGCGCCCGTTACCGCCGGCGGCACTCCACCAGAGCCATCGCCACTATTCGGCAGAGCATCCTTTGCCGGCCCGTTCGCGGGGGAGTTGAACGGCACTGCCTGCTTCCAGGTCGGGTAAAGCTCAGCGGACCGCACCCGCCGCTGAGCCTCGATGTCCTCGTCGAAGCCCAACCATTCGAGGAACGACGGCCGTGAGATCTCCTCGGACTGACGGGCAGTGGTGATGGCCGCGATCATCAGCGCATCCGAGTCAAGCTGGACATGGCGCGGGGTGAACGCCAACGCCGGCTTCTCGTCAGGCTTGAACGAGGCCAACACGGCGGCGTTGCGGGGATGAGCCCAGATGGCGTCGCGGATCTTGTCCTCGACCATGCGGGACATCATCTGGCGGCGGTTCTCCAGACCCCGGGCGATCATCCGTGAGGTGACCTGGGACTGCTCCTTGCCCATCGTGACCCGCAGCAAGTTGAGCGCCTTCGCGGCGATCCGCTCGTCGAGCAGGTTGTACCGGTCGGGCTGCAGGGTGTAGTCAACCTTTGGGGTGATGATGTCGATCTGCAGCCGGTGATCTGCGACGATGACAGGCAACCGTGCGATGACCTTGAAGTTCTCCTTCAGGTTGGAGAGCTCCTCAGTGGTGCCCGGCTGGACGTCGGTGCCCTGGCGGACGAGCAGAATGTAGTTCGCTGCCCCGACCAGGTTGACCCGGTCCGATTCCATCAACTGCTGCTTCATGTCCAGAAGACGGAACGTTGAGCGCAGCCGCACGTCAGCGAAACGCTCGAAGGAAGACTTGGTCACACAGTGACGCCATACCCGGTCCGGGTTGAACTCGAGCAGCGAGGCGGGGTTGACGCCCAGATGGGTGAGTTCGCCCTGCTCCGTCTCGCTGGGTGCGTAGCGGCCCAGGAAAAGTTCGGTCATGACCGAGTCGAACGTCAGCTCAGCGTCGCCGGTGAAGATGGACATCTCGTCCTTGGCAGCGTTCCACGCCATCCGGTCCTCGCCGAAGATGCTCATCCCGACTGGCACGCACTTGAGCGGGTCCAGCGTGATGATCTGGGTCGGCACCCACAGCGTGATCGGCTTCCGCTTCGGTGAGCCCTTCTTCCTCGAGCGCGGCAGGTAGGACCGCCAGCCCCACCATGCCGCAGAGACCGACTGGGAGTACGTGAACAGCTCGCGATACAGGACCCGCAGGTAGTTGTCCAGGTTGATGGTCGCGTTGTGCTGGTTGAAGACGTCCGCGAGGTCCTCGTTGGAGGACTCCCAGTGGACCTCCTGCAGGATCAAGCCCTCGGTGAGCTCTGCGGCAGCGGAGATGATGTCGTCGTCACCCACGGCGCCGCGCGCCGTCCGCATCTGCTCGTACGGGTTGTCCGATGCGGCGTACTTGGAGGGGTTGAACAGGCTCGACCGGCCGCTGCGGGCCCTCGTCTCGTTGGTCCACGACGACAGCTTCCGGGACAGTTCCCGGAGGGTGGGACTGATCGCGACGTCATCCACCCCGGACTGGTTGATGACGGAGATCTCACCAAGCGCATTAACGAAGTCGGTATCCATTACGTGAGCCCCCCGAGCATCGCGATTTCCTGCCTAGCTGACTCTATGAGCCTGGACGCGATCTTGAACTGAACAGATAATTCATCTTGGTACCTCTGGACCTGCATGGTTCTAACTCTCAATAGCTGACGGTCCAAACCTTCCGCGCGGTGCAGGAGCACGCACATCTCCGTCAGACGCGCCCCGTAGGCGCTGCACTCTCTCAAAACCTGATCAGGTGCACGATCCCAGAAGCCGCGCATCGCGCCGGCGATGTCGTCCAGCTCGTCCTCGATCTGCTGGCGGTTGCCCAGCCCGCCACGTAGGACGGCCATCTCAGGGTTCGCGGAGTACGCCGGCTCGTAGGTGGACGTCGTGGTGACCACGTCACGTCGCACCGTGACCGTGCTGGGACGCAGTGGGGTGTCGTCCTCGACGACGCTCTTCGGCATACCGCAGGCATCGACAACGAAGCCGAACGAAGCCGAACGAGGCCGATCAAGGCCGAACCTGGTCACGCGCCCGTGGTCCACGTAGACGCGAAGGTAGACAGATAGGTCTATGATCGAACGATGACAGACACGACAACGATCCGAGTCAAGACCACCACCCGAGACCGGATTCGGACACTCGGTGGCGGACGCAGCGCCGACGACGTGATCCTCGCCGCCCTCAACGAACTGGAACGCCGCCGCATCAACGACCTTATGCGCGAGCAGTCCCTGGCCATCAGCCGAGACCCCGCGGAGCTCGCCGAAGCTCAAGCCATCGCAGAAGATCTTGAGTACGCCCGTGCGTGGTGACGTACATGAGTTGAAGAACCCGAAGGCAAGCATCGGCAACGAGCAGCGCGGCAAGCGGTACGCCGTCATCATCCAGTCGGACAGCCTCATGATCTCAACGACCCTGGTCGCCCCAACGTCGACCAGTGCGACACCTGCCGTGTTCCGACCCGAGATCACCCTCCTCGGCCAAAGGACCTGCGTCCAGGTCGAACAGGCCACCGCCGTCGCACCATCCCAGCTAGGCAAACTCGTCGGACACGCCACGCTTCGTGAGATGCAGGATATCGAAGCAGCGCTGCACCTCGTGCTCAACCTCTGACCGCTCCTAGAAGAACTGTGCCAGCACCGGCGCCGGTGCCTTCGGCTTCTCCAGGAGTGCCTCGATCTGCTCCAGATCCTTCGCCGCGGCATACATACGAGCGGCATCGAGAGAGTGGCAGTTGCCGACCCCCCCGTACCGGCGCACCACACCGTCGTCGGAGGGGGAGGTTTTTACGATGTACGACGTCTGGCCGTTCCACTCACCGATCAGCTCGTCATCGAACGGCAACTCGATCGTCTTGGTATCGACCCGTTTCCTTAGAGCATCGGTCGAAAAATCCTTTATGTTACGAATTATTACCAGATCCTCGGGCTTCTCACCCCGCTTGAGTTCGCGAGTGTCGAACGCTACGGGCTTCTTCTCAGAGAAGTTGTACCCCGCAAGGCGCGGTCCGATGCTCGTGTTCTCCTTCAATATCTGCCACAACGGCAATCCGTTGCCCGTATTATGGGTCAGAATATGGCTACGAGTCACGTACAGGTGGTCGGCGGCTTCAACGCGGATACATACAGATTTCTCTTCGCCGTCCGGCTCGATCGTATCGACGAAGCGATGGAAACGTGCGGCCGAACGCGGGGTGCACGCATCTGCCTTGCGTGGAAGGCGGAACGGATTAACGCCAGGCGGAACACCCAGAGAAACCGCGTAGACGTCATGCCAGGGGAGTCCGGTCGAGTCACTCTTCGTGGCTGAGCGATCTACACGGCTGATCCTCGCGTACCCGCCAAGCGACTCAATGAGCTCCATGACTCCGCGAGCGAGGGCCTCCGACGTGATCTTGATCCCAACATAGCCAGCACTATTCTTATTCGGAGTCACGAATCCATCGGTATCCATGATTCCCTGAAGGAGCGCGAGTCGCTGGCTAGACGAGGCCCGCAGATACTCCTCCGGGACATGCTTCTCATAGGCCGACTTGCCCGCCAACCCGAGACCGTCCAACGCAGCAAATACCATGTTGCGCTGGACGAAGCACCCCGTGCCAGGGTCGCGACCATGACCACGGCCCCCTACGGATTGAATGCCGTAGTCGTACCGTCCTTCGTACTTGACCTCATGCCCGGCCGGAAGAAGACGGCGTACCTCATCAACGACAAACGGATCGGCATTCGCGAAACGAACGGAATGCTTACGAATGTTGCCGTCGCCCAGCAGAACACCAAGAAGGTACGGGTCCAGCGGTAGGTCCAGTTCCGGCATCTCAGCCGGCGCCGACATCAGCGGCACAATCCACTGACGCGGCTGCCCCTTAGTTTTCAACTGCTCCGTCAACAGCTTTAGTTGCTGGGCTGTCACCGTAATCGGATCGCGCTTTGGATACTTGGTACTCTCTACGGTCCACAGATGCTCCGGACCGCACCGCGTCCAGGAACCATCAGTGAAAGTCACCCTCATGACCCGACGATCATTCTGGGGGTACACCCCCGTGATACGCGTGGGCATGCCATCGGAGCCCACCGCATAGTCATCAACCTTCAGATCACCTATCGGCTTCCAGCCCAGCGGGGTCAGGACCGGCTCACTGACCGGCTGCATTTTGTCCATGCCATACCTGCGTAGCCGGGGACCGTAGAAGTCGAACAGGAACTTGATGGCCCTGGCCTGGTCGCCCGCGGTGATGCGCTCGAGGCGCAGACGGAGCAGTAGACGGTCCAGGTTCTTGCCCTTCACGGTCCCGAAGATGAGGATCTCGGATGGGTCGTTGGTGTAGCCCACATCTTGGCCTCCCCAGAACGATGAATACTCGTCACCCAGGTGCGCGTAGTTCATCTCCAGGAGTGACTCAATCCCACTGGCTCGCTCCACGAGGACGTCGGAGATCTTCAGGAGGTTGTACACCTCATCGTTGTACTGGGTAGCCCACGGTGACTCGTTGCGACGGCAGCACGCCATGAGGCGAGCTGTGACGAAGAGGACTGATCCGGACTCGCTGGGCAGACCAAGGATGTTGCGTTGATAGTCGGGGTGGCTCTCGTCGCCACCGTACTGGGCGATCTTGATCTGACGCTCTTCGTCGGTCCAGGTGGGGCGGTGAGCGGCGATGTAGTGCAGCACCTGAAACTTGAACTTGTCGTTTCCGCCCTTATTCTGGGTCAAGGTGTAGTGCAGGTCACGACCAACACCCTTAGAGACGCCGTGGTTCCGCCAACTCATGCCTGGTGCGTTTGTCTTCACGGTCTCGATGAGTTCCGTATACCCGGCGAGCGGCATATCCTGAAGTTCGTCGACTTCCAGGATTACAGGGTGCGGGCCTTTGAGCCCTCGACCGTCCTTGTTAGGTAGACGCGTCATTATCTGCGCCCTGTTGACGAACGTCATCGTCCAATGAGGCGTCTTCTTAAGCCCCCGATTAATACCACGGGGGCGCATTTCATTAAGAAGCCTATAGCGATCAAACGCATTTTCGACTTTTGATGTCAAAAGGTCAAGGTGGTTCAACTCAGGTGCAGTAATGAGCATCTCCTGGCCGGGCTGGTTGAAGACGAAGTAGATTGCCTTCCAGACGACCGAAAGCGAGTTGTGCGTGGGGACCAAGCCGTGACCCGCCAGGAACAGATGAGACGGTGAGGACACGGTGATACACCGCACCGGCACGGAGGCTACCGGCGTGACAGAGCAGATGCGCCGGTGGCCGGTCACGGTAGGTCCAGCCTTCACAGGGCGCCAGGCGTCCATCTTGCGGGGGAGCAGAGCTGGGTTGTGGCGCGCGCGCCACGTGACGCGATAGACAATGCCGCAGTCCTTGTCTCCGATGAACGCGCGCTTGGAGTGAATGCTGGGCTTTTCTCCAAGCGTGCGTAGAAGTTCCTGTACCGCTAGAGCCAAGCGATGCGACTTCTGTACGAGTTCACAAACCATCGTGCGTGGGTCAATGTAACCATCCGTGTCGAAGAACCCGGCCATGAGGGCGCGGCGCTGAGCCTCCGATGCGCGAAGGTACATCACCGGAACATGCTTATTACACAACACCGTCAGGTCGCGCAGTGCGCGATGAGTGTCGCCTAAATGACCCTTATTGAACCCGTACCTAGATGCCCTTCCCTGGCCTGACGAGGCATGTGACGCTAAATGGTAGCCCCGATCCAAGAACTGCTGCAAGATGGGCCCGTCCATCGAGGTAATAATCGGACTGTTGCTGTCCCCATCCCCGAGCCAAGCTCCCAGGATGTATGGATCTATGGGAAGTTCAACATCTGCGGACCGCAGGGGCTCGGCCAGGGGGATACTGTGGTTGTGCTCCCGGGCAGCGGCAGTAGTGAGCAGAGAATCTCGAATCGCCAACGTGGTACGGATCTTCGGGACAGACAGTGCCTCTGCAGGCGGTCGCCGGTGCAGGAGAGCCCAGGCGCCGGTGTGCTCCTTGTATCCGAGCGCCTTCGAGATCTGGGTGTAGTCCTGACCGGCTGCGCGCATCTCGAAGGCTCGGTCGTACAGGACTTGACGGTCACGGTGCCCCTGCTGCCTGCCGCGAGCAGTAGCCACTCGCGCCGACTTATCCCAAGTGAGCCACTCATGCAGCTCGTCGGCGACGATGGTCGTGCCGTCGTCAAACGTCACCTCGTAGCAGGGCCGATCGCGCTGGACCGGATGAGCATCTACAACGACGGCAGCCGAGCCTGTTTCGTCGTAGACAAGATCCCCTGCCTGGAGCTCGCCCATGGTGGTCCAGCCAGCAGGGGTAGGGATCGCGGTGTCGAGAGCGAGCGCCTTGCCTGTGGCGCGCGCCATTGCATCGACCGTGTACGCGGACTCCGCGTGAGACCACGGCCATTGAAAATCCCACAGGCGGTAGCACCCGTCAGGAGACTCCTCCTCGTCGACGAAAAGGAACTCGGCAAGGTCTACGCCGGTTGGATCCTCAAGGATCGCAAGGAGGGATGCTTCGTCGGGCGTGAGTCGTTCGAGTGCTGTCACACCTCAGGGATCGACCTGATGGGCTTAGCGCAGGGTAACCGCGGTATTCCGTCTATCTTTAACCGGGTTGACCAGGATCTTGTAGGCCGTGATTGACGCTGTCGGCCGGTCGTTGAACGCCTTCGTGACCGCCTGGGCGATCTTCATCTGCCGGTACTCCAAGAAGTACGCGGGGGACACCTTCGCGGCCGCGGCCACCTGCTCAAGTTTCCCGCACGACAGCGGTTCGACGCCGTGAACCATGCGGTGCAGTGATGCCACGTTGAAGCCGGCCCGGCCGGCGAACCCGCGCAAGGACGGCTTCAGGAACGCGTGGATGGCCACCGTGAAGGGCTCCGTGGTGAACCGCGGCCACAGGACATCGTGGACATCCTGCATGGTGCGCGGGTGAGGGCTGGTCATCTTGCCCTTGGCGCGCGGGTCGCGTTCCTCGGTATCGATGTTGAGGAAGATAGCCTGTAGCACCGCCGCGAAGGAGGCTGGGACCTGGTTGAACAAGTCCTCCCACGCACGAATGTCGGGCTCCCGGGTCATCGCGCCTTCTTTCGCTTCGGGTCGCGATCCAATTTTCGGTGACACGAAATGCACTTAGGCGTATATCGGTCAAAATCCAGCGAAAAAGCCGCTATGACCCCACTGCCCCTATATGTCTCGGCGAGCATTTCGCTGGCGTCGGTATGATCGTAAGACCATTCCTTTGCGGGAGATCCGCAGGCACAGACTTGATCCTTTGCGTTCCCCTTCGCCTTACGGAAAAGTTTGTGTACAGATACGTAAGTCGGAACGTTATTTGCCAGCCGCTTATCTCTCGCAGCCCGAGAGGCACACTCTGACCTCAGGGCAAGTTGCTCCTTGGCGTAGCATCCGCACGAGGTCGTATCGCCGGATCGTAAACTATGTATCATGACCTGAACCTCATTACCACAGTCGCACCTAGCCAGCACATGCCGCCCAGTGCGAACTCGCGGTTGGTCATCAAGCACGACGATAAGGCGACCGTATCGGTCGCCGACAAAATCGGCCCGCTTCCCGCCGCGATTATGGTCACTTTTCAAGCATCCGCAGGACCTTGTGCCAAAACCGACATTATTACTGCCTGCCCGGAGGCTAGAACTGATAACGACCACCTCAGAGCCGCAGTCGCAAATGCAGCGCCACTCGGCCTTTTCATGCCTTGTGCCTACTCGTTCGATAACAGTCAACCTGCCCACGCGTTGGCCGCGCCAATCAACCGCTGGGCGCCCCAGTGCGCTCATAAGCTACCCACCCATGTCCGCTGACTGGTTGATCTGAACTCATCATCGATCTTCTCGAAGCGGGGGATGAACTCATCCTCCACCCACTTGACGATGTCGGCCTCGCTCTCTATGCCGACCACGCGGCGTTCCACCGCGTTCATGCGCCGGTAGGAGAGGACGATGGACTTCAGTTCCTTGGCCAGAACCATCGCCATCACAGACTGCTTCGAGCGCATGATTCCAAATTCGCCGGCGCGCTTTTTCAACTCGGCGATGTACTCCGGCACAGAGCCCTGGGATGCGTCACGGGACTCGCGGGTGAGACCGAGCTTCGTCTTCAGCTCCATGATGATCTTGGCGCCGTCGTTCTTGTTCCGGCGAAACTGCTCGTCCTGGGAGGCTGTCAGCCAGGCCCCGTCGTAGTCCTTGCCGCGGGCCATCCACACGGTCCACCGGTAGTCCAGCAGCTCGAAGAAGAGCACCTTGTCCAGGTCGGCGAGGTCGGTGACGGCGGTGAACTTGTTCTCGAGCAGATACGCCTTCTTGTGGGAGTTGTAGAACCTACCCTCGGGGTCGCCCTGGATCTCAATCACCGACCCGGTGGGCTGGGTGACCCGCACCGTCTTCACGGTGGTCGATGAGACTACTTTCGCGCCTGTTGGAGCGCTCAGGGCTACGCCTTTTCGGCGCCCACTACCGATTCCACCCACTGGTTCCCCCCTGCTCTCCGTACCGTCCCTAGTTACGGTACGGAGAGATGGGTTCTTGTCCAGCAGTGGGAACGAGCTCGCGCTAAGCGGTGGGCGCAGGCGCGTCGGCGACGAACTGGTCGCCCTCGATGTGCCCGGTGACGCTCCACCCGCACGCACCGTGGGTGAGTCGCAGAATCTTGTGCACGCTGGCCTTTACCTGCGCGCCAGCGAGCGAGTACGTCCCGAGCGGCTTGGCGAGGAACGCCTCCCTGATCTCGAACGTCGGATCAGTGCGGGAGGTGGCGCCGCACGACGGGCAGGTAGCCATTTCAGTCCTCTCGATGTGTCATAGCGGGACAGTTGATCAGGCGCTTAACGCTGCTCGGGGTCGTCAGGCGTGTAGTTGATGCCGTACTCGTCCCGGATACCGATGCGGCACTTTGTGTGCGCTGCGAGGAAGTGGGACGAGTGGGAGCGGAAGTACGCGTCCATGTCGCAGTCGTCGACCGAGGACGGCGCGTAGTAGTCCTGATTCGCTGCCACCGCCTCGCGATCCGCGATCTCAGCGCGGACGCGCGGCACGTCGGACAAGTGCTGCCCGGACTCGTCGTCCGCGCGCAGCGGCGGGTCGTGGTCGAGGCATTCGAGGTAGATGTAGGTGCTCATCACTCTCTCCTTGGACGTTGCATAGCGGGCATGAGCAGACGCTATGCGTTGGTCACTGAGACTGGTAGCGATACCGCTCTTTGTCGGCACCGAGTTCGTCCATCTGCTCTTGGGTCAGGTCGCTTAGCGGGACGATGGTTTTCGTCGTGGTGTCGATCATCCAGATGGGTGGCATTTTCATCGGATCTCCGCTTTCTCGCAGGCGCTAAACGGTGTCGTCGTCGCCCGCGTTTTCGGCATCGACGTCAGTGGGGGTACGGAGGCATGAGCAGATGGGCTGCTGAAGCGTCCCCTCGCACCTGCTGTAGTAGTGGTGGGCATCGGTGACGTGTCCGCATTCCGAGCACTTCATCGGGTCGCTCCTCTCGTTGGTCATGCCGTTTAGCGGGCACTAGATGCCGGGACAAACTAGCCCGAACCCGGACATCCCGCTACGTCAACACGCCGCGCATCTGAGCATCCGACGCGAACATCGCCTCACGAGCAGCCTGCACCCACGCCCGCTGGACCGACGACGTCGGCCGGCTCAGCAGCAACTCCGCCGCCGTCAGATCTCGCACCACAGGGAGGCTGGCCACCCTCCCCGACCCAGCCAACGAGTGGACGAACTTCGTGGCCGTCTCCACCTCCCTGCGCGCCGCAGACCACCTCATCAACAGCACTGGGGTCAACGGCAGATGCTCAGCCATCGCGTGGTAACCCGTCAGTGCGCTGGGAGAACTCGACACCCTCACCGGGAACGGATGCACACCATCCACCATCACGGCCGTTCGAGCATGAGCCCCCACGTGTGTGATCCACGCCGCATCCTCAACCGTCAACCACACCAACCCCCGCGGATGGACCCACGTGAACTGGATGGCAGCCACAACACCGGGTGCCGCCCAACCCCTCTCCCGATACTCCAGCAACCCCCAGGAGCTGCTCAACAGCTTCCCCCGGCGGGCTGCAGTCACCACCAGGATCGGATTCGCCCACGGGCCCTCAGCGAGGTCAGCTGGTGTTGCTGATGTCCGACCCGCCCGCGTCGCAGAGTTGAAGGTCACCTGCTCCACATGAGCCACCACCGTGGACCGAACCCGATCACGGCGCGCCGCCACGAACGAACCAGCCGGCGCCGAACCCCGACGGCGATCCGACACCGAACGCACCGCGCCAGCGAACCTCGCCTGATCCGCTCGCGTCATGACCTGACCTTCGCCCCCTCGAGCAACCTCGGTCCGCGCCGACGTTCTGACCGGTCGCGCAGACCGCCTCGCGCGCGTAGAACAGGTAACTAGTAGTAACCAGAAGGACCTTCTACCAGCGCTCTTCATCGGAGATGAAGCTACGAGCGAAGCGAGTCCAGAGGAGCTGAGCGAAGCGAAGCGGAGGCTGGAAGCCTCTGCTTGTCGCTTGTCGCAGTTTTCGAGGGTAACCACAGGAGTACAGGTAAGAACCTGATAGAGCAACCGCTGACGCTCTGACGTACCGGTCAAGATGTTGCCAGGGCAGTGGAGGAGACTCTTCAGCCAGCGCTCTTGGAGAGGAACGACGCTCTGAGCGATACGTCAGAACGTCGGTAGTGGTAACTCACCTGTAGCCCGGCGACGATCACGCCATGAGTCCCACGCGCAGGTCAGCATGAGGATCGCCTTCGGCGCCTCTGCCATCGTCCTGGTGATCATCACGCTATGGATGGCCGCCGCAGCCGATCGCCGCAACCTCGACGACGAGTTCCCATGCGGGTGCGCCTGGCCCGACAATGTCGACGATGATGTGCCCGGGGGCGGCCAGATGATCTGCATGCACGGGTTCGCGTACATCTACCGGCCCTGGACTGACGCTCACGGGACCGTCCAGGACGGCTGGGAGTCAGCCGGCACCTTCCCATGGGCAGGGGAGAACACGTGAGCACGCTGGAAGATGCCGTCCGGGTGGCCGCGCAAGCCGTCTACGAGATCCACCTCGAGCACGCTCCCGCGGAGCGGAACGGCTGGGACGATCTGCCGGCCATCGATCAGCACTACTGGCTAGAGGCGGTGCTGCCCGCCGTGGCGGCCGCGGCGCCCGTGATAGCTGCGCAGACGCGCTATGAGGCTGATGGTCTCGCGCGATGGCTCGTTGCCCTCGACGATGACGATCCGACCTCGCCCGGCCGGCTCGAGCGCCAGACGGTCACCCTGCAGCAGATCACCGAACGTGCCCGCACGTTCCTGGCCTGATGTCCACCAAGGCGGCCTACCGACGGGACCAGCAGCGCAAGATCTACCGCGCCACCAACCCCGACTACACCTGGGCCGTCCCCGCGTCCAAAGTTCGCGAACTCATCGAGATCCAGGCAAAGCGGTACCAGCTCGGTTACAAGGCGCTCGCCCTGGCCGCCGGCATCGGCATCTCCCAGATGTGGCGCATCCGCACCGGGAAGACCGTGACCGCGTACCCATCCACTATGAAGAAGCTCAACGAGCTCCCGTATCTGGTCGTGATGACGCTCATTTGAAAGTACCCAGACCTGCTCACTGAAATTCCTCACCCGCGTGGCTCCGCCGAGTTGGGCGGGGCCTCCCTGAGGCTGGTGGTCATCGACCACGCACCAGCTCAAGGGGGCCCCTACCGCTCATGCTCACACGGGAGGACGACATCGACGTGCACGCGTTGCGCCGCCAGGGTTGGACGATCTCCGCGATCGCCCGTCACCTGGGAAGAGACCGTAAGACGATCCGCGGCTACCTCGCGGGTGCCCGGGTGGCTGGGGTCCGCGTCCGGACGCGCACCGATCCGTTCGAGGTGTTCGCGCCGTACTGCGCCCAGCGCCTGAGTGACGACCCGCACGTGTGGGCCAGCACCCTGTACGACGAGCTGACCGACCGCGGCTACGTGGGGTCGTATCCGACGATGACCCGCCAGCTGCGGACGCGGGCGTTGCGCCCGGCGTGTGAGCCGTGCCGGCCGGCGAAGGGCCGCCCGATCGCGGTGATCGAGCACCCGCCTGGGGAGGAAACACAGTGGGACTGGGTCGAGCTGCCCGACCCGCCCGCGTCGTGGGGGTGGGGCAGCCACGCGCACCTGCTCGTCGGCGCGCTGTCCCACTCCGGGTGCTGGCGGGGTCTGCTGTGCGAGTCCGAGGACCAGCCCCACCTGATCGACGGGCTGGACCGGATCTCCCGCGCGTTGGGCGGGTTGACGCGGGACTGGCGCTTCGACCGGATGGCGACCGTGATCAGCCCCGGCTCGGGGAGGGTCAGCGCATCGTTCGCCGGCGTCGCCAAGCACTACGGAGTCGTCGTACGGCCCTGCCCTCCGCGCCGTGGGAACCGTAAGGGCGTCGTGGAGAAGGCCAACCACGTCGCGGCGCAACGCTTCTGGCGGACCCTGCCCGACGAGATGAGCGTGGAGGAGGCCCAGCTCAAGCTGGACACCTGGTGCGCACGCCGCGGGGACGCCCGGACCCGGCCCACCGAGACCGGGAAGATGACCGTCGCCGCCCTGGCCGCCGGCGAGCCGTTGGGCCCGGTCCCGCCGGCGTTCCCCGCGACGCTGACCACCGAGCGGACCGTCTCGGCGCAGGCCCTGGTCTCGTTCCGCGGGAACCGGTACTCCGTCCCACCCGAGCTCGCCGCCGCGAGGGTGAGCGTCGTCCTGCGCCTCGGCGCGGACACCATCGACATCGCCACGACGCCCGGACCGGCCGTCGGGGCGCGGGGCGGGATCGTCATCGCCCGCCACCACCTGGCCCCGACCGGAGCCGGGGCCATGATCCGCGACCACGGCCACGTCGTGGCCCTGGAACACGCCGCGATGGCGGCGGCCACCTCCGCGAGCCCGCACCGCGGCAAGGTCCGACGCCCACCCACCCAGGCCGCCCTGGCCGTAGCACCGGCCCTGCTGGCGGGGGCTGCCGCGGACGGCGCGGCGACCCCTACCAGCGCCCAGGCTGGGCAGGGAAAGGTCGTTGACCTGGCCCGATACGCCGCCGCCGCGGCCGGGCGCAACACCCTGGCAACGGAAGCGAACACCCGTCCCGACCCGACGACACGCAAGGAGACCCCGACCTCATGACGACCACGAGAACTGCCTCACCCGCGGCTGAGCCTGGCGCTCCGTCCACGACCGCGCAGGCCAGCCTCTACCAGCAGCTCCGCGGCCACCTCGCCGTGCTGAGGCTCCACGACGCCGCGGAGCACCTGCCCGAGGTCCTGGACGCCGCGATCGCCGAGGGACTGTCGATGACCGCGGCCCTCGAGCGGCTCCTCGGCGTCGAGGTCGACGCCACCGAGGCCCGCCGCCTGGCCGGACGGCTGCGCTTCGCGTGCCTGCCGACCCCCGCGACTCTCGCCGAGTTCGACTACGACGCCGCGCCCGGCGTGGACCGCGCGCTCATCGACGAGCTCGCGACCTGCGGCTACCTCGAGTCCGCGACCAACATCTTGCTGATCGGTCCCCCGGGTACGGGCAAAACTCACCTCGCCATCGGGCTGGTCCGCGCTGCGACGGAGGCCGGCTACCGCACGTACTTCACCACCGCGGCCGACCTCGCGGCCCGCTGCCACCGCGCCGCCATCGAGGGACGCTGGGCCACGACCATGCGGTTCTACGCCGGCCCCACACTCCTCGCCATCGACGAACTGGGTTACCTCGCGCTCCCTGCCGAGGCCGCGGCCGCCATCTTCCAGGTCGTCTCCCAGCGCTACCTGAAGACGAGCATCGTCTTGACAAGCAACCGCGGCGTCGGGGCGTGGGGTGAAATCCTCGGCGACACCACCGTCGCAGCAGCAATGCTCGACCGTCTTCTCCACCGATCCGTCGTCCTCAACCTCGACGGAGATTCCTACCGGCTCCGCGCCCACCAAGCCCGCAACGAAACTCTCCGGAAAACCACCACCGGGACCCGAAAGCCGCTATCCTGACAACGCCGCAAGGTGGGGAATTTCGATGAGCAAGACTGGGGAATTTCGATAAGCGGCATCAGTCGAGCCCTACTACGCCCCGAAGGCCGCCACCGTCCTACGGCTACGTGCGCTGAGTGCGATGGGGTGGAGCACCGCGGACATCAAGGTGCTCAACGGCACTGAGACGAACCTCTACCGGGACGCCCTGGTGACGATGGCTACCGCTCGGCGCACCGTCGCACTCGTCCGGACCTACGGCTCAGTGCAGGGCCCCTCCATCCATGCTCAGCGGGTCGCCCGAGGCAAGGGGTGGCTGACGGCTGGCCAGTACGACGTGGACCTCTTCTACGATCCGCGCTGGGACGGCCAAGGAGGCCTTCTGAGTCAAGCGCGAACCGCAAAAGGTGACTTGGAAGACCTAACGTTTCTGGCTCACTCCGGACTCGATGCCGACGCCATCGCGGAGCGGCTGGGCAAGTCCAAGGAGTGGGTCCGCGTGCACCTGCGTCACGGGTAGACGTCTGGACCGGGGTCGACCGCGGCCGGGACAACTGGGAACGCGGCTGAGTCGTAGTAGTTCAGCATGAACGACTGGTTCCCGACGATGGCGATGTTGGACGGCAGGACGATCGCCCACATTCCCACCTTCAACTCCCGCCACTGCCCGGTGACAAGGTCACGGATGAGCGCAGGCCGGGCACCTGCCGCCGCCACGCAGTTCGCCACGCCAAGCAGATTCGCCACCGCCACGTCCATCGACGGGCCGGTGTACCGGTAGGCGATGACCGGGTCGGTCCTGAGTCGGAACTCGTGAGCAACCATCTGTGTCTCCTGATGCTAGTAGTGGACGAACTCCATCTGGATGAAACAGTCGTACCCCGGCGATCCGTTCTGGCCGATGATCCAGATCGGGCCGCCAGCGTCGTGGTAGGTGACGACCTTGAGCAGCGCACCAGCAGTCAGCGGAGACAATCGCTGGTCCCGGCACGTCTTGATGGCAGGCCCAGGTGAGGTGGCGAAGCAGTCCAGGATTCGCCCGACCCCAGCGAGTTCGAGCCACGCTTCACGGAACGACCCGCCTGTGTTCGTGTCGTACGAGACCCGCAGGCTGAGCCGGTACCACCCGGTGACCGGGACGGTGAAGACGCCGGTCGGTCCGTCGTACGCGAAGCCGCCGTTGAGCGTCGCCGCCCAGCCCAGGGTGGCTGCCGTCCCGGAGTCCACGGGGGCGCTCGCCGGATACGCCCCGTACGCGTAGGGCTGGTCGATCGGCTGGAACTCGACCCACGGCTGCCACAAGTCGGTGGGCAGGTCCCAGTACCGGACGAACTCGCGCACCCCGGTGACAGCGGTCGTGAAACGCTGCGTCTTGATCCCCGCCCCCGCGACGACCTCCAGCGTTCCCGGGGTCTGCATCGGGTAGCCCCGCGCGGGAGTGGCGTAGGAACCGTTGTCCTGGTAGAACACGCCCGTCGTGTTGAGCGTGTCCAGGCTAGTGGTCGAGAGTAACGTCGCATTGTGGAAGGCGGCGATCCGCGCATCAGCGGCAGTCGAGAAGTCCGAGACTGTCGCCGCGAGTTGCGTACCGGTGTGATTCGCCCTGGCCTTGACGGCAACGAGATCGGGGACTAGGCCCGTAATCTCAGCTTCGGCATGAACATGCGTTCCCAAAGCCGTTTCAGCGACGAGATCTACCCACTGAACGCCATCCCACTCGCGAAGAACTCCAGACATCAGTATCCCCTAGACCCATTCAAGCGGGATGCGGTAGAACTCCTGGCCACCTGCGCGCATCAGGTAGACCCACTCGACTCCGTCAGGAGTCTTCACGAAGCGCGCACGCTTGCCGTCATAGGCACCCGGTGACGCGTACGGGAGGACCCCGGCAGGCTCCAGAATCCCCGTGGTGAGGTCAAAGTTGTAGCAGCGGCCCTGACCTTCCTTCTGCACGAAGAGCTTGCGCTCGCCGTGCAACATGCAGGCATTGGCCCCGGTTGTGAATGTCTCGGAACCAGCGAACGTCGGCAGCGTCGTCCACGCCTTGGTGCCGATGTTGAACATGTAGATGGTGGCCGTGGCTGCCCCGCGCAGCGCGATGATGTACCCAGGCGCATAGACCCCGGCGAAGAACGTGTTCGATCCTGGCCCGATCACCGCCGGAGCTGCTCCCAGGTTCGCCGAGAAGGCAGAACCTGTGGTTTGGGCCACATCGATTCGGTACAGGGCAGAGTTGCCGTTGCCCGGCTGGTAGTAGAGGAAGTCGTTGGAGGGGACGATCTTGTAGACGCTGGTGGCATCAGGCGGGGTGGCGAAGTTGCCGGTCCTGGCGTTTCCAGTGACCGCCGCAGCCAGCGTGAGGATGGTCGCCGTGTTGGAAGCGATCCGCCGACGCTGACCGATTCCCGTACCGGCGGTGATCAGGACATCGTGATCGGTGTACTGGTTGACGATCCAGGAGTAGTTCGTGTCCGTCACGGTCGTGGCGGAGCCCGCCGTAGCCGTCGAGGCGACAAGCTCGATGACGAAGGTGTCCGTAGACACCAGGGCGCCACCGAGGACCGGGCTGATCACGACAGTGGTCTTGTTGGTGACCGAGGTGATCGTGCGCCGCGCGCCGTTCTGTGCGCCGCTTGTGACCCGTAGCTGAAGGCCGATCATGCCGACGCCGTACGAGCCTGTCGCGGCCGTCGCGACCACTGTGGACGTGGTGTTTCCGGCGACCTCTGCGATGCCGTCGTCGATCACAGCGGGGAGGTCAAGATCGGTCGTCATCGTCAGGGAGGCGCCGTAGTCGGCGACGACAGGGAGCACGGTGGCGATCGTGGTCAGCGCCCATGCCGCGCAGGCCGTGTTGGCGACGGTGACCGAGGTGACGTTCAGGTTGAAGATCTGCCAGGACGTCAGCCCCCCGCCGTTGATGATGTGCAGCACGTTGCGCAGCTCGTCAAACTCGATGTCCATGCCACGGTTTCCCGAGGTGATCACCGCCATGTACTGCCAGCCATTGGTCCAGGTGTCGTACCGGTACAGGTTCGATGTGCTCACCGTGGTGGCGGTCGACCCGAACTGGACGACCCAGTAGATGTACCGGACGCCGTCGTAGCACGACGCTGTGCCGTGGTAGGAGACGCCGCCGGGAAAGAATGACAGCCACTGCCAGGAGGGCAGGTCGACGCCTGGCTTGAAGTGGTATGCGACCGGCATCAGGAGATCACCCATCTGGTAGCGCGGACTTGATTGAAGGTCTGCATCGACTGCTCGGATTGCTGCCAGCGCTCGTCGACCATGAAGATCGCGTTCGGGTCACCCCAGACACGGGAGATCCCACCGGCATTCTGTGACGCCGATGACTGAGCCGCGTAGACGATCGCCTGCTGAGCGTTCTCTATGTTGACGCGCATGGCGTCGGTGATCGTACGGGCGTACTGGAGATCACGGGGCTGCTCCATGATGGCCTGGCGTTCCTGGCGTTGGCCCATCGCTGTAAGAACCGCCTCCACGGCCCCGGTCATGGACTCGGTGAGCAGGTTCGCGAACGCATTGCGTAGTGCCATCAGAGACCATCCTCAATCCAGAACGTGACGTCGTGGCCGGTCGGACCAACCTGTGTCTGCACCCACATCCCAGGGGTGACCATGGCGGGATTGTTAGGCGTGACCGCGAAGTTGAAGTTCGCGGTCACGGGTCCCGCATCAACTGCGACCCACAGGTCGCCCGCCTTTGGCGCGGCCGGAGGTGCGCTTGAGACAGCTACGGGCGGATGGCGAGCCTCTGGGCCCGTGTCACCCAGCGAATACAGATGCCCGTCGGCTTTCGCGTACAGGGCCAGCGCCCCGACTGGCGCGCTCGGCGTAGCCTGCTCCGCCACAATGACCGGCGCTGCGAACGTCTTCGTGCCAGTCAGGATCTCGTTGCCCGCCAGATGAACCTGAAGGACATCCGCAGCGTCGACATAGCCCTTGGTGGCAGCATCATCAGCCCCTGCCGGACTGACTCCCAGGAGGCGCTTCATTAGGCCTGCACGACGACGCGAAGAGACGCAGCGCCAGGAGCAACGGCGAAGCCCAGCGTCAACACGTTGATCGAGGTAGACACCGCGTCGCACTCCACGAAGCTGTCATCCGCGACCATCCGGACCGAGTACGTGATGTCCTTGGTGCCAAGGCTGTGAGTGACCGCGATGGAGGTTGAACCGCCTACGGTCGCCGCAAACTTGCTGACGACGACCGCCGAGTTGATCGAGACCGAGTCGGGGGCCACCAAGATCCCGTTACCGGCAACCACGTTGAAGGTGGTGGCCGTCTGGGTCATGCCATCGCCAGCGGTCCAGGCGCCCGCGCCGGAGAACTGAGTGAAGGTGAGCGCGGTGGTGTCCAGCGTGATCGGCGCGTTGGTGATCAGCGTCCAGCCCGAGTCGGACTGGGTACCCTCCTCGGTGAAGACGAAGGCACCAGGAGAAGCGAGCGCCGAGGTGTTGAAGTCGATCGCACGCGTCCATGCACCGGCCGCGACGACGTAGATGCCGTTCTGGGTGCCGATGGTCTGGTTCTTGACCAGGACGCGATCTCCCGCGATCACGGCGACCGTGTCCACCGTCTGCGGGGCGGAGAGCGTGACGTTGGCGGTCGTGGCGACCCGGACGGACGGCTTGACATCGAGGCCGACCGAGGTCGCATCGACGTAGGCCTTCGTGGCCGAGTCCTGGGGCTGAGTCGGGTCAGCCATCCCCGTCATCTTCTGACCGTTCATGGCCACGGCGAGCGTCGGGACGGCGAGCTGGTCGAGGCGGTTCGTTCGGACGGCCGTCGTGAAGTCGGAGATGGTCGCGGCGACCTGGGTACCGGTGTGGTTGGCGCGGTTGAGCAGCGTGGCGTCCGTCGAGTTGGCAGTGGCCCCAGTGGCCACCCCCGCCAGCTTCGTGTCCATGATCGCCGTGAAGACGTGGTTCGTGACACCGTTGATCACGGTGTCCGCGCTCTGTGTGCCGGTGTGGTTCGCGCGGGCCATTGCAGCCGTGTCAGCAGCGGCCTGAGCGGTGCTGACGGGCTTGGCGACGTCACTGGTGTTGTCGACGCTGCCGAGGCCCACCATGGCCTTGGTGACGCCGTTGACGGTACCGGTGAACGTCGGGTTGGCGAGCGGCGCCAGCAGGTTCATCGCCGTCTGCGCAGCCGTGGAAATCGGCTTGCCCACGTCCGTGGTGTTGTCGACGCTGCCGAGGCCCACCATGGCCTTGGTGATTCCAGCAACCACACCGGTGAACGTCGGGCTCGCCAGCGGGGCAAGCAGGTTCAGCGCGGTCTGCTGGGCGGTGGAGATGGGCTTGGCCGTGTCAGCGGTGTTGTCGACGTTCGCCAGGCCGACGTCCGCCTTGACGCCAGCGGCGAAGACGGGAACAGCGGCTACGCCACCGCTCTTGAGGAGCCAACCCGCCGTACCAGGAGCGGTGGTCTGGACCGCTCCGGTAGCGGTCGTACCGGCAGTTAGCAGACCGAACGCCGTCGTGAGCGTGGCGACGCCGGTACCGCCGTGGGCGACGTCGACCAGCGGGATCTGAGCGAGCGGAACCTTCGTCGTGGCATCCAGGGTGGCGACACCGGAGACGGCGCCGAGGAGCGCCGAGTTGACCTTGAGACCAATGGCCGTCGCCTGCGCCGTCGAGACGGGCTTGTTGACGTCGGAGGTGTTGTCGACGTTGCCGAGACCGACATCCGAGGAGACACCGGTCTGCCAGGTGGGGAGTGCCGCGCCCGTCGACTTCAGGATCTGGCCGGACACGCCGTTGGTGAGGGTCTGGTGAGCGCCGGTGGCGGTCGTGCCAGCGGCGATCAGGCCGAACGGGGTGGTCGACGTTGCGCGCCCGGTACCGCCGCCGGGAACATCGGTGATGCCCGTGTGGGTCGTGCGGTCGCGGAGCTGGGCGTCCGTCGAGTTCGCCGTCGCGCCAACCGCGATACCAGCGAGCTTCGTGTCGTCGCCAGCCGTGAAGGCATGGTTGATCGTGCCATCCACGATCGTGTCGGCGCTCTGGGTGCCGGTGTGGTTCGCCCGAGCGAGCAGGAACGCATCCGTGCTGTTCGCCGTGGAACCGGTGGCGCAGGAGGCGAGCTTCGTGCGCTCAGCCGGAAGGAAGGCGAGGCGAGTCGCCGAGTCAGGAACGCTGTCGAGGTTCGCGATCACCGACGGGTAGGTCCACTGGGTGCCGTCGTGGATGCCGAGCTTCTTGGAGGTCGAGTTCCAGAAGATCTTCCCCTCGGTCCCAACCGGCTCAAAGCCAGTCCCCAAGTTCTGGAGTCGGACGTTGAGGATCTCCAGCCCAGTCAGGTCGATCGGGGTCAGAAACTGCTTGGCCATGTCGTACTCCTTAGCTCAGGTACGCAGTTCCGGAGAACGCGGATGAAAACGTGATATTGATCTGCCCTGGGCCGACGTACTGGATATCACCCTCAACGGTCCTACCAGCACTATCGACGACTGAGGCGGACGGCTGGAAGGGCAGACCGTGGATGATTACCCACTGCGCAGCGGGGACGCCCTGGGTGTGCACGAAGAACTCTGCGACACCTCCATCGGCGCCACGCAGGGACGCAAGCCACTGCGTCTGCGTCCCGTTGAAGCCGCTGGCGACCGCGATGGCGTAGGCGCTCTCGCCGATCGACCCCTGCGGGCCGGGGGTGACCGAAGGTGTTCCGTCGGTGCCGTTCCTGCCGTTGGCGCCATTGGCGCCGGGGTCACCCTTGAGCCCCGGACTCACCAGGACGACCCCCGGAGTGACGGGCGGCGTGACAACAACTATCGGTGTACGAGCCATTTCTAGACGACCATCCTTTTCCTAGAAGTTCCAGATCTGTTTGTGGTCGCTATGTGCTAGCCGGGTCAGGGGCTGCGGTCACAATGAGGGTCCCGTCGTTGGCGACAGCGATTCGGTATCGAGTGCCATCCAGGCTCTTGAGGAGAACGCCGCCCCCGATGGTGGTCAACTCCACGTCACCGGCGGTGCCACGTAGTCCCGGGGTTCCTGCTTCTCCTGGGAACCCTCGCTCGCCCGGATCACCCTTGGGGCCCTGGTTCTTCAGGACGACACCCGGGATCACGGCCGGAGTCACGACGACAAGAGTGTTGTCCTCTTTGTCGAGGATCGTGATCGTGCTCATTGCGCTCGGGTGATGTTCGGGTTGATCGTGATCTGCCCCTCAACCACCCGTTTCACGTCCCCCGACAACACGGTGACCTCAAGGTCGTACACAGCATTCGTGCGCGGCCGAGCCGAGCCTTCCTTCACCCCAAGCAGGTCAGTCTGGGTAGCAGTGAGGACCAGGTCGATCTGGCCGGCGAGGCCGATGATCGTGATCCCATGGTTCTCGGTCGTGATCTCGACCAGCACGGGGGAGCCGTACTTCTCGCGGATCTGCATGCGGGCGACAGCGCCCGTCAGGTTGATCGGAACCGGAGTGGTCACGGGAGCGTCAGCGGGGGTCGCGTAGATCATCGACAGACGAAACGTCTCGCCTTGGTCAATTGTGAGCGGGTAGACAGCGGCCATACCCAGAAAGATCGACCCCCCCGACCCGCTCAGGTCAGGGGGAGTCGCGTACACAAACTCAGACCGCGGACGAACCTGCGAGCACCACGGGCGCCGCTACCACCTCGGGAACCGCCTGGTAAGCCGGCACCTTGCTCGAGCCCGTCAGATACTTCCCGAAGGCCGGCCAACGGTGCTGGATGAACTGGGTGAGCCAATACCACCCAGAGATCACGAGTGCGGTCACACCCGCGGCCGTAGCCGTCTTCCAGTCCGCCGACACGTTGTCGAGGATGGCGCCCACTCCTGGGAAGTGAGCCAACCCGAGAGCGATGGCCGACCCGACCCATACGGGCAGCCAGGTGCGGATGAGGGCGATCGCCTTGTCGCTGAGGTCCATGAGGTCACCTCTCAGAACGTGCCGGCGTTGAGCCGGACCTGAAGGGCGCTCGTGGTGATCGGACCCCACGAGCCGTCCTGGCTGACACCCAGGTGACCCTGCAGGGCCTTGGTCGAGATGGGGCCGAAGATTCCGTCGATGACCCTGACTCCGAGACGACGCTGCAACGCGGCCTTGGTGATCGGCCCGAAGGACCCGTCAACGCCCACCCCGAGCACCCTCTGCAGGGCTTCACATGTGGCAGGACCGAAGGCCCCGTCCACCACAAGGCCCTGTGCGACGGGGGCCGCCACAGGAACCGGAGCCACAGGGGACGCACCGGCATACGCCGGACGACCGAAGCCCACGATGTACGCGAGGCGCCGCTTGCGGGCCACGAGGCCGCCGTTGACCTGGGAGGCGGAGAACGTCCCACCAGTGTTGCCCTCAATGGTGTTCAGCGAGCCATCGCTATTCACGGACTCGACGAGGCCAACGTGACCGATCCCCGAGCCGGAGAAGTTGTAGTAGACGACGTCACCGCGAACTGCGCCAGCCGGTCCGCCGTGCCACTGACCCCGAGCCTGGAACCATGCAGCTCCCGCCGG